CACGCGGATCATATTTCTCTGTTCTTGTTCTCTTCAGAGATAGGACGTGTTCTTGATTTATAATAAAAGGCGCACCCTTTGTTGGAATTATTTTAACCATTCTATCTTGACCACGAAAAAGTTTTAGAACTTTTCTTTCTTTTGAGTCTGGACCCATTAAAATATCACCAACAACAATATCCTCTACAGATTTTGTTGAACCATCAAACATCAAAATCTTAGTGCCCTTGGAATGACAGCCCGTTGGAGACTTTATGATTCCGCCACCATGCTTCCAGGCTTTTTTAACAATAGCTGCCTGGTAGTCTCTAACCTCAAATCCACTGTTTGGATCTAAGGTTAGGCTTTCACCATAAGTAAGAACATCCCTATTATCTTGAATCTGATAAGAGGCATCATTCTTCTTTAAGATTTTTTCAATGGCAGGCAACAAACCAATCGGGAAATAATGATTCTTGGTAAAAAGCCTTTGCCTACCATCCCAGTTACTTGCCTTATTCATAAACTGAAATCCTTGAACAGAATAGCTTAGCTGTTCATCGATCTCATCAATAATCTTTGGATCCCGAAGTCCGATTATTTTGCACTTAACATTTCCAACAATTATAGTTAGCATAATACACCATTCCAGTGTATTATACTAAACTATTATTAATTAAGCACCTGCAATTTTATAAAATCTGCTTCCTTTTTTCGGCTTAGAATCTAGCGTCTTCGCTTATCAATAATCGAAGTTCTAGCGGTAGTGCCTTGAAGTTTATTAAAGCCAGAATTCTTGTTTTTAATCTTTCTCTCAATCTCGTCTTTAACAGAGCTAACCTTATCTTCACCAAGGTCGAGAGTCATTGCATTAGCCCTTCCCTTTTCCTTGTCAGCAAGCACTGCAGCTTGTGCTTTACTTTCTTTCTTTAGATTTTCAATACGATCTTGTGGCAGACCCAATCCCGCAAACCAACTATAAATTTTAATGCTATCATTATCCATATCATCTATAGCATAGATACCCTGGAAGATGTTGGCACCATTAGTGGATTCTGAAATCATGGAAAAGCAATAATCAATATTGATGGCTGGAAGTTTGCTTAGTGCCTCCTGAGAACCTAAGATGATTACGCCACCAGTTCTTGTCTGTGTTAGATCAAAACCTTCTGCAAGCATATTGCTGCTTAGACTCTTCATTACAGATTCTGCTAGTGCTGTTTCTTCTAGATAATCCTCTACCTCTACCATGCCGTAAACTGAGCAATCACCACAAGAAATAATCTTTCCAAAGTCACTTGGGTCTAATGAAGTAAATTGTGATGGCTGTGAAGTTAGGGTATTAAAAATATTGATTGGTTCCACAATTGCGGAGTTGGCTGTAGACCAAAACTGGGCTTGACTTAAACCACCATAAATTTGCTCAATTCTAGCATTATCTACCACAACTAGTGATGATATTACATTTGTAGAAGTTAGTTTGGCTAATCTAGCTAGGGTTTCAATAGAATTTTTCTTGGACTGAGCATCTTCTGTGGCTTTAGGAAGAACATAAATAACGCCAATAGGCATACCTAGGCTAAATAGTAGTGGAACCATAGTATCAACAGAAGAAGAACCAGTTCCGCCACCACCTGAGATGGCTAGGTACATCATATCATTACCATCTGCGATGGCTTCAACAAACTCCGTTAGTTGTTCTGTACTTTGTTCAAAAATTTGTCTTCCTAAATCTAGATCCTTTCCAGTTCCGCCAAGACTTCCTTCCAGAAGCAGCTTTTGATTTGGGGCAACATTAATGTAAGCTAAGTCTTGAGCCGAGGTATTAACCACGCCTGCGTCATAGCCTAGCCTATGAAATTCTTCTGCAATTCTAGAGCCGGCCTGACCTACACCAATAACACCCATATTAATGCTAACTGTTCTTTTGGAAACTACTTCTGGCATAACATCACCTTCCACTTTGTTTTTTTCAGCAAGTTTAGCTTTAAGAGCTGCTAGTTTTTCTGGATCCACTTTCCTCTCCACTTTTTGTTCTGAAAATGCTGCTAAAAGTTTGTCGTTTTCTTCTGATATTTCTTCTGAAGATTTATTTTTAAATGCTGCATCATTTTCTTTAACTATTACTTTTTCTGACATAATGCTCCTCGTATACTTTTTTCATTTGTTCATAGATTGTTTCACTTGAAACCTTTGCAATAGGGACTAGGGAACCATCCCATTCGTAATTAGATACCTTACACAAGTATTTAGTATTAACTGAATTCATGGGGGGATAATCCGTGGTTATAATGTCGCAACCGCTAGCTGCCGCCTCGTAAAGACTTAAGCCCAAGCCTTCACGGCTAGAAGGTGCTACTACGCAATTAACCATTTTATAAATGGCAGCAATTTCATTTCTATCTAGTATTTGATTAGAAACTTTTATGTTATCTACTTTGTTATCAGGATAGTTGCCTGTAATAATTAAATTTACAGGATATTGGTCCTTTGACTCTTGTGAAAGCTTTAAAAAGGCCTGAACTACTGCTTGTGTATTTTTACTAGAGTAATTATTATTTAAAGAAGCTTGGTGGTAAAAGTAAAATTGATTGGGGTATCCTCGATTATTGCTATTAAAAAGATCTTCATCTACGTAATTCCAGTTTATCCGTTCTAAGTTTTTATATCCGGCACGATTAAATGTATGCCAAGTATATTCCGTCAAGCACCAAACTTTATCAAAGACATTATAACTCATTTTATTGAAATGATGTAGTGGTACCCATTCTAGCATAGGAACATCTACCACTTTAACCTTATTTCTTTTGGCTTCGTTAATCCACCCAAGATCTGTCATAGATGTTTCCAAAGAAACAATAAGATTGGTTTTTTGTTTCTCTACCGCATCTTGAACCACCTCATTTTTCTTTAATCCATCTCTTTTAAATTTAAAAAGGTGTGGTACTGGACCTTTTACCTCTGGATATTCTAGATAATATCTTCCCTGTTTTTTTTCAAAGATTGGCTTAGGGATTAGGGATACATTATGTCCTGCCGCCAATAATGTTTTATAGAGGCTTAGACCAAGGTATAATAATCCAGAATCATGACTGTAAGTTTTAATCAGGATATTCTCATAATCCTTTAGTTCTAGCATTTATTCTCTCCATAGAATCTTTTTTGATTTCTTCTATATTTGAAAGATGATTTTTTTGTATATCTTCCCGTTGCGTCAGCCTATTACTACCACGCACTATTCTGTAAAAATATAAGACTTTATGAATATATTTAATTGGATATAATTCAGATATATGTAGCCAAGTTGCATAATCTTCACCGATCCAATACTTTTCATTAAAGCCGCCAATTTCTTTTAAAACATCCCTTCTTACCGTGGTGGAACCTGATGCAACCAAATTAATCTTCATCAAAGATTGGTGATTAACTTTAATACTCATAGGATAAAATGGTTTCATTAATCTACCGTTGGCAAAAATTTGGTAATTGCCACAGGTCATGCCTATGTCCTTATTCTGTTTGAACTCTTCAACAGAATAAAAAATTTTATCCTGGTTCATAATGTCATCATCATCTAAGAAGCTTACTAGATCCCCACTCGTATTTTTGATGCCAAAATTTCTGGCAGCCGCTGGCCCAGAGTTTTGTTCTAGCCTAAGATAGTTAAGTTTTGGGTATTTCTTTTTGACAAAATCTATCTTATTTTCAGAAGCATCATCCACAATATTGATGGTGATATTTTTATAACTTTGTGCCAAGCAACTATCTATAGCTTCAAAGATATAAGCGTTTGGATTATGTGTTGGAATAACAATATCTACTTTCATTTAATTCTCTAGGTATTTCTTTATATAATTTTTTGCCGTATCTGTAAAGTTATTTTTAATAAAGTTAATTGCGCCATTCTTAAGTTGTGTATAAAGCAAATTATTTTCCATAATTTCAGTGATTGCTTCACAATAGGAACCTATATCACGATTTGTAATAATTCCGGTTTTATAATTCTCACCCAGCAGATAAATTTTAGGATGTGTAACAGATGGGAGGCCGCTACACCAGCTTTCGCATAATGCTAATCCCATAGTCTCACTTAAAGAAGTTGAAAAGTATAAGTGACAGTCTTTTGCTTTACTTACATGTTCTAAATAGTGATATGGTTGTGGATATCCAATAAATTCAAACTCATATCTTTTTAAAATTTTAGAAACTTCTAGTCCAAAGTTTATATCTTTTACTAAATGATAACTATTACCCTTCCATAAAATTCTTCCATTATCTCTGCCGGATGGTGCCCATAATTCTTGATCTGGTCCTACCATTAGAACATCGAACTTAGAAATATCTATATTATACTTCTTGGAAAGCAAAAACTTAAGTCTTTCGTTGACAACTAAAATTTTATCATATTTAGCATATTCAAGAAAGGTTCGCTCTTCGGAAGAGACGCCATCGATCACATTAGGACCAATAATTTTTTGGCCTTGAGCCATATTAATCAGCCTAATAAAATCATTATCTAGCCCACTCCATTGATGAACTATTTTAGATTTTTTTATACTGTTTGGTGCCTTTTCAGAACTTAGGGGGTTAACACTTTGATCCCAAGATTTTAACTTAGAAAAAACTTCGACAGTTACTCCTAATGCTCTTAAATCTTTTACAAAGTTAGATAGACAGATGCCGGGGCCATTTGCATAGCGCCCGGCATTACCATAATTAAAGGTAAGGAAAGTTACATCTGGCATGTGTCTAGAATGTTACACCTGTGTTTTTAATAATAAACTGGTCCAAGCTTTCTTTGTTTTTGAAGCCAGTCATATAATCTACTTGTTTTCCATTTCTAAAAGCAATTAGGTGTGGTACGCTAATAATATTATATTTTGCAGCAATCTCTGGGTAGTTTTGAATATTTAATTTGGCAATATGAATATCGCCTTCTGATTTTTGTGAAATAAAGTCTAAGTGGTTTGCAAGTGCCTTGCATGGCATACAGAATGTGGCCCAAAAATCTATAATAGAAACTTCTTTTGATTTAATAAAGTCTTCAATGGTTTCGGCAGTTAATTCTGTGATGTACATTCTCCCTCCTAATTTAGGGCGTAATTATCGATAGACATATCTTCTATGATCATACTCAAGATATCAGCCTTTTCTTCGGCAGATAACTTGTCAAAGTTGTCAAACATTTCTCTTGCCAATTTATTGGCAACTATAATTTTGACTTGCTCTTCAGTTTTTACATTTTCATAAGCTTTTAATACAGTTAAACAATCCTCAATCTCTTGTTTTGTCAGGAACATTATATTCTCCCGATTCTACCAAACCCTCTGAGTCTTCGGTTTCACTAACTAGGTCATCTACGGTATATCTTACCTTTTCTTTATTGGATGCCTGCTTATTATTTAAATCTTTAACAATTTTATCTTTAAACACTTTGGTTTCACCATCTTTAATAAAAGCCATCGTAACTCCTTAGTAGACTTTTGATACTATAACTATTTTTATTGAAATAACGTATAAAAATTGTATTACCAAGACTTTTGCAAAGGTTATTTTACGCAGTATGGTAGTCAAACAAATACATCTCTTTTAATAGATCTTTCCAATTATATTCCGGCTCCCATCCCAAAGCATTCTTAGCTAAGGATGGGTTACCTAGTAAGTAAGGTACATCTGATGGCCTCATATATCTGGGGTCTTGTTCGTAAACCTGATTGAAATCTAAATCGGCTAACTGACAGACATACTCCAGCATTTCCCTAATCGTTGCTCCATCACCTGTTGCAACAACAAAATCCCTTGGGTTCTCCTGTTGCAGCATTAAATACATTGCCCTAACAAAATCTTTGCTATGACCCTCATCCCTAAATGGCTCTAAGTTTCCCATTTTAAGTTTGTTTTTTAAGCCCAGTTTAATGGCAGCAACACCGTGTGTAATTTTTCTAGTTGCAAAATCAAGGCCTCTTCTAGGGCTGCTGTGATTATGCAGGATCCCATTACAAGCATAAAGCCCATATGATTCCCTGTAGTTTCTAACGGCCCAGTACGCTGCCAATTTGGCCACTGCATAAGGCGACCTAGGGTTAAGGCTGGAAGATTCACTATAACCTTCCTTGGGGCAGCTTAGACCACCAAACAACTCGCTAGTACTTGCTTGATAGTACCTGGTTGATGGTGAAACTTGCCTAATTGCATCAAGTTGTGTGATTACAGCAGTAGCATTAGTTGTAAAAGTTTTAACAGGATTTATAAATGATTGACCTACGTGTGATTCCGCTGCTAAGTTATAAAATTCATGTGGTCGATAATCATAAATAACTCTGTATATAAAGGTTGGATCGCAAATATCACCATAGATTAATTTAAAGTTTTTATCTTGAAGGCACTTTTTAATATTTGCTGATTCTTGATTGGTGCTACTCCTGCGTGTTACACCTATAACATTATAGCCTTTGGATAAAAGCAATTCAGCAAGATAAGAACCATCCTGACCACAAACACCGGTAATAATAACATTAAGCATTCTTAGTACGCTCCTTAAATCTTAGGACTTCATTTTTAAAATCTAAATATCTAAGCTTAGATAGCTCTTCCAAGCTATTGATATTAAACAAGATATAATCTTTGTCATCCTGGGTGAAGTCTTCAGAAGATAGAAACCACTCTAATCCGTCTGGCTCTTTTAAATATCTAAGCCTTGAGGATATTATGGAAAACTTTATCATATCCCGTCTTTCTGTGGGAGATTTTTCTTTTAATTCTGGGAGACTAGATTTTTTAACTATATGCATGGAACAACACCCTGGCAAACTTACCATACCGGGTGTTGTAAAATAGAACAATAGGTTAATCAGTATTTTTAATATACCAGTTAATAGTTTCTTTTAAGCCATCCTCAATATCAACTAGGGGTGTATATCCAAGTATTTCTTTTGCTTTAGATATATCAGCCTGTGAGCAGGGTACATCGCCTACTCTTTCTTCAAAATGTTTGGGTGGCAAAGCATTCATCATTTTTACTAGATCATTAATGCTAGTTTTTTTACCGCATCCTACATTGAAAACTTCACCGTTTAATGGTTTGCTATGGTTAGATGCTTTTACAATAAAATCAACAACGTTGTCTATATAAGTAAAGTCTCTGAAGAAACTTCCATCACCATAAATAATTGGGCTTTTGGAATCTTTTATTGACTGACAGAAGGCTGATATGACGGATGCGTAAGGTGAATCGCCATATTGATTTGGACCAAATATATTGAAAAATCTCATGCTTACAGTGTCTAAACCATAAAAGTAAGAATACATTTTACAATATTCTTCTCCAATCATTTTTTGTAAGGCATAAGGACTCTTGGGCGCTAAGGTTATACTTTCTGGTGTTGGCAGTATTTTTGATCCGCCATAAACTGAGCTGGAAGATGCAAAAATAACTTTTTTTATATAATACTTTCTTGCAAGATCTAGGATTTTGAGCGTTCCCGTAACGTTTGTATCATTAGTTTCTAGTGGATTCTCTACAGAATACGATACTCTTGGGATTGCTGCCAAATGTATAATTTGCTCTATATTTGAATGATTCTTAAAAATTTCATTCATCTTATTATCATCTAAGATGTTTGCATTATAAAATAAAAAATTATTTTTAATATTATCTATATTTGATTCCCGACCACTTCTAAGATTGTCAACACCAACAACATTCCAGCCAATACCTGCTAGATGTTTTGATAGATTGCTTCCTATAAATCCTGCCGCACCAGTAATCAAAACAGTTTTCATAAATATTTTTCCTTTTAATTAATCTTTTCTCATTTTATTTCTTTCAGAAATACAAGAATCTATGATAGAGTTTGGTGTACCCATTCTTTTCATGAAATGGTTTAAGGCATTAGTATCTTTTGGAAAGCAAGCTCCACCATAACTCAACTGCCCATCTAAGCCTATTGTTGTATGCATAGGATTTATCCATCCATTTTTAAGCATCATAGACTTTACAGTAGGATAATCTGCACCAATTCTCTGGCAAAGTAAATAAAATTCATTAAATACTTGTACTTTAATTGCATAAAAATTATTACAGAATAATTTCATTGCCTCTGATTCTTCTGAATTACATATTGATATTTCTGCTTCGGGATATAAATCTTTATATAATTCTGATAAAATATCTGTACTTTGATACTGAGTACTAATCCCCTTTGAATCTTGTGTGGCCACAAGTCTATGGTGTCCAATTACAATATGCTTTTGACTATCAAAATCTTCAAATGCAGTTCTGGCGGTTAAAAATTCCGGATTGTGACAAATATTTAAGTGGTAACTTTCTGAAAGTAATTTTGTGGTTCCTGGCTCAACTGTGCTTTTTATAACTACTAAGCCCTGATACCTTCTGTAAGGGTCTCTGGAGTTGGATAAGAAGCTTAAGTTTTCTTGTAATGCGGATATATTAAAACCATGGCCTTCCACGTATGGTGTTGGTAAGCATAAGAATACAACATCAGTATTTAAAATGGATTCAATATTCCCAATACCTTTAAATTTGTCATATACTAAAACTTTTTGACCTTTTAATTCAAAACTTTTTTTAAGTGCGCCGCCGACAAAACCTGCCCCTATTAGACCAACCTTCATTAAGCACCTCTAATAATTTCTCGTAATATTTATTACATAAAATTAATTATACTATAAACATATTATATCTTATTATTTTAAACTTAGCCTTAACTTTGTTTTTTTATTTTATTAAAAATTTCAAAGTACTCTTTCCATATAGTACTCCAACAGTGATTTTTGTGTATAGTTTCTTGTATGTTATTTGATGTAATATTTAACAATTCTTTGTTTTTATATATTTCTAATATTTTTTTATTTAAGCTATCTGATGTTCTATCAATTTTGAATCCATTAAAATTATCTACTAGTATTTCACCAAATGCTGATCTTTCACAAGATGATATCGTAGTAACACCACAGGCTCCCCCTTCAAATGGGGGAAGCGGCCCCCCTTCATCTGTACTCATACATATTATTAAGTCTAATTTGTTATAAAAATCCGGCATTTCATTAGGCTTAACCCTATCTTCTTTATCATAAGATGCTACGTAAAAATTAACATACTTATCCAGGTTTTGAACGGCTTGTTTTATCAGGGCATATCCCTTGGAATCATTTGGCCTATTTTTATTTCCAATAAAACCTATATTTAACTTATTTGCGTTGGTTTTATTTTTATTTTTACAAAAAAAATTAGTATCTACGGCTACTGGTATATGCTTAATTATATTAAACTTATCACTAATTTCTAATTTCGCCTTTTTCTCTATTTGCTTGTTCATACATATAAAATATCCAAAATTTTTTGTGTTTATTTCAGACTGCTTTTTGTAATCACCAAAAGATGAAAATCTAACGGCAGTATTTTCACTGCTATATGTTATGTTTTTTGCTTGACGTGGATAAAGAAGTACAGAGTCATAAGAATTTCTTATTTCTGAAGATAATTTTTCATAAAAAAATGGATAAGAGTATGTATCTACAATGCATTTTGTATTTTTATTTATATATTTTTTTAAACCAACCGCCTCAGAATAGTAAGCCCAACCAATCACATCATATAATATGGCAACCTTCATGATTATCCAGCCCTTATTTTATTTTTAATAATTGTACTTTTTTGTATTAAATCATTTACTATATCATTTATTTTTTTATCTGAAATTATTTTTTTATCATTTATTTTCATGCTTATTTTTTCATAATCTATATCTTTTATATCCAATGGATTTTCATCATTAATTGATTTTGCAAACCCATCTATTTTATAATCTTTTGATATTGCCAGAACTTTTTTACCTAGGGCTGTTGCTATTATATAACCATGTAACCTTGTAGATACTACAAGGCTTGCTTTGTTATATTCATCTATTGTTGATTCAACTTGTGAAGAATCTCTTGCTATATTATTAACCTGAGAATATTTTAAATTATTCACTTCAGAATATTTTTTTAATATTTCAATTATCTTTAAGTCATTACTTTTTCCAACTAATGACTCATGACTAACATACAAAAGTTTTTTTTCTACATTTTCTTGTTTTTTATAATTTTTAAATATATGATATATGCTTGGACAAAAGGTTTCTTTTACCTTATCATTATGAAATGGTAGAGGTGCTCTAAAGTATGTAGCCTCTGAACTATTAATTATATTTTCAACAAGGCTTTGTTTTAAAACAGTATTTTTATCAACATTTTTGTGTTGGCACACACCTACACCAAATATATATAATTTAAAATTATTCATTTTTTTATATTTTAATATTTCTAACCAATATTTTTCAAAATAATCTTTTAATAAACCACCACCACCTATTATAATTGAGTCGTTTGAGTTAATATTTTTTAATTCTAAGTCTAGTGCCTTATTTCTTTCTAAAAATAATTCTTTACCTGATATATTAATAAGTTCTTTAATGCCAAGCATAGATATGTAATCACCAATATTTATATTGTTTGCACAGCAATAATATATCATTTTTTACCCCATCTGTATATACTTCCATTTTTATATAAAAGATTAAAATCTGGATGAGACCAATTTTCTATATATTTTTTTCCAGAATCATATATCTCACCAACATTTACTCCTAAAAGAAATCCTTCTTTTGATATTCTGGAAAATTCATTCAATACATTCGGCCAAATGCTAATAGGCTTAAAGAATGTTATTGCACCATAACAAATTAAAAAGTCAAATTGTTTATTTTTAAAAGGATAAGGCAAAATAGAACCATCATGAACTGTGCATTTTAAATTTTGAGATTCTATCATTGGTCTATATATCCAATCACCATCCTTAAAACCTGGTGAATAATCCATTCCTACAGCAGCATGACCATAGAAATTTAATACTTCCAAAGTGGCTCCATTACCACATGCTACGTCTAGAATCTTTTTTTTATTCTCTGAAAATAAAACATCTGGTATGTGGTGTTCTAATCTAGCTATATTTATTTTTAAAGTCCTATCCCTACCTAAAAACTTATGTTCTTTAGAACCCTTAAACTTATCTTTAATGCTTCTATCCTTCCACTCTCCAAATAGCTTGCTGGTGTCTTTTTCCATATTAAATACTCCTACCTTATATTTATTTAATTCTCATATTTTTAAGCATATCTTGAGCTCTAAGATTCCAAGAATTATTTTTAATTGTAATTTTTGATATATTTTCTTTGTCAAATTGTCTTTTTGAAATAACCTTGATTGCATCAGTATATTCCCTTATATTGCATATATTTTCAACTATAATTCCGGCATTAGCTTTTTTTATTAAATCTGTATTACCAGTGCTAATTTCTGTAATGACGGGAAGTCCTACTGTTAAATATTCTAAAAGTTTAGCATTGCCTGCCGAACTTTTATTTTTAGACCATGATGGTGATAAATCTATTCCCAAGTCTGAATTAATTAAATAGTTCCAATGCTCACCCCATGATACTGGCTTATGAACTGTAATATTTTTTGATTTTGAAAAATATTTTTTTAACCACTGAAGATTATCAGAAACCTCTGGCCCAAATTTATTTTTTCCATTTAGATTTAATTTATCCAGCATTTCGGGCGGCTTTGCAAAACTACCTGGTAATATATTTAAATGATACTCTTCTGAAAAATTATTCATTACATCAATTAAAAAAGGCATTTTAGATGGAGAATGCATCATTCTGCCCATATAAATTAAGTTATGCTTTCTTTTTAAGAATGGCGCATCTTTTAAATTATCTTTTACATATTCTGTGCCCATTTCTGAATAAAAAACCTTTTGCTGTGGATCACCATTAACTTTTTTCATAGAATTCATAAAACCTATTTCTTGACAAAAAAAGAAGTCAGCTGCTTTATATATATAATCAAAAGAAAACTTTGATTTACTAATCCAATTATGTGTCGCGTGTTTAATTACCAGCAAAGTCTTTGTTTTTATACCTGCTGCTTTCTTATCCATTAGATTCTTAAGCGGCTTTATCGAATCAATAACTTTTTCTATTGCTAGGTCTAGTCCTAATATTATTATATCAAAACTTTCTAATAATTCAAAATCTATTTTGGAATAAGGCATCATCTGTATATTATGTATTTTATCTAGTTGCAATCTTGAAACATAAAAAACTTCATGGCCTAAATTAGAAAATCCTTTTGCCAATCCAAAAGATTTATATATACTATAATGTATTTTGAATTCATTTTCAAAAGGTGAGGCTGTATTTCCTGCAATTAATATTTTCATTTTTTTACACAATAATAGATTGACTGTTGTGGTGGTAAAACCAAATCTTTCTTAAGAACTTCTATTTTATAATCATTTATAAATAATTTTTCAAATGAATCAAAACTTTTATTTAGACATGAAAAAATGAAATGATTGAAATTTTTTTGTATATATAAGTTGAAACTTTTTTTATCATCTATGTATTCTAATAGTCCAAGAAAAAGTCCTAACCCTGGATCTTCAATATTAGGCCTATCTATATTTAAATCAACTAAAATTGTTAAATCTGTATGTTTAATACTATCAAACCCAAAATATTTTATATCTTTATTTATAAAGTTAACAATGTTTGAGTCACCACAACCAAAATCATATAGATATTCTGGATTTACTTCGTTTATTTTTTTTGCTGCCGTCATCATTCTTTCTGACCAATCTAAACCTTTGTTAGCTGGATAATCCTTAAGTAATTTGCAGCCTTTTTCCGCCCATCTATTTGCCATTAGACCTCCCTTCTAAATTATGCATCACATATATTTTCAAAAAATAATATAACTTCTTCAATTCTTTTTTCATAGGTCCAATTATTAATAATTTCTTTATATAGATTTTCCGAAATATCTTTTCTTAAACTTTTATCATCTTTAATTTGTATTATTTTTTTTGAAATATTAAAAATATTATCATCAACGATTAATCCATTGAATTTATCAACAACAATATCTCTAGACAAACCAACATGCGTAGTAATAACTGGAATAGCGCAGGCTCCAGACTCTAACATCATCATTGGACCACCTTCAGATTTGCTTAGGCAAATAACAGCATCCAGTTTATTATACCATTTATTTAGTTCTATTCTATCCAGGTCTTTTGCAGCCTTAAGGATAACCCCAGCCATCGTGGCAGATTTACTAACCAATTCAAAATTCTTTATAGGATTATTAAAGTTTCCAGACCATCCCAGCGTAAATTTTTTATTTTCTACTAAGATATTATTTCTTTTTATACAAAAAATTTCATTATTAATTGCTTGTGATACACGAAATATATTTGGATGTAATCCTTTAAAATTTTTAATAATAAAAGAATTACAACAAGCTAATGCTTTTGTACCTTCAAAATATTTTTTGTAGGTAGTTTGCGCACCTTCATTTACCCATTTTTCATTATTTATACACACACCAACTTTATCTAGAGGAAAATCTGTAGATAATAGCCTACCGTCCCAAATTGCTCTGTGATATAAGAAAACAATTCCATCATATTTAGAATGATCAAAGATATTTTTTTTTCCATTTTTAGATATAAAATTTTTTTTATATTCTAAAAAGCTTTCCATATTGCTATAAACATTTGCATTATTTACTTCTTCATTTTTTACACTACTATATTCTTTAAGATAAAGTATCTCTATATTATACTTTTTAAAGAGAAGTTTTTTCCAATTTTGAACGGCATCATCATATGCCCACCCCCTTACATCTACAATCAAAAGAATATTTTTCATTAGATAATCTCTTTCATCTTTTCAATAAGCGAATTTTTATTTAAAACATTAAAAGCAACCTTATTTTTTAACAAATAAGATATTTTATTTATCCATTCTTTTTTATCATAAACATCATCACATATAAACTCAGATGGGTATGATTCATACCACCCGCAATTTCTACTCATTAATATATTTGATCCACATAAAATTGCTTCTTTTATTGTGTTAGGTGAAGCATCATAATAGGAAGTGCATAAAATAACTTTTGTATTTTTCATTATCTCAAGAACTTCTCTCTGCGAAGATAGGTCCCTACATTCCATATTTTTAATACCATTAAAAATTGAAGAATTCTTACCAACCACAATTTTTTTGTTCATATCAAACTTTTTTTCTGACATAATATTTATTGCTAATTCAGAATTTTTAACCTTCCTAGAAAGGTTGGAGCAAATAAAGGCCAAATCCCATTTTCTATCTGTGAAATTTTCACCCAGACAAATATCGTTGTTAAATGCCAAAGAAGTGTCTATGGGGTTTGAAAACTTCTTATTTTCACCATAATTTTTAATTAATAATTTTTTACCTAACCAACTATTTGGAACCACCAAATCAGAAGCCCTGATACAAGCCTCTTCCTGCTTGAATCTAATGATATTAAAACCAGATAGATATTTTTGCGCAGAAATTCCATTTTCTGAAGCAGATGACATTTGAGGTGACCCAGTTACCAAATACACTATTTTTACATTAGGAAATAATTCTTTAGAAATAACAGGTGCTGCATAATTTTTTCCAAAAATGACATCTGGTAATCCGCCCAACTGCCTAGTTATTAGCCTATTTAAAATACTCTTCTTATCCTTACCTGGATCAAACTTCCAGACACCACCAATTTTATCAGGATCTACATTTACCCTGCTAGATTCAAAAAATACTCCTGCAACCATATGGCCAAAACTTCTAAGATATTTTATTAAGGCATAGCTGTTGGTTGCTGCACCGCCATAATAAGGATATTGTGTACTTGTTATAAGAATTCTAGCCATAACTAATACCTAAAAATGGTTGAAATCCTTTTGATCTAGTCTTCCAAGACCACTCTTTATATATATGTTCTTTAATAATTTTTCCATACTTAGATATCAAGGCAGGATTATTTTTATGAAATTGAATGGACTTTTTAAGTTCTTCCTTTTTAGATGCAGATGTAATTGCTCCACATTTTTTAATCTGAATTACATTCCCTACGTTGGTAGATATAATAGACCTTCCACAAGCACCTGCTTCCAAAATAGGGTTAGGCGTACCCTCTGATTCGCTAAAACAAATTAAGGTACCAATAGAATTATAAAAGTCTAACATCTGCTTAGCGTTTAAATTATCAGACTGAAAAGCAGTTTTAAGTTGATAATCTGGACCTAAGGTTTTGAAGATATCATTTATTATATCGAATCTTTTCACTGCCCTCTTGTGATTGCCTACCCAACCAAAAACACTGCTATATTTAGAAGGTTCCGTTGTACTGTAAAAATTTTCTGTGTTGACACCGAAAGGAGTATTGTAAACCTTCTTAGGATAAGCAGGCCTAAACTCACTAAACAACAAATTACTAGAGGTACTAATAGCATCGTAATTATTTAAAACACTAGATATGCTTAGCGGTCCATTACGACCAACATGGCTAGATATTGTTGTTACCAAACGATAGTTACGCCTAGCAGATATTTTTTCACGAATATAAGTATGGATAGGCCAATTCAAAGAATAAACTAGATCAAAATTATTAAAGTTTAAATCATTAACATCTCTAAAGTGCTTTATCAAAATATCATGTTTTGAGAAGTATTGTTTAAGATTAGCTGCCCTATTAGCCAACGCCCAGGTATAACTATCCACAATAAACAATGCTCTAGCCATTAAATCATTCCAAAGATCTGATTCCATTTTAAAAGATAATCTTTTATATGAAATTTTTCAATAGCAATTTGACGTGATGATAAGCTGTAATCTTTTTGCATATTTTCATTATTAATCAGCATTTTTAACCCAGTCAACAGCTCATCTTTATTATTTGATAGAATGGCAGTCTTACCATTTTTAAAGTACAAGTCTATATCAAAATTATTAGTTGATACCAATGGCATTCCGCACATCACTGCTTCGGCACGACTTCTAGGCATTGCAGATGATTGTGTTGGGTTAAAATAAACATTGTATTTATTATATATTCTTACAAGAGCTTCCAAACTTTCTGCCACATTATCATTTCTGTTGATGTCCGTATTTCCATGGCCCACCAAATCTATAAGCCCTAATTCATCGCTGATGCCTTTCCATAAATTATATCCCATAATTTGGGAACGCTTCTTGAAAACATTGGCAACAGTTAGGATACGATTATTTTTTTCTAAGTCTATCTTTTTAAATTCTTCAGGATCAAAACCATGAACAATATGATAGTGATTCATTTTAGGATAGCGATGCCTGTTAGAATTTAAAACCGACAAGCAGTTCCAAACTACATGCCTACATTCTCTTGGAAATGGAAATGCATTAGTGGTTTGTACTACTGCAATAGGTTTCGCACCACGCCTAATAACATTTGTATATTTTATAGGTAGAATCGGGGAACGAATTATCACCGCATCAAAATTAATCTTGCTAATTTCTTTTTCATAAATTAAATTAACATTACTATTTAATGGCCTGTGCATCCCATTCCAGTTTGGCTTACCACCATCAATACCCACTAGATAAAAATCATGACCAGTTTTAAAAAACTCATATTGATGACCTTGGTGACAATACCAGTCTAAAATCTTTAGTTTTTTCATTTGAAATCCGAAAGCTCTCTAGAGATAATTTTAGATACAGATTCAATATCAAAGCTTTTTCCAATCTCCCTAGCTTTTTCAGCTTTATGTCCATACTTATCATGATTCTCGTAAACATCTCTAAATAACTTCATAAGATGGTTAACATCTGGATAGGCCCAATTTTGATAAGAACCATAAAGCTGGCACCAATCCATATCCACCACTGGCCCAAGAGAATGATTTATAATGTGTGCAGACTGATCAGATAGCCATTCTGTAACACCACCATACCTTGTAACAATTATTTGCTTCTTGCTTAGCATTGCATCATGAATTGGCATTCCCCAACCTTCACCATGATGTGAGCTAACAAAGCAGTCACCTATATTATGGAGGGCTCTAATTTCTTCTGTTTTTATAATATCTCTCATCAAATAAATTGGAGGATAATATTTTTGATTAAGCTTTCTTTTTATCTCTAAAATATCTTGCTTAATTCCCTCATAATTGGAGCCTTTTATATTAAGTGGGTTTACTTTTAAAAGTAGAATAACCTTGTCACCCTCTTTGAAGGTCTTGTAATAAGCATTGAGTAAGGTTTTGTATCCCTTTCTATTCTGCCACTGAAAAATAGAATAAAATTTATAAACATCATTACTAACGGTATATCCGTCTGATAAGTTTGATGGGATTACAGCTCTTTTTTCTGTATAGAAATCTTCTGATGGCGTTGGAACGACTTTTATTTTTCCCCTAAAGCCAGCACGTTGGCAAGCCTCTTTGGTTAGATTACATGGTGCCCAAATTTCATTTAAATAACCTAAACTGCTAGCCCAAAACCTTGGTAATCTATCTGCTTCCCAATAAAAATAACCAATTTTATAACTTTTGGACTTGTGACGATTGTAAGGTGGGCAGTGTAAGTAAAAATCTACATTTGTTATAGAGTCATAGTTATTTAAAGAATCTAATAACCCAGAGGTTCCACTTCCATTTAAAACAAACTTAGTTCTAATTCCTGACATAGAAAATGCTTTAGTAAAATTAATTACTGCATTTCCATATCCAGTATGTGTATTGGCAGGACCAAAAAACCTAACTGGCATTTAGATATACTCACCCTTTAAAACAACAACATTTCTTTCCGCCTCTTGTTTTTTAAAGAAGCTCTGTACTTCAAAAACTGTATTAACAAATTTTTGGCTATTAACAACAGCATTATGATTATCACTTACAAATTGCATTGCTGCGCCAATCACTTCTAAATTACCTATATTTTCTTTGATAACATTAGATGCTGCTTCTACATCTGAATCAATCTTAAAACCAGTAACACCATCCTCTATTAGGGATGGAATCGATCCGACCATATTAGAAAAGACTGGGACACCGGAAGACATTGCTTCTATAATTGAAATGGGTGTCCCCTCCATATTGGAAGCCAAGACAAATCCATCAAAAATATTATAATATTCCTCTGGATTATTTACATGTCCTGCAAAAATAACATTTTTAATATTGTCGTTATTAACTGCCGAAATTAAATTATGTTTTTCTGGCCCATCACCCACTATGACAAAATAGCAGTCCTTCATTACTTTGGCTAAAGATATAATATAGTTAAGGTTCTTTTCTTTGGATAATCTGGCTACAGTTCCTAGCACTGTAGCATACTTTGGGATACCCAATTTTTCTCTAAGCTGAAAATTTTCCTTAGGCATAAATCTATCTAGATCTATACCAACCGGAACTACTTCCCTTAGAAAAGTGCCAGAAATATCGTGGCCTAATAATTTAGAGACAAAGATTACTTTATCTATGTTTTTTCTTTCCTTCTTTAAGGATAGAGCGCCAGGCCAAGTAAAATCACTATGATAGATTTCTATCAGCGAGCTAGCCATCTCATTATCTTCTTTCATCTTAACTAAGGTTTCATAAATATCTAGTCTGTTATAGTAAACTATAAAATCATAATAATTACTTCTAAGTACACCAGGTAATTGGTCCAGACTTTTTACAACTTTATGTACAACGCTGGGCCTGGTTATTTTTTTCTGTAATATATTTTCATTTAAATAAAGAATTGTGATTTGATATTGTTCTGGAATTCTATTGATAATACTCTCTAAATAGACTTCTGCACCGCCATAAATATGATAGGGAATAATAAATGCAATCTTGTTAAACATCCCATTTTCAGGGGTAGGGATAAAAATCTTTTTTATATCCTTGTAGTTTACTCTGACTGGTTTAAACACTTTTTCAAGGCCTATACTTCTTACTTCTATATTCTTTTCTGTTGGATGTGCAGCTTTAATTATTCCTGTATCTAAGGTTTTTTCTTGCTGTTCTACATCCACAATTATCCTGCTTAATTCTAGACTCCCGTAAACATTGTTTTCTCTAGATATCTTAATGCTAGACAATCCAAAATTAAAATTAGATTCGTAAGTGTAAGTTTTTTCGGTTAAGGAATTCCCTTCAAATTGAATTAACTCTTTGAATAAGGATTCTCCTTTTCCTCCGATGATTTCTAAAAACATTTTCCCATCGCCAGTTCTTTTTTTGCCAATTATTTTAATATTATGCTTACCCTGCCTAATATTAATTGGCTGCATAAAGTTGGCTGATTTAAGAACTAGGATTGAATCACTTTTGATATCTAAACCTCTACCTGACCAGCTTTTATTTTTAATAGTATCAAAAATTCTCATCTTTAAACCTATTTGTAAAGATCTGTAATTTTAGTGGCTGCACTTTCCCAAGTGAATTTTTGACAAGTATTTTTGGCTTCTTCTGCAAACTTTTGCTTAAGCAAAAGACTATTTCTATAAGCCATCAACATAGACTCAATAATCAACTCTTTCTTGGGGATAAATGTTTTTGCACCAGGAGACGCAATCCAATATTGGTATTTGGAACCAGCATCAATAGACTCTACATCCATTAGTAATGAATTTTGATTATTTAAAAAGTCTAACTGCCCAGAGCATCTTGGCGCTATGACTAAATTACCTGCAGCCAACCCCTCTAATAGAGGCAATCCAAACCCTTCAGATGATGACGTGCTAATTAATGCATCGCAGGCCTTATAAAGTGGAATCATACTGGGAAGGTTTTGCTGTATGATTTCAATTCTAGGTAAACCTCCTGGACGGTCTTTATGCTTAGCTTGCAGAAGCTTTATAGCATTTCTAACGTCTATTTCAAAGTTATATGGCTTTCTATCCTTTGGCATATCTAAGCTTGTTTTTAATACCAGGCATACATCATCCTTATCAGAGAAGGTGGTGTAGTATGCATCAATTAAAAGGTCTATATTTTTTCTGTAATGTGGGATAGATATATTTAAAAACTTGAATTTTCTATCAGTTTTAAGCTTAAAGGTTTCTTCCGTAGAAAAATCATCTAAGTTGATGCCGTGAGGAACTACCACACATTTAGATTCTGGCCACCCAGAGTTAACAAAAACCTCTTTTGAGAAATTGCTAGATGGCAAAACAAAATCAACATGCTTAATTGAATCTAACCACATCTTTGGCATGATTTCTGTTTCGTAATTATAAATTGCCATTTTTAGTTTAGATTTCTTTTTAAATCTAGAATAAAAATTTCTAGGCAACGTGTAGCAAATATCAATATCTGGAATTGCAATATCTCGATCAATCCTGGAAAGTAAATCTGGTGGGATAAAGTCTTTGCCATTGATACTTTTCAAGTATAGCTTATGGCCCTTGCTTTTAAATTGTAATAGTAAATTTCTCATAGTAATGGCCCAACTGTGATGGGTTCCCAACATAGATTCGCTTCTAATATTTAATGTAGACAAAGTACACCACCCGCGATTATATTACGTGCTATATATTTAACAATCTATCTAGTTTATTATTTATTTTATAAAGTACATGGGAAAGGGCCTTCTACGAAGACTCCTACTTCCGTGCTTCCGGTGATGAAATAACATTGATCATCTATAACAACTGGTGATTCAAAACAGGAGCCAATTCCAATTCGGCTTAAATCATCAACGCTTAATTCGATATCCTTATTCTTAAATCCTGCTTTCTTAAGGTAAACACCAAAATTTAAAACAGTCCTATTGGTCTTGGTCATAGCATCGAATAGAATATTCCTTGTGTTAAAAGTAGCAATACCAGTATTTGGATTCAAATCTATGCCAACCTTAAAGATCATTCCGGTGCTATCATCTAGATATTCCACTACAAGTTTTATATTGGAAGATATTGTGAAAGAAGTTGTAGTGTCTGCATCTGGCTCAATTACAAGACCCTTTATAAATCCAGGAAGATGACCTAGCTTTATTTGCAAAGAAGTATATAAAGATGTAATATCTATACTGATTTCGCTACCAGAGACTATAGACCCAGGGCTAAAGCTTTTCATTAATGAAAGATCTTGTTCTAGTGGTATATTAGACCACTTTCCAATATTATCTGCATTTAAAAGCACCAAAGGTATTATATTAAAGAAGTCTGTTAAAAAGTCGGTGGTTTCTGATGTAAATACCAAAGTGGCAGACACTATATTTGTTTTTCTTGGCAGACTAAATGGCAAAGTAATTATTGCTCTATCAACTACACTTGTTAAAGAATCTCTACCTAATGTTAATGAACTTGGTGAGCTGTCTGTTGTGTAACTTGAATTGAAAATTACTTCACTCAATCTAACAAAGAAAGATAGGCCTGCTGTAGGTGCGTTCTCTTGATTAATTTCAAAGCTCATCGTAGCTGGGCCTGTTCCAGGGTGCATCTCTGGGTTGGTTCCTATTTTAATATACTGCCCGAATGAATCGACAGTAGATTCGAACAACTTATCTGGAATTACATAGTAAGCTGATATAACATCATTTATTCTTCTAAACCTAAAGAGTACATCATCACCTACAACATCTGGTGCATCTACCTCAAAGTTAAAAGTGCTAATTATAGTGTTTAAATTATTTTTAATAACACCACCATAGAAAAGCTTGGTTGTATAGCCTGCTATAATTTTCCATCCTAAATTAAGGGTTGCGGTTGTGTTTGCATTAACAACTTCCAAGGTTGCAAAAGAATAAACCGCACCATTTATTAAGGAACTAGAAGGCCAAGTGGTTCTTGTTGCCTTAAAGTCAACAACGAAATCACCAGTAAAATTTTGAACAGAAGCTGGTGAATTTAAACGCCCAAACCTTTTTCCTGTGTTAGAAGATGTAGTTAGTTCAAAAATCGCTGGTGTATTTATTATAGCAGGATTGCTGATACTCACAATAGGATCATTTAAACCATCCAAGGTCCAATTATTAAAAGCATTGTAAGAAGCATCTATAAAGTTTTCTGTAATGACCTCTATTGCACTTGATGTATCAGTGGCTTGACTTAAATCCGTATACCCATCAATATATCCATCAACCAACGCATCGACGCAAATAGAAGCCACTGCTGTAGAAAACTTAACTCTTCCCTTTGTAATGTCCGTATTAGACCCAATATCTTCACAGCCAACCAAAGTTCCATCTGAATATCTCATAGCAGGAAAACCGGCTGCAGTTAGGCAACTACCATCTTTTGACTTAAGGAAGCTGGAATATAAATCTACAGAACAGTTAGTAATGCTTCCTGGTGGAAGTGGTATTTTAATATTGGTATATTCAAAATCGCCATGATGTGGAACACCTGGGGCAGACAAGATATTTCCATCTGGAATGTATAGATCACCAGGTATGTAAGTTTGGTTTTTATATATTGGACTTGCTTCATTGGTTGGGAGACAATCCGTCTCTACGCACTGGCAACTACCGTCTTTTTCTTCGATAAAAGAAGAACCCACGAATCTTCTTAAATCATAAATCTCAACAAAAGAAGATTGATAAGGTGCATCTATAAAGTCAATTTCAAACTCGAAAGATGAAAATGGTATAGATAGAAGCTTAGGATTATCTGCAAATAAATTAACTTCAGAACGACTAGTAATTTCAAAATTAAGACCAGTGCTACCATTAAAAGTAGTTTCTTCACCAAATAAATCTGTTACGCTTAAAGTAACTGTATAACCATCGGGTGCTATTTCTTTGCTAGCAATTAGGTATTGACTTCCAGCCCCTGGATCATCTAAAGTTAAAACATCACCAACGCTTATGGCTAAGGCAATCTCTTTGCTTGGTGAAGTGAAAGTTGCTGTGGAAGCGCCGACAGCTGTAGAACCTGTAAATAGATCATCCAAGAAAACTCTTGGGTAGTTATTTTCTTCCAAGATGTTTTCTAGATATAAGGTTAAGGTTTTGAATTCTTCTGGAATAGAGAAATTTATGTAACCATCTATGGCATTTTCCAAAATCTCTATATCAGTTCCATCCACACTTCCATCTAGATTTAGATCCGCCTTAATAAAATCAACAACGTCTATCTCACGATTTAAAATTTTTCTTTCTGTTTCTTCAGAATTTATGGTGTTGCCAACTAGATTTAGCATCTCGCCTAGATCTGTAGTTGTTAGCTCCTTATCATCATTTAGATCACCTGCTTTAACAACCTTACATTCTACCTTTACGATTCTATATCTATAATTACAATTACAGTTTATATCTGGTGTAACTACTCTGTTTATTAGATTTGAATTTAATAAATCCTGGCTTGGATTTACAATAGTAATTGTATTTAGTCCAATCAACCCTGGCTTGTCAAGTAAGCCGCTGATTCTGTAGGCACTCCTTACGTTATTATCATTGATTTTTGCCAAAAGTAAAGGAATACTTTCTGATGTAATTTTTTGAAGTTCTTCACTATTAACAACAGAAAAGGATGGTGCATCTAGAACTCTGGTAAATACAAAGTTATTAGTTCTTGGATGAACATTGGGGTCGGAAAAGGCTTCTTGTTGTGAAAGTACTAGGTAATTATCACTACCTTCTGCTACAGTTCTTAAATTTAAATATCTTTCAAAATAAGAAATTTGTGTGCTTCCAACGAAATCTGTTGTTTTTGGAACGGTGACTGCAATACCGCTATCTGTATAAGCGGTTCCATCTGTAACTTCAATTGCGTCAGTATGAATTACATACCATAGTGAAGAATTTGAATCATTTATAAATCTTTTAGTGATGGGGTCATATTCTATATACTTAGATTGTTGCTTTCCAAATCTTTCTAATACAGTAAGTGGTACGCCTAAATCAGACTTTTTATAAACCTTATCAAATCCTTTTTCTACGATAACCGTACCGACCTGGTTATTACCCCTTCTTGATATCAATATCGCATAGTATTTATCTTTCTTGATGCTTGGATCAATATTGGGGTCTGCAATTAAAGTTCCTGCAAAGTTAAAACTTACAACCTGTGGTGTATCATTTAGTTTATAGCCTAAGGTTTCTAAGTCTTCTTGGCTAAAAGAAACCTCTGCTAATGGTGTAACTTCTGGATCAAAGTCTATAAGATCATCTGGTACTGCATCTGAGCTGCAAACTACGCTTGTAACTAACTCATGAATGCTTACTACTAAGTCGCCAGAGAAGTCAAATTTATTTTCCAGCGGAAGCGTGGTATCGCCCTCTACTGAAAGTAATAAATCTACTCTTTGTATGTTGTTAACTTTAGATAAAAACTTTTGACCATAAGAAATGGATACTAAGCCAGACTTTTCAAACTTAAGTTTTTCGCTACCTTCCAATTCAATATAAAGATCATTAATATTGTTATTTGGACCCAAAGCTATTTCAATTTCTTCTTCCATAGATTTTCCAACGGAGGAAGAAATATAATTGTTGATATCAAAGTTTGGTGATTCAATTTGGTAGCTTGCCTTTTCTGATGGATATGCAGATAGTGGTGGTGCCACTCTAACAATCATATACCCATTATTTTTAGAAATAAGGTTAAGGCTTTCTACTTCTGGGTCTTCATAAGTTTTACCTATGCCACCAGAAAAATTGTTAAAGAATACGGCTATAATTGATGTGTAGAATTTTTTAGTTACAAGCTTAGTATTTTTATAAAATTCTAAAAATTCTGCAACTAACTCACCTTGTGAGTTTTCGCCATCAAAAGCTCGTCCCAGGATTAAAATCTTGGTTCTTTTCTTTCCCATCACTTCTGTATTAACTAATTCAAATTCTACCCTAGAACCTTTTACTGGGTCCGTTGGCTGACGGTCTAATGTAATTCCGCGACCATCATAGGAACCAGATTCTAGATAGAATTGGGATGGGTTTTCACCTGACAAGCAGTACTTAGAAGGAAACCTTGTGTCTAGTAAGATAACTTCTTCAAATGGGGAACCCCTAACAATGCCACTTCCATGAAAATCAGATGCCAAATTAGATACAATAGCATTATTATTAATTTGCTCTGAATCTAAATCCTGCTCTGTGATTCTATGGCCATCATAAAAATTGACTCTTTTGGTAACAAGCCTTTCCTTCTTAGACATCAAAAACTCCGTACTTTTTCCTAGAAAATTAATAGAGGTTTAGCACCTTAATTTTTTAAATTTAACTAATGCATTAGTATGAGCAGGTTTTAACCTATTTACCAAGTCAATAATTAAATCTTCTACTTCTCCGTTATTTATACCAATAACTTTATTAAAATTATCTAAAACCTCAATATCAAAATTATATATTCCTCTGACTGGATCAATTACAGTAGCAAACTTATCTATTTTATTAAGATCTGCATCAAAATCTATAAGTAACGTTGTTGCATCATCTTTTATTACTGGCATAACTGTATTTAAGTTACTTGAGTAATTTAAGTCTACTGCATTGCCACCGGAATCTCTAATGACAGTTCTCATAACTCTACTAAATCTAATATTATCCATTCTAGCATTACAGCTTAATTGACCAAAAACATCTGAACCAATAGAAACAAGCTTGAATTCATCAAATAGATTTATATTATATTCTTTGTTTCTTATCTGACCTTCTTTTTGTGCAAACTGGCCGTAGACATATTCAGTTCCGTAGATTAGTCCAGTACCATACGTTACGAAGCCACCTTCTTTGCCATCACAGAATATTCTCATTGTATCATAAAAAGAATTAGTCTTATACATACAAACTACACGATGCCAAGTATTCTTCTTCCAATCAATATCAATCTTAACAACGTTATCTATTCCTTCTGCGGTGATTCCAAAAACTAGTTGATTAAATTCATTTTTAAATATAGAAAATCTATCGCCATTAGAACCAAAGGGCACATAAGTAACTACAACGTCCACATTATGTCCTGGCAAAGACTCTGCCAAATATACCTTCTTACCATCTGGTGATAATCTACATCCAATAGAGAAATTCTTGTCCGACCCAGTTCCGCCCTCTAATCTTCCAGAAATAGGACTCCTAGATATTTCATCGAATAAAATTGTATCTGCTTCGCTAGATATATATAAATCTTTAAACTCTTGTGTTTTCTTAAGCAACTTAATAGATAGTATCTTTCTGGCAGGGTTAGGCAATTCAATGATTGTGGATGTCATTGACTTGACACGTTCTTGCTTTCCAGAGAATATATCAACATAATATTTTATTTCTTTGTCAATTGCCGTATCTATAACTGGGCTAATCCAAAGCTCTATAGTCCCTTCATCTTTTCTAAACTTCCCATCATTGTTTAAAAGTAGAAGACCTTTACCACTTGTAAAGTTTCCTGACCTCATAAACATATCATTTACACTGTTATTGCTCTTTGGAAATTCTTCTACGTTTCTATAAAATTCCGCTTCATTAAATAATGGACCACCTTCTGCACGATGAACCTCATAGAATGTCTTTGTGGCATCATCTAAACTAAATCCCCAGTTTATCATCTTAGAAATAAATCTGGCAGAATCATTGACGATTTCTAATAACTGTTCTTGCTGCGTCCTGCTGAGATTGTAAGTTATATTATTGTATGTATCTAAGAATTTAGTTCTTCTAAGTCTTCTTGCCTGCAATTCAATTGGATTATCAAATCTTAGCAGGGTTAGGGTTTGACTATCGGCACAAGATGGATTAGATTTATTATAACCATCCGTTACACTTCTAGTTCCAGAAGTGTAAGCTTCTGTTACCCTAGTGTCACTTGACATTTCAGAAATAATTTTAAAGTCATCTATAATACCACCAAACTGCTCTTTCTCATTAAAATTAGAACCAATATAAAGATCATGGCCAATTTCTGGAAGATTTAAGGTTAGGTAAGCAGGATATTCTAAATTATAAAAGCCTGGGAAAATTTCAAATGGATAAGTTCCAAATGAGCCTACTGCACTTAAAATAAGATGGCCGTTTCTATATTCAAATACTTCAGCCCTTACACCACCATTATCAGAAACGGAAATTGGATTGGTTTCCAAAATAGAGATAATTGCTGCTTCTAAATAATCAGGATCAATCACTAGCAAGCTTCCAGCAATCTTAGTTACAGTTTTAAAATACTTCTTGCCGTCTATAGTTCCATTTTTACTTACAAAGTAAGTTTCTTCATTGATACCATCGGTAGTTTTTCCATAAATAGTTACTGTATTAATTTGACCATCTAGATAGCCATCCTGATAACCATCCTCATATCCATCAAAGTTGCAATAGTTTATATTATCAGAATCAAAATATAAAGATAACAACCTTCCTAGATTTTGTTTGAAAACCAAACCAGACTCAGAAGTTAAACTATGAAATTTTTCTGAGTTATCTATATTAATAACGAAGTCTACACGATAACCAAGACCGGTATAGGGTGTAGGGTCAACAGTACTTACGATAGTCTTATCTAAAACTATCCTTGTAATCTTTATATCTTGAAGTGATACGGGCTCTGTGCCATGACTTCTAATGACGCTCTTACCGCTGAATAAAGTATCGTTGTCATCATTCTTGTAAGAAGAAGATGATAGTAACAACTTTTGCTTGCAGTTTTCTAAGTTAAGCCCATAAGTCTCTATATGAACATCAATATCTGTTGGTTTTACTGTCTCAACAAAATTACAATCACTATCCTCACCAATAAATTCTATAATTTTCTTATCTAAATCTGCCCTAAATTGTGGCTTAATAACATTCCTTCCTCTAATAACATTTATTTCGCCCATATTTACTGTATAAAAAATTCCTGACATTTCTTTTTTAGTGCCATCATTTTCAGTTCTAAATATAGAAATTCTTGAATTCCTAATGTCAGTTAAAATATTTGACTTAATACCGGCAGTTGCTGGGAACTTAAAGTTAATATCGCTTGCAGAAACTTGGAAAGCAACTATATCTATATTGTCACCACTACCCAAGGTAACCTGTGTAGAATCAATTACTGACTTAATAACATATTCTTTTCCAATTAAAGTTGGGGCCATAGTTGAAGAAACAAAGATGAGGCTTCTTCCAACCATACTTGGTGTAAAGTTTGCTTGATTTGACTTAAAGATTGCACCACCAGCGGAAATTGTACCATCTGTAAATGGGTTAAAAAACTGAATGTCATTAACCAAAAAGTCATAAAGAATTTCTTTGCTAACATCTCTAAATTTATCATTAACCCTGACCGGTACTTTTCCGCCAAACTTATAAATATTTGGTGCCTCTTGACCATCCACAAATAAGTGCATCTCATCTCTTTCTTCGATAGTGTTAAGCCTCCAACTTGCTGCAATATGATGAACTTCGCCTGGCTTAAAATGCTTAATGCTGGTAGCCAAATTAAACATAGCAACCTGATTATCTCTTGCTAAACTATCATCAAATATTCTAAAATTAAGGAAACCCTTTCCATCTTTAAAGATAGAGAATCTGCGATCTGCCTCACCAACACCAGTATCCAATAGATAGCGTTTTTTATCGGAAATCATAAAGATTTCATCTACACCAATAAAGTCTTTATATCCATCATATCCATCTGGCTGAGCGTATCCATCAAAGTTATCTATGTTAAATTCAAACTCAACCTTAGAATCTGTACTTATCAAAATATCATTTGATTCTAGATTAGGTTTGCCAAGTACTTCCATTCCAGAGAAGAATAGTAAGTCAATATCTAGAATGTTTGGTAGCAAAGTATCATGATATTCTTCTACGTCCATAAAACTATGGTCAATTAAATAAACAGCAATTACTGGCTCTATGAATTGTGAATTTTCAGAATAAGTTGGGGTAGTAAAATCCCTGATCAATACTTGGCTAACCATGTAGTTATCTATATAAAAATAGACCTTTTTATCTTCCTCGTCTTTTACTATTCTATATTGATGAAATAGCTGGTCATTCCAAACATAAGGTATTGTATCCAAGATTTGATTGATTTCTGCATCAACAATTAGGACTAGTGGCTGACTAGCAGTGCTAAATGCTAAACAAACTTTTACATTTAGACTATGATCGCTAATATGGATGGAGTTTATGCCTGTAATATTTCCTGATGTGGCACCTGAAAATTTTCCAAAATTAGTACTTACTATATTTGGATCCACCTGTATTACTTTCAAAGAAGATATTGCTTCAAATTTACCATTAGGACAAGAGTTTCTAGTATAAACAAGATTTCCTAATCCTTTATCTACATCAAGAACATTTGCTGAGGAGGGACCCATTCTATAGATGCCTTTTGAATTGGAGGTATTATAACTACCAACCTTTCTCCATTGAGATCTTTGAGTTTCACGTCCTCCAACTATTACGTTTATAAAGTCGGAGTCTGAATCTTCAATCTTTGCCCATCCTGCATCTTCCAACAATTGATTGCCACAATATCTAAATGTAGCATTACATAGAACACCAACATCACATCCTGAACTTGACTCGCTACGATAGGATCTTGTTACAGAAGAAAATTCTCCATCAGTAGTGATGTTTCCGGAAAAAGTATGTTTTGGAAATAGATATCCATAGATATTCTTATATCCATCATTATTTACAACAACATCTACTGGGTAAAGCAAGTTTCTATCAGACCTCACCCTAAAGATCCACTGGCCTGATTCTTCATCTATTGGTGATCTGCACAATTCATCGAACCAAATAAAAATTCCTTCATCTTTGTCAGCATTGGGTGGTTCGCCTACTGGTGACTTTGGAAAATCTTTTCTATTTAGGGAGAAGATACTTCTATTAGGATTAAAGCCTTCGGTTCCAATATAAACATTATTTACATCATATCTATTATAAACAGTTCCGTATGATTTAAGAATTTCTAAGTTCGATATAGAATTATAACCAAATGTACCAATCAAATGTCCTTGTAACTCATCAGGATCTATATTAAGTCCAATATCTAAATTACAGATAGGCAAAGTATCAGTATAGAACATTCTAAATTGATTGTTATTAATTTTAATATCAACTATGTTTTCTTTTGGATCACGCTCAATAGTAAACTCATTAAACTTAGACCAATCAAGAATGTAGCTTTTCTCAAAATTAAAGGCCTGAATAGAGTTACTATAATCAAACTTAGTTAAAATGTCAGCAGACTTATACAACAACCTTATGGTTCCATCTGGTATTGTTGCGTTTATATCGTCTGTACTTTTTGAAGAAAGTGCGGGGTTGTTAACGCCAAACTTTTTGATGATAAACTTTTTAGATGTATTTGGGATAGTCTTTGTATTTAACTCATCAGCTTCGTCATAGAACCCAATTATTTGATAAAATATACCATTAGTATCAACCAAGAAAAACATTCCGGGGTCATCTGTTAGAATATTAACAGATGATTTAAAGCTTAGAAAGTCAAATGCCTCTACCAATTCTACTGTAATTGTAAGATCATTAAACCCGGATAATTCTTTAATATTATTGTTTATATGGCAGGTACAGCCCCTAAGTGGAAATGGTTTGTTATAATTTTGTAAAGTATCGGTAGTTATGCTTTCAATATTTGATGGGGTAACTTGTGGGTCAATTTCAAATATAAAACCAGGTACCTGGTTAAGTTGCAATGAAATTCCAGTTACAGTATTTCCATCTGCAATCATAAAAGAACCAAGAGCATAATTAGTTGCTGGTGCAGATATTCCGCTTGGCCAACCTCCACCTATTAATGAGCCAGCACCGTAAGTTCCTATAGTAAATCCTGCTTCAACATTTGCATCGCAATTTTCCAAAGGCACGGGTGATTCTGTAATTATTTTTCTTAAATCATTAAAGTGAAAGCCAACCATGCTTACGGCCATAACTATCGTTGACTTAGTTTTAACCAATCTATCAAGATTTTTTTGTTCCTTGTAAATACCATATGCGCCATAGTCTAAGCCGAATTCTTGACTGGCATCTGATTTATAATTGTAAATGGTAATGCTGGAACCAGTAAGATCGGTACTACCAACTAGCCTTGTGGTTGGAACTAACTTCCAATTATTTTTAGAATCAAAGGGATTAGTTCTTTCTTGCAGCAAGAACTTCTCTGGCCCTAGATTGTTAATATTGAAGGTCAGGGTTGCATCGTTATTAATACCTGCCCACTCTGGCCTAACCCAAGTTTCTATTGTACCTTCATCAAGCGATAATCCAGATAAGGCTGGTACTTTTACAACAACATCATCATTGAAAATTAATCCTTGATTAAACTTACCTTCACCAAACTTTAATACACCTTTGTAATCTACCTTGCCAGGGTTTAAATAATCACGACCTAAGATCCAGTTTCCAAAGACCAACTCATTAATATTGGGATTTATCTTGGTAAAAGATTTTACTAACTCTTTATAGGAGCTGATCGTTGGTCCCTTTGGGAAAGATTGTAAAGTAGCCTTTATGGCATCACGATATAACTCTCTATCTGTATTTACACCAAAAGATTGGAAAAATGGTATGTTAGTTAGGCTTCCAAAATTGACCCGTAAGGCTTCTCTCAACGCGCCGTACTTGTATGTAACATAGTACTGCTCCCCTTCCTGTAGGGCATCGCTAACGCTCCAATCCAGGGTATTATCACCATACTCATACCAAACCACTATTTCATCTGCCAGGTAAGAATAATCAACGAAGATAAACCCAAACCTATAATCAATAGCCAACGGAGTACCAATTGCTGGTATCAAATTTGTTAAGTAAGTTACATCAACTAGGTCACCAGCAGTAATACCTACATCTGTTGGGAATCTTAAAATCATCTGATTGTTAGAAAAAGTAACGGTGGCTTTGACTACAATCTTTGTTGAACCAGAAGGATCTACAGCCGGCAAAATAATTGTAGGATTGTTATCGGCTGGGGTTTGAACTGTGATAATAGAAAGAAGTGTATCTACTGCTAGAATTTCAAATCTATTCCCATTTACATCCAATAAATAATCGCCGTCCGTATCCACAAAGGTTAAATCTATACCAGAACCAATATGAACTTCTGCAGTTCCGGTCTGCTGGTAAACTGCAGCTACTTCTAATCCGGATAGCTTGGTTATATTTAAATTCTGATCAAAAATGATTCGGTCTTGAACTAGCTGCTTTGCACTAACAAATGTGGTGGCATATTCATCATAAACAGTAATTGATAAAAGTGAACTATCATCTTTATCAACAGACACCCTTCTTCTTTGCTTCTTTTTGAAATCAATAACATTATCTTCGTAAGTTACCGAAGTTACATCGTATAAATTTCTTCCACCTTGTTTCACGGGCGTTAAAAGATCATCTTTAGAATATTCTTCTTTTCTATCCAGAGGGCTTGAAGACTTGAGATTCTTTCCTTTTAAATCAGAAAGGTTGTAGATACTGTTTATAGAATTTATGTTATATGGAACTACGGCAGTATAGTCATCCAAAACCACACAGGTAGTTACCATTTCACCATCTTTGTTGTTAGCCTTGGTAACTCCGTCATATATAGATAAGGAATTTTCTAAATCTATAATCTCAATTTTTTCAGAAGCATTATTTACTTTATCATAGATGATATTAGACTGGATTGCGCTTTCTGGACTATTATTCTTTTTGTAAGCACCAGATGCAGTTAATATGTTTTTATTCCTAGTCTCTACATCACCATAGTAATACTTAGCATTTCCTACTCTAATATCTTGACCTACTTTAATGGCAACATAGATGATTCCATTATAATAGTCAACTGCAAAATCACCAACCTTTCTTAATCTTGATAGATTTTCTTCGAACTTAGTACCCTTGGTTTCTAAGAATGCACGTGAAATACCACCCAGACTGGTTTGTGATGGTGTAGTACCCGTGCTTATTGTTTCAAACCATTTTTCATTAGTAAAAATAGAGTCTTCACTCAACTCTAGTGATGAGTTAACTACTGTACCAATGCTATCTAAATTCTGATTTAAAATTCTTTCATTCTGTAAATTTATTATAAAACCCTTGGTGCCTATTAGAACTTGACTTCCGACAGATGGTTTATTAGCCGTTGCGCTAATTCCAGCAGTAGTGATCAGATTATTGGCATCAGGACTTCCAAAAAATTTAATATTAATATCTTGAACATTATCTTCTGACATCTCTCTAAAGAAGTAATCAGTAGAGTTTTGAGATATTAATTCTGCTGGAATTCCTGGATAAAATATAATACTATTATTAGAGGCATTTGAAACAATTCTAGTTCTAAAAGCTGGAATAACAAACTCACCAACTACAACAAGTTCTTCATCCTGAATTCTTGAAAAGCTTGCTTCTTCAGAAAGGACTGTTTTAACTTCTGGTGATCTATTTCCAGAAAAGGCCACCTCGGTTTTTGTATGATATAATAAATTGTAAACTTCACCAGTGGTTTGGTTAAAGATCCTAAATACATCTGTTATTGGTGAATTTTTCGTGGTCAACCTAAATGACTGACTTAACCTATTCTCAACAAACTCGGGCATAACTTCAATATGACTTTTGGCAATATAGTCAACACCTTCTGTAAAGACCTGATCGTATCTAATGAAAATTTGCGCTTCATCGTTGGCTAGTTCACGATTAGGAATTGCTACGATATTTTGCTCATGTATAGAATAATCTATGTCTTTTGTAAATTCTTTTCTATAAAAATATGTAGCGATAAAGTTATTACGCCCAGTTCCCTCACCAATCTTTGATTCTCCAACAACAAAGACTTCGCCTGTGTTATAATTAACGGAATATTCTCCAAGCTTAGATGGAAGCTTGCTAGAATCAAAAATTAATTCCTTAGAGAATGTTTTTGGAACCAACTCTGAATTTTCAGATAACTTAAACTGTACTCCACGTAGTGTAACGATCTCATTTTCTTCATTTACTATGGGAGCATTGCTTAAAAAGAATTTGGTGATGTTGGAAGGAATAGGCTCATTATTTTTCTTTTCAACCCTAGAAACCTCTACCTGATCTTCTAAAATATATTTTCCAACATTCTTATAAAGATAGGATACAACCAAGGTATCTAGAGTAGATGGTTTGGGCAAATTTCCAAACTCTGATATTAAAACTTGATTACTTTCTAATTGATAAAATTTAAAAGCATAATCTGGATCATATTGATTGTCTTGAATAGAATACTTAAATGTTTCTACATCATATTCAACACCCAAATCACCATTACAATCTACTTGTTCATTGTTTTTTATATATTTAACTGATAGTAATTTTATTACATTTTTATTTTTTAAGTTAATCAAAAAACCATCAAAACTATTTCCAGTTGTCTCGGAGCTAATTACTTCATTTAAGACTGCTACTTCTTGTAGCGAAACTGGGTGATATGGAAATAAGCTACTTCTAGGTGCTTCATTAGATGCGGTGTAATTTAAAATTTCAAAAGTTGGTGTATCACCAGACTGATTTCTAGAAACTCTAATGATATCATAAGCATTTTCGTTAGCCAATCTGTCTGTTGCACCAGCAGTTCTGGTTCTTAATTCATCCACTACATCTACTGACAGGTAGTTATTGCTTAAAACTTCCCCGATTGTCTTTTGTGCCGTATAAAATTCTTCTGCATGTGCGGAAAGTATATTCTTTAAGTTTGTATTTTCTATTTGAAAAAGGTCTGGAACTGATGCGAACATCCTATCTCTAAATGGATTTACATCATCAATGCCAACGAAAAATAACTCTCTGGAAGAGGTATCATAGGGAATTAACTCACCCTTAACTGATTTAAAGACTGTGCTTTGAGTATCTATAAATTTTAAAAGATAATAGTTGCCAGAAACCTGTGGCCTGGTTTTAATAATAGCTGTAATACCTTCAATCGTAACACCAACCACTTCCAAATCATCAACCGAACCATTCAAAGAAGTGACAGTAAAATTATCCTTGGATAATCCTAAATATAGTTCAGAGCTAAAGGTTACCTTTAACTCTGTTGTTGATGGAATTGAAAAAGCAATAGGTCTAAGTGACATGATTTACCTTATGTAATTTTAAAATCTTTGCGTGAAACGGCAGTAATTCTTACATCTCCGGCCGCAATTGATTGATTATTAAGTGCTTTTATATAAGTCCTTCTTCCAACCGACCCAGACTCATTAAAGAGTGAAATGTTGACGGAATCAACACCAGAGATGGATGTAACCGAATTTATGATATCTGAATAGTCTATTGTAGAACCAAGGGTGGAACTATTTAAAAGATTAACTACGGAATTTAAAGAATTTTCTATAACAGTATTTGACTCTGAAGTAAAATCATTATTTACTATAATTTCACCTCTTACATCTACATATAAAATTGGGGCTTCTTTTACAAGCACATCTGCGGTAATACATCTTACATTTTCTAAGTTTACTGTAACATCTGAAATAAGTCTATTTAAATTATATCTTACTGTAAGTCTTTCACCTTCAATTGGTGCAGTAAATTTATAATCTGAAGAATAAGATAATCCAACTGATGGCTGACTTGTTGGGTCAATTCTAATTGTGCCAATTAAAGAACCTGCTGGGCTTCTAAAACCAGAGGAAACGGAAACCCTATTGACCCTAGAAAAAACCTTATTTGTAATAACCTTAGAGTTACCAGGAAAATATAACTCTTCTACATCATTAGAATTATATACCAATAGGTCTACAACAACTTTTTCACCGCTAGAAAAAGATAAGGCATTATTATTGGCTGTTGCTGGCAATTTAAACTTTGTAGGACTTAACGTTGTATCTAATTCAACAACACCTAATCCATAAGTATTGTTAGATAGCACATGCCCCATCAAATCAAACTTTTTGCTGGAATCATCTATTGATTCAATATTGTCTACTCTTGCAATTCCAAACGTGGCAGGAAAAGTAGTTAAAGATAGTGCAAATTTAATTGCAGAAGTTAAATCAAACTGTAATCCACTAATAGAGGTTCCGGCTACTACTTCTAACTGAAGCCTAGTTAAAGTCTCACCGTTTACTTTGATTTTGCCTGCTCGTGTCACTGAGGAAATAGTTATAGATAATCTTGTGGGGCCAAATCTTTGTGTGCCTAAGATAGTTCCTGCGTTGGAAATATTATAAAATACTGGCTGATTACTTCCAGAAAGTTCTGACAAGGTATTATTAAATAACCTATTAGACAATGAAGTTCCGTTAATTGGTAATAAAGTTAAAGAATTAGAAGGTAATAATTCTGATATTTGTGCAATATAATCTACATAAATTGGCTCGCCAGTTAAATAAAGGCTATCTACTTCGTCTAATATAGCATTGGTTGTTAAAATATCAGATGATGGTAAGGTTATTATATTATTAGAAAACGCACCATCACCATTGCTAATGGTATAGAGCTCTAATTTGTTGTAGAAAACTGTAGCGTTAATAGAGCTACCAACTGGGGAATCAGATGGAAGATATATAGTTTTTCCAGAAAAACTACCGTCATTTTTAATTGTATTATATAATTCTACGCCAGTTTCATTCTTGACAGAGATTATATTAGTTATATTGACTTCTGTGCTGGGAAGAACCACGCCATTAACCAGCATCCCGCCAATCCCTTGTACTAATTGCACCGTTCCAGTTGCTGTAATGGCAGAATATAGAGAGGTTATTCTGCTTATATCATTAGAAACAGAAACCTGATATTCTAAACCATCATTTGTTTTTTCAATTACAGAAACCTCAGCCTTGATTCCATTGCTGGTTCCCCAATCAATAGAATCATTTACAAATTGATCTACGAATTGAGCCCCAGTATATTTTCCATTATAATCAATATATTTATCGAAATATAATCTCCATATATAGTTAACACTCAAAATATCAGATGGTGATGGCAAGGTTTTTCCGGAAATAACAATTTCACCAGTTAGATTAATTGCCGCATCTGGATCTAGATTTTGATCTTCTACTACATATACCTCACCAGTGGTTTTGTTTAAAACACGACTAACAGTGACTACTGGTGAATGATTTAGTTTTATTATGGTACGATCTACTGAATTTACCTTGGAATTTTCTGCATTAACAGAGATATCTTGATATACGTTATTAACTATTTTAATACTGGAAAATCTTAATGGGTCTACGCTATTGAGAGATTGTTTAATGATTGATTCATTAACTACTTGCTTTTCACTAGAAATAAATCTAATCTTATCAAAACCAAAGGGGCTTCCACCAGTTTCTGGATTTGTATCTTTGATTAATTCATAGTTGCCAGATACGATACCATTTTGGTCAACTAATTTTTCTGCCAGTACGCCTGATTCGCTTCCAATTACAGAAATAACGGCAGTTGCTGGTTGTTGTGGTAAGATGCCATTGTTAAATGCTAAAACTCTTCTTTCTTCTGAAGTTAAAGTGGTATCTAAAGTTGATTGACCTAAAATATAATCATTTCTTTCGTCAGAAGCATTACCTGTGCCAGAACGGTCTGTAAAGATATAAGATTCAACGATCTCTTCTAGTTGTTGTCCCAGAATATATAAATCTACTTTTCCACCAGTTCCAGAATTTAAGATTCTAAAACTTCCATCATTTACTTGTATCGTCTCTGTGCCATCCCTAAGCATCAAGGTGTTTCCTGGCTCTATTATAATGGCGTCATTAACACCCGTTACACCTAGTGCCGCATTTCTATATCCAAATGCGGTACCTGTATTAGCACCGCTGAAGACAGAAAAAACTCTGGCTCTAAAAACTGAATCACTCTCTGTATTGGTACCACCATTAAAAGAAGTAAGATTGGTAACCCTAACGCTATCTCTTAAGTTATGCTCTATCACTTGTAAGCTAGAAATATTGCCTGTGGTTCCAGAATTAATAGCCCTAACGGGTATTTCAATAGCAAAGCTATCATTAATTCCTGCTAGGTCTAAGGAACTTCTTAATCTAGTTGCTGTTGCTGCAAATCTATTTTTTTCTGCAACAGACATTACGAAGTTTCCAATAGTTTTATATTGAAGATTGCCCCTGGTAGTTACAACCGTATTGGCAGGTATGGAAATATCTGTATTTAGATTATTTACTGTAAAGACTACTATTCCGTTAGCAGGCGCACCAGTTCTTCTTGTAATTCCAAAGTTATTTGCCCAACGATCTAAATCTTTACCAGTTGCCAATTCGGGAGATTGCTTTTGTGAAACAGTTAACATAGAACTATGAAGTCTTTGTAACTGATCGGCCTGTACATCAATAAATAGATCCCTAGCCACAGTACCTGGCTTTGTATCCAGGTTTGGCTGTGTTAATCTTAATCTTTCAATGATAGAATTAACTATCTCGCTAAAAGTTCTAAATATTGCCACAGTTTTTCCTTATGCTATTCTGATTGTAACAGATTCTGTAATAGTAGTAAGTGCGCCAGTTTGCACACCAATAAATATATTGTATAGTCTAGGATCAATAGTATCTCTTTCCACCGAAACTTTGGATATTCCAATTAACCTTTCACCAGGCGTTAAAAACTGACTTCTGGACTGTCCCTTTTGTAAAGCTATAATTTTTTGAATAGAGTTTTCTACCGAAGCCTTGAGGTCAGTCTCTAAGAACTCTAGATCTGGAATATTACCAATTTGGATACTCCCAATCTCGCTTCCATATGTAGGATGGTATTTATTTTCACCTAATTTAGTTAGCAATATTTTAACTATATCTTGCCTAAGCTTATAATTATCAAATACAGTAGATACAGTTCCATCTGCATCAATTTTAATATCGCCACCCTCTATTTTTAAATCAAACGACATTAACTTTAACAATCTCCTTACTATTTTATTAAAAATAATAGAAAGAAAATTGTTGAAGGATGTAATCATCAACTTTCAAAGATAAATATTTTATCTAGTATTTTTTTAGAAAATATCTAAACCTTCATTACCCTCATCATCAAATAATTCTTCATATTCTGTGCTTAGCGGTTCAGTATCGTCAGGTGTCGAATCTGGTCTAGAGTCTGATTGAATTTCTTTTAAAAATAAACTATAGCCCTCATGAATAAGCTTTGTTAATTCGTTTATAGATGCAACAGAATCATTTCTTTCCGTATTAGTTAACAACTTCTTAAATTCACCATTTTTAATTCTGTCATACTGTGCCTTTGAAAGTAATCCAAGTAAGCTTTCCTCTGATATTGTAAATAAAGCCAAAGAAAAAACCGCCAAATCAATTGTTCCAATCCCAATATCTGTTCCCATGCAAGTGTTGATTTCTTGCATCTTTGGCTCAACCGCCTCACTAAAATGTTGTTCACGCGCATCATTTATTTCAACCAGCCTTTGTGAGATGCCTTTTCTTGGAACATCTATAACATCTATCAGTCCACTCATCATGTGAGAGTCATAAATGCTAGAAGTTCTTTGTGTTTGGGCCTGCAAATCCAAAGCCTCTGAATTATCACCTAGCAAGAACATGATAGAATCTTCAACTAGTTTTTGTTGGTTCAATAAATCTATATCGTAACCATAGAATGACTGAGGATTTGCCGGCTGATCTACGTCTGTAGATGGAGAGCCAGCCTCTGCAGAAGTCCTTTCTGTACCCTGTAGATCATCATCCGAATTTGTAGATGGCCGTGTGTTTGATTTCTCCATCTCGCTTATAATAACATCAATATCTGCAACCAATTTTTTTGCCAATCCAGAAATAGCACTCCTTAGGCGCAAAATAAATAAAGACTCCAAAATACCATAATCGTCAGATCTGACATCTGTTCCGTCTAATTTAAATAAAGCATCATCCTCTTCCAGTACGCCTTTTTTAGTAAAAGTATTAGTACCACTAGCCTTATCCAACCTGATTCTAATTACACTTTCTAAGAGTGCAGGCCTTGTTTTTACATTATTAATTTTTTTAACTTTAGATGTTGTAAAAAGCGGAGCAACAATTTTTTCTGGTTCATTTATATAATTTGCTATTCCGTAATCTTGAATTGGCGGAACTAACAAGTAGCAAAATTTCCATATATCTTGGCTAATTTTTGCTATATTAACACTTCTATCTTCATCACTGGCAGTTACGACTAATCGACTAACTTTTTCATCAGGTATTGGTTCATCTCTAACTGGATTTATAAACGAAGAAAATTGGTCCTCCCTACTTATGGTTGTTGGGAAGGGAATAATAGGCCCACCATTGTCGTTTACAATATTACCGCTTTCATCTATGCCCAAATCTAAAAGATCAGCCTTATCTTCGGTGCTAAGCTGGCTAATGTTAATCTCATTGTAAGAAATGTTGTTTAAAACACCTGTTGAAATATTATATATTGAATTATCAATAAGATAAGAACGCTCTGTTTTTGTTTTTTTTCTTTGTTCCAATATATCTCTAACTGCAGCGAATGGTTTGAGCTTTAGCTCACCACTTGCTGGATCAATAACATAAATACTATCAGAAGTTCTAATTTCAATATCTTCAATTGAAACCCCAAGCTCGGCTGTGCTAACCGATGGCATTCCCAACATCCTCAAGAAAGTATTCTCATAGGATTCTAGATTGTTGGTGGTATCCGCCAAGTCTTCTACTTCCTCTTCTTCATTAGGTGAGTCTGGCTTAAAAAATTCTGTATTTAAATAACTTGAACGCATTTTTCTAATTGATTTAGCAACAGATAAAAACTGACGTGCAATATCTTTTCTGTTAGCCTCATCTTTATATAAATCTGACAGCACACCTATATCTAGATAGTCTCCTTCCGTCTGCCTGGTTCTACCGTAAGATCGGTCCAAGGAGTCTGCCGTGTTGCCAAAAGACCCCTTTAAAGTAACTTCTGCAGATTTAATTCTCTGTTCTAGCGTTTTTTCATTTGCCATAATTAATTCTCCAGCCTAGTTCCAAACTCTTGAGGATTTGTATTATTGGTAATATCGCCACTGACCATGGGTATAAATTGATTTGGAGTATCTATAAAGTAAACGCTCAAAATTCTATCAACCTTTGTTAAGGCACCTAGTGGTGGTGAGTTTGTAGATATAATACTCTGATTGTCTGGAATACAATCCACTGTAGCTTCCTGCTCTTCACTGATTGTAATTCCGCTGTATGTTATAGCCTGTATAGTTCTATCACAAATCTTGGCTCTAATCTTAACTTCACCAACACCTTCCGAGGTGACTTTTGCTAAATATTTGCCGCCATTTTTGGTAACTAAATTATTGTCTGGACCCTTAATTACTTTGGCGGAATTAGTTTGATCACTAATAATCTCAACTAAGATTCTGCTAGAAAAATCACCACCTAGTTCGTTATCGTACGCATCCCTTGGAATAATCTCTATGTTGGCTACAGATCCTGTCTTAATTTTAACTGAATCACCAATCCCTGCTGCATACTCTCTGGCACCTGTAAATGCAGCACCCGATCCAACAAAGTTTTCTAATATTTCATCAGTAACTGTGCCATCAACATAACCAGCCAACGGTGTTTGATCCTGATCTTCCAATATTTTTAGACTAGTGTTCAGGCTGCTAACAGCATACTTACAGATATCATTTGCTGCTTTTTCTAAGCACCTATTTACATCACTATTTAATCCTTCAAAAGTATCAATCTCAATTCCGCCCAAGGGTAGAATTCCTAATTGACGTTGCTCTGATAGTTTGTTTACCATGCCCAAAAGACCACTCTTCCAATCAGTAACGCAACCTTGTGCCTGACTAACTATATTCTTAATGTCTTCTACGTTATTATCTTCAAATGGAAAGTTATTTATAGAGGCTGTAGAACAGAACTGCTCCAACTGTTCTGCGGCCTGTCTCATATCAAAAAAGTAAAGTTGTGGGAAATCAAATAAATTTACAACACCATCATCAGTACTTGGATCACCATCTGTATCTAACTCTACTTCTTCTTTTTGAAATTTTTGTTTTGGTGCAGATGAGGCGTTAATAATAGTTGCTTCAATGGATTCTACAAAACCATCGTCATTAAACTTAATCCCATCCTTATTTATAAAATAAACATTTAAACCATCATCTAAGATCACCAATTTAGGTATGTTATCAAAGGTTCTAGTAACAATATCTACTCCAGTCTGAGTGGGAACACCAGTTTGTGGATCGGTAGTTAAGATTGGAATTTCTAAATTTAAAATCAAAGGTTTTACAGTTGCAGTCTTTGTATCTAAATTGATATCCAAAAAGTCTTCACCATCTACTGGGCTAAAAATATTTCCATTTTGTGCAATCAATAAGTTGTCATTAGACTTTGTAAATAAAGCGATTGGCGAATCTACTGTTTGATTTAAATCAATGCTTTTACTATTCAAAGTGGTTGACAAGCCTCTAGACTTAAAAGTAAAGTTAACTTCTGTAGCCAAGCCACCCTTCTTTGAACTCTTAGTAAAAGTTGGTGCCATCGTTGGGTTAAAATCTAAATTGCTATTTGCTCTTAGTGAGTCTTGCTCTATATTTAAAGATTCTAAATAGGTTTGTCCAGAATTATTGGCGACAACATTACCGACATTTGGCTCCACAATATTACCGGCAGATGTACTTCCTGATGTAGTATCGGTAGAATAAGTTTGTGCCACAGGAAGTAACTTATCTGGAATTATTTCTAACTCTGGGGCCACAATCCCTGCTACAATTCCCGCAATCATGGTTCCATCTACACCGCAATTTTGTTGAGCACCATTTGGATTTATGTTACAAGGAAATCTAAATGTTAATTGCAATAGCTCTAAAAATAAAGAAAATATAGACAATACTGGCTCTAAGATACTGATGTCTGCCTTGATCTCAAATAAGTACTCTGAAAGGGTTTCTTCTAAGGATTTGATTGCTGTAAAATTAATCGGTGTTTTTGCGGCATCACTAATAGCCTTACAAATTTCATTTATAGCGGTAATTGTTAAATTAACCTTATCAACCAAGCACTTAAATAATTCTAGCAAGTGTAAGACTAACCTTAAGAACATTACAGGTACTGAGAATTGTGGTAAAATTAATATCAGATCCCAGAGAGATTCAAATAACCTTATTACTGCTTTTGCTATTTTAACCGGATTAAGCAAAGAACAAATGACATCAATAATACAGAAAATAACTTTAACAGGTACCATCAAGGTTTTAAAACCATTTAGTGATACTTTTAATTCTACAGCCAAATGAAAAGAAAAATCACAGAATGATTTAATAAAATTCCTTGGGGTTAATGATTTATCTAAAACCTCCTGAACAAATTGCAAAGGATAGGAAGAAGCCTTATCTGCCAGATCTTCTATGTCTGGCGCACTACCCTCACCATCATATAACTCTGCTATATCTACAGTGAATGGTCCACCCAGGTTAATTTTGGCACCTTCCCTGGTGGTATTGGTAGTTGAAGCACAAACATCAAAGCAGTCTTTTGCAATAATAAATCCTGTTACTTCTGGTGGCATTTGAACTAAGGCTATATAGCTACCAGGTGTGTCATCCACTAAGATCGGCCTACCCCTTGGATATAAAGGTATATCATTTAATAAAATGACAAAATCTCTTTCTGAGTTTACAACTTTTATTTTATAAAGTTTTTCAGCAACAATTGTGATTGGCGTTCCAGAGTCTAAAAGTATAATCTCGCCGTCTTCTGGCCCAATCCCGACAACCTCTGAAACATTATGCTTGATAGATGGTAGTTTTGAATTTAAAATATTAAAAAATAATAAAATATTTTTATCGTATATGCGATAATAATCTTTTAAAAAGATTGCACCGCCTGGTAGCACCAAAACTTTTTTATCTAACGAATTAACATCAGGGTAGGGTAATAAACTAAAGATATCCTTATCTTCACCATTTATTTTTAATCTTAGATCGGTAGATGGTGTAATATCAAATGGTAAAAAAGAATTATAAGATGTTTCAGCATTAGTAGCAGCAGGATTGAAAATCAATCCGTCTGTTTTACTATCCGGGTATACTGCCTCTAAAACATTTGTTGCATCCCCTGACGGGGTACCTATAAATCCATAAAATTTTGTTGGATCATTTAAAAAAGAATTTAAGTCTGATATGATTTCTGTACTTGAAATATCTAAGTTGGTAGTAACTTCACCAGTCAATTCATCTATGCTGTATGTTATATTATTAACATCTTTTGTGATCGCGGTACCTTGCGTATAATATCCTGGCATTGAATAATTAGAACCAAAGATCTTCTCTTTTTTATCTATTGAGAATGTAAGTATTCCGCTATTACTTGGTTTAAAATTATCAATTTCAAATATAATATGGGCACCACCATCTTCTATGTGTTTGGCACTCTTTATTTTTCTTCTTTTGATAACTTCATCGCCTAGCTTAATTGTATATCTTTTTCTTAAAAATCTTTCCTTAATCCCAGAAACTATGAGCACAACCTTTCTTATTTTTTTAAAAGTATTGGGTGCTTCTAAAATAAACTGCCTATTTCCAAAGTATTCTGAAAAATTAACAGAAGAATAATATGTCTTTTCAAAAGTAGAGGAAACTACTGTATCAGTTTTCTCTACTGCTATACCCAAAACTGTTGCTGGCTCAATGAAGGCTGGTGCTTCATTACTACCCAACCTCAAAATTGCATGTGAAGTATTGTCACGTTCCACTAAATCTAATTTGGTTTCAGAACCAGTCATTTCATCGATTGAAATATTGGTAAATATAAAATAAGCTTCTCTTAAAGATTGTAATCCTGAAAAATTATAATTTCTATAATTTTTACCAGGAAATCTTAAATTTGCTTTTTTGTTACTAACTTTAAAAAAGTCTTCGCTTGTTGAAGCAGAAAAATCATATTTTATGTTTTTAGATACTAAAAATGTTCCAGCGCTAGTGTTTACTTCTATATTTTCTTCTGGCATAGAAAATTGATGTAATATTTGCTTAGAAGCATTAGAGTTTGGTAATGCTAAATAAGCATAAACTTTTTTATCACCTTTAAATATTTTATTTTTTGATTTTAATCTTAATACTGCACTAGAACCGTTTTTAAATAGTGGGATGCCAATAATAGGCTTAGTACCAAAGTCTAAGGAGACAATATCATCAGTATTAAATTGAGCTAATACAGTCCCTTTTGGCGGCCTAGATTCTATTATTGATGTGGAAATATAAATCTGTTCTTCATTTGATTCTTCTAATATATTTGGACATTTTAAAGTTACGCCATAACGCTGAGATATTGGTGTAAACTCTAGTTGCTGTAAAGTATTAGGACTTATAATAATCAAAATCTCTTGTGTGGATTGTGTATAAGCAATTAATGGATTGGCTAATTGCAATGATATTTTTTTGTTATCTTCCTTACCCCTAAAGATAATTTCATTTACACAATCTAAGTTTTCACCCTTAATTAAAATATTATTTGCAATATCAAAAGCAATAGGCGAACTATCATCAAATCCGTTTGGTATTATTTCATCAATAGTTGGTCTTTGTTTTTGCAGAGATATAACTGGCCCTATAAACTTAGTAACTTGACCAAATTTATCTGCGGCATAAAGGATAAAGTTATAAACTGAAAATGCTAAGCCATCAACGTCTATGCTTGAAAGATCTGATGCAGAAATAGTTACTTGATAAGTTTCATCTTCAGATTTAATTGGTGTTTTCTTAATCCATTTGCTTGGAGTATTTAAATAAATCTTTGGTGTAACAGATGCTAACAAATTAATGGCACCATATGAAGCAGGGTTATAATACTTGCCCTCGTTTTTGTTATCTGCTACGCCATTATTTGAAAGTAAAATGTCTGGCCTATTTTTAATACCGAACCAAACATAAGGATCTACATCATTGGTATATGGTAAATCAGACAAAGGATCTGCACTGGAAATTCCTGGTAAGTATTTTTCTGCCTTAGAATATATTGCTTGGTCTTTAGATGATGGAATACTTTTTTCATTAACAACCGCAGCCCTACCTTCTTCCAGCCCTAAGGTTAAAACTGGCACAGAAGTGTACTCTATTGAGGTGTCAAATGTCTTTAAAAACCTAGTTTTACCTAAGAGCCCTGACACGTTAATTGGTGATATATAAATATCAACATCTTCATCTTCTAATAGCTCAAAATTGAAAGTGACGGAGTCAGAACCAAGTGGAAAATTATCTGGAATTTCACCAGTAATAGCGGCTAATGGTGGTGGTTTAAAGGCTTCGATTTTAATTCTATTGACCACTTGCTCAGATATAATTTCTATAAAGATCTCATCTTCTGAAGATATAGATTGGATAACCTCACCAGCAGAATTTCTGCCAGTAAGGTCCGGCATCTTGATATAGACGCGGTCATTTTTTATTGTATAATATCCGCCTAAGATAGGGTTACTTTTGGTTGAAAATAAGTCTTCTTGTGATATGTTTATCACTGGGAAAAATTCTAATACATAATCAACAACATTATTATCACCTAAATTAATTTCATCAAATCTTCTTCCTGAAATTCCAACTGTATCAAAAAATTTACCACTAGTAGAAAACAAAGTATCAATTATTTTAGGAAATACTTCAAATGGAATATATTTAAATTCACAAATTCTGATAACATCTGGGCTGAAAACATTAGGCTGTAATGTTGATGAATCTTGTCCGTTATATATACAAAAATATATGTTTGGTGCTTTTCTATTGTATTCTAAGTTTCTAAAATTTTTCTTAGATATATCAAATAATATATTGTTAACAGCAACATGAACTTTAGACAAGCTGGTTAAATTATTATTTAAATTAGTTAACTTTGCTAAATCTTCTGCTTTTTTAGTTATAATATCATCAACCTTTTTATTTGGTTGCAGCTTTAAATCTTTTACACCAATACTAACAATTGCACCGCCAGATAAAGGTAGTGTATTACCCCACTCCAATTCTGCTTTTTTAGGAAATTCTATTTTAAAAGAAGTATCTGTATTATCAGAGACAATGATTTCACCACAGTAAACTGGCTTTACTTCTATACAATCATTATTTTTTGCTTCTGGAATAACACCTTCTAAAACGCTACTCATTTTATTTAATCCCTACTTGGTGTAATAAGATTATTAATCAGACCTTTAGAATTTATGGCCTGTACCTGGCTACCTTTTAACATTATATTTTCTGTGCTCTCAATTAGAACCGCACCATCATTTCTAATGATCATCGGCTTTCCTGTTTTCATTCCTGCAATAACCAGACCTTCTTCACTAATTGAAATAATATAATCTGATTGTGCCCCAGGATTTTCACCTGCTTCAAAGCTTGTAGCAACAAATTTTTTATCAGTTACGTTAACACGTAACTCAAAACGACCAACCGTCATTTCTCTATCTTGACTGTCAGTTCCTGGATATGTGCCACCAATATTAAAAAGAACTTCTCCATCTGTTTGAACGACAAGCGACCTGTTATTTTTATCCCTTCCTAACCAAGAAATAATTGAACCGGCAGTATCTAAAAGAATGCTTTTTTTATCATGATTATCACTACCAACTGAAACTTCAACAGAACCTTCCATGTTTGCATGGACACTTTTCCCACCTACTGGTTTTGCCTGGCCATCCTCCCCTATATCAATAGAAACTTCATCGTTTTTAATAGTAGAAGAAAATTGATTTGAATAATTTGGATTATTTGCCTCACTATAAAATTTTCCAGCAATAACCATCCCACCATCTTCACCGCCACCACCATGATAAATTGCTGGTGCCTGTGGTTCTACAGCTACTACGGACATATAATTTGGCAATCCTACAGATTCTTCCTCTGTATTATAATTAGCCGGAATTGCCACCTCAAAAGGCTTGCTGTTTGACAAAACGCCTTCTGTACCAAAAGATTTTGGAATGCTAATAACTTTGATCGTATTTGCAATCAATCTTTCCGCCGCAGCATACATATTATGATATTTGGTTGGATTAACTCTAGATTCTGATGATTGCCCATTAGAATTTACAGATGGAAAATATCCCGACTCACCACCGCTGCTATATTTAATACCTGTTTTTCTACTGGTTAAATTTTGAGCCCTTTTATCTGGAAAAACTATTTCACCGTTTTCATCTCTAAGCGTAACTGGAACTGGCTCTGTAATACTTGGATTAAGAACAGTAACTTCTACACCATCATCTTTTCCAGCATAATTTGCATTAGAAGCAAAAGGGATATTTCCAGTATCAGTAGAAGCAGGAATGTTTATTTTAAGCAAGCCTTCTTTATCAATATCAAAAACAAAATTTTTAGATGATTGACAAGAATCAGTAGTTCTAGTATTGGTTGTTAATTGAAAATGATAACCCACTCCTCGTCGGCTAATTCTGCGAGCTCGATCGTAACTAATTTCAAGATCTTTTTTTGGTACTCTATTATTTTCACTATAAATTAATGGTAGAAAATTTATATCTAACAGGGTTCCATTAATGTCCAATAAGTTTCCTGCAATGATTTCAATCAATTCAGCTTCCGAAAGGTAGAGGGTATTACCCTGCTCTCTATGCCTAGCTTTACCAGTCAAATCTAGTAAACCAATATCTCCTGCCGCCCTGGCCACCTCTTGATCAAAGCCTGTAAAATAATTATCTGATAAAAACTCATAAAATACTGTTCTATGTTCTGCTAGTTCTGGATTTCTAGTTCTTCTATCATAGGTTCTTTTAGAAGGTATGCTACTAGTAAAAAATCCATATGGCACTGTTCTAATTGCATATTCTGGATCTGCACCTAATGGAACCTCAACTATATTAGGCTTGGGCCTATGATTTCTTTTATCACTAGACATCCTTCTTACGGGGCCTGAGATTACCCTTGATCCGCCAGTATATTCAAAATAATCTTCTACAGCTAATGTTGAGGATGTTCTATTTTGATTTCTTTTAACCCACAAGCCACCGCCATTAACAGTTGTAAACTGTAAATCACCATAGCTGTTTAATTTGATTCTAGCGCCACGCTCACCTTTGATTACCAAATCCCCTTCGGTAATTCTTGGGTATGAAGTTGTGCCATTTGGTAAGTTTAATAAAGCATCTTTTTTATAATTTGATGGATTTAATTTTTGATTAGGAATTACTGCAGCAATTAAGGTTAAGTCCCTACTATTTCCAGAGGTGTGAACAGCCAAAACTCTAGAACCAACGCTTAGCCCACGAAAGATTCCAGCATTAGAATTGCCCGCCGTATGTGGCAAAGGCACGTTTGTAATATTTGAATCTTGATTACTATTGCCTGGGGAAATTGTACAGGTACCTGCATCATAGTTGATATCAACTATGTTGGCTTCAAATATTTGATCTGAAAATTTATTAGTTATAGCCATTATAATTCCGAAAGGTTATTTATTGTTTTACTGTTTCCTTAAGCGCTCTTTCTATATCCAAGAGTCCTATCTCAATAATGTTAGAAACATTAATTTTGTTTGGATTTAGTGTGTAAGAAAACTCTCCAGATCTAATATCCAACCAAGTTCTTTGCTTAGGCCCACCCTTAGGGAAGATGGCATCATAATCACTAGAATCTACTTTTTTACCGTTTATGGTTTGACTTGTTACAATTTCTGGATTTAAACATCTAAATTCTGAAGAGGTTCTATCTTTATCTAGAAACACTATTTGCTCAACAATTTTATTTATTGGTACCGCTGCTACTGGTAGTCCATTAGGCAAGGTTAATGGCGTAGTAGACTTATTATTACCAATCTGCGCTCCCATCTTATTTAAAATATTTATACCCTGGTCTAATAAATCATCAGCAACATAAGTTGGATTTTCTTGCGTTAAACTAACTGGATTCTGTAAAAGTTTTTTAAATATTTCTAGATTATTCTTTACCCTCTCTAAATCTTCTTGGCTATTATCTTTTACGAAGCCTCTTAGTAAAACTAATCTATTTCCAATTAATATTGTACTTAATTCAGCCATAATATTTACAAATCTAAGCGCATTATTTTTGTGTGATAATAACAAGTTTATATTATCTTCTGTAATATCTAATCTATCAGGAAAGACTAGTGCGCTATCTGGTTGAAGTACACGATAACTGTCATCGCCTTGTGAATTTCTATAAGTTAGATTAGTACCTACCAGTGGGTCTTTAACATATTGCTGTCCAATTACATCTAATGGGCTTGGCAAATAAGTTCCGGGTGGATGTCCAAACTCTAAGGTTAGAGTAGTGGAAAAAGAATCACCTTGTGAATAGGAGTGAGAAACTTGACGAACATAATAAATTAATTGTTTTGAAGCAACATAAACAACATCGCCAGGTTCATAATATTCATTACCAACCAACTGAATTGTACCAGTGTTGATTTTTAATCTTTGCAATTGCAATAGGAATAAGGCATATGGCCTAGATTGTGTTTCTGCATCATTAATAAATGGGGCGCCACGATTGGGTCCGCATTTATAACCATACTGCCTACACAAATCAAAGTCAGTTGCACCAGCCCAGAAATAAGTATCATTAAAAGCATTGCTTAGAGCGGCACCTGTAATGGGGGAATCACCAACAACGTCTACCCTGCAATAATCTGGTGGATCTTCACGAAAGGAACAAGATTTAATATCATGATCATATATAATATGTCGCTTACCAGAACCAGGGCCAAGTAAGTTTCTTTTATCATCTGCAATTAAATGATCAAACAAAGTTCCGCTGTTAGCATCACCAGTAAAAATATCGGTAATTGTTTTTGTTGTATTTTTTGCCCGGTCTAGAATATCTGTAATATAATCAAGACGTTTAAAGGTGGCATTACTTTCTAAAGATAATTCCCAAGTTACTGGTGAAATAGAAGTTAAGATATATTCTTGGTTTGTATCAACCTGATAGCCTTTTTTATAAAGATCTGATTCTTGATAATTAGTGCTATCACTTAGTCTTTTATTTTCATTTGCAAATATTTTTAAATAATTTTGGGAACCTAATATTTCAGAAGAAACAATGTCTTCAACTTCATCCAGCTCCCTTTGTTTCTCTGTATTTCTTTTAAGTATAGTAACTAAATTATCTCTATTTGAAATAGTTTCTTGCAGTTTATTTAAATAATTAGATGCTTTTGTTACATTGTCTGTTTCTGAGGATTCATTATTTAATATAAAGTCTGAATCTTTAAACTTACCATTATCCGTAACCAAATCTGAAGCTGGATCTATGCCGGATAATTTTACAAACGACTCTCTAAGATTATTAATATTGGATGCATTTGCAATTTTTATTGGATTAATATTGCTAGGCTGAATAGCAACACTTAGAACACTCTGGGTAACATTAGTATTTTCTTGAAAGACTGGATCAAACTCCCCTAGTATAGTTTCTGTATCACCAAGCAGAACATCTCCTTCGTGACCTAATCCACCAGAAATATTTAATCCTTCGCCAATTAATTGGTTGCCGGTTTGAATGTTGTTTCCAATTCCAAAGTTAAAATTTCTAGTTCTAAGCTTAACGGCTGCTGAATCTCTGGTTTCTACACCAAAGAATTTTAAGCTAGCCTTACCTAACCTAGATTCACTAGAAATAGTGTTGCTTGCAGACTCTTCTGGAATTAAATAAATAGATGCAGATGGATTAAAATTAGGAATCAACCCTTTATCTGGATATCTATTTAACAGCAGGCATAGAATTACAATCCTAATGTTAAGGCTATGAATTTCTCTACGAAGTGAAGAACTTCTAGTTTGAAAAACTTCTGTCAGGAATTCTGGCACCACCTTTCTATTTGTTTGCTTGTTAATTTCAAACAACCTCTCTAAAACTGTAAGTGGTGTCTTATTCCATTGTGGTGGCCGAAACTCTAAGTGACCTTGTGTATTACAGAAAAATTCTAAGTTAACAATGTCTGCCGCCTTAGTACATTTTTCATAAATACTGGTAAAGTTACCTTTGAATAATTTAAAACCTGATTCTCTTAGTTTAAAAATAAACGGACGAATATCACTTTGTTCATCGTATTGGTCTGAAACAATGAAAAGATTTTTATCTCGATTTAAACGAACATCTTCAATTCTTCTCTGTGCTCCAATCAAGGTCATGGCTCTTGTCAACTGATGATCTGCCGAATAATTTCCTGTAAGTGGTAAGGTTTTAGATCTTCCAAATAAATTAAAGTTTTGTGTTAACAAGTCTCTAAAGTTTGTCGCCCCGCTATCTTTCAACTTATTAATTTGCTCACGAATTCCTATTTGTATGGACTCTCTTTCAAAGGTTAACGATTTTGTAATTAAATTATTTTGATAATCATTTTTTTCTAGCTTCTGCAATAAAATATCTAACTCTATTCTTCTCTTCTGAAGTTGCCTTATTTTTTCATTAACTTCGTTCCTTAAGATGCTGTTGTTTGCAGTTTGTAATAATGTCTGATTACTCAAAGTAATCATTCGGTATGGTCTGAAGTTTCCAAAGTGATTATTTTGTCTTCTAACTACATCTAGTACAGCAGACAATGGGTCTGTTGGATTTAAGGCTCCGGTTTGTTCGCTAATATTATGTGCATTATAAGCTTGAGTAATAAAGGTTTCTACGTTGTATGGTTGGCCTACAATTAGAAGGCTTAATATATTTGCAATATCCAAATTATTTAGAACATCTTGTGCAACATTTAAACCATAAGTTTGTGCTAGTAACTTTTGGGTAATTTGATTTTCATAAAAAGGATCAACCAGATTAACGCCAGCAGTTGCAGTTATAATTCCCTGCTTCCATCGGTAAACTAATCCATTTGGATGTTGAAAAATTTTTGTACCAGATAGTGAACCACTACTATTATATTGGCCTTGTAATAAGTTTTTTTCTGTTGCAACTTGTCCGTTTAAAATTCCGGAATCATAAAATAATAATCCGTTACTAATTAATTTTTTGTTTTCTTCTAAGAGCTGTGGGCCTCCGGCCGATAAGACTGTACCCAGCGCATCAGTTTTTATCTCATAAGGTGTTAATGGATCTTCCAAGATCCCCTGCGGATCTTGTAATGCTGGCTGCTCCATAAAGCGTGACCACCTCAACCAACCCATATTATCCACACAGCTTACTTCTAAGGTCCACCTACCATTGCTCCAGGCTTCAGTACTTCTTTCTATAAAGCCGCCATATACGTGACGCATACCAAATGAGTTGTCACAAAATTGTCTTAGCTTTTTATAGGTATCTAAATCTATTTTCCCATTGGTAAATAAAATTCTTTCTGCATCTAAAACAATTTCATCTATGGATGAAAAACCTAAGTCAAAAGATTCTTGGTTCTTATTAAAATCTTGAACCGTCTTCTTACCTCTAATATAAAAATGTACACCATCTCCAGGGTTTATAAAAGACTTGCCCAAATAAAAAACACGTAGTCTATCTCTGATATAATGAATATCTACTGTAGAGTCTAGTCCACCCAGCCCTAATAACTCCAATCCAGCACTAACAACTAACCTTGTATCAACTGGTGGGCTAGATGGGTCTGATAGATATTTTAAGAGACCTACGGTGCCTGTGATTGCTTCCTCTATTGCTATTTCTATATCACCCTCTGTAATATGCATAATTCTATAAGGGTCTTGCAGTGAAAAGGAACCTGAGCTAGTTTGAAATGTAAGGCCACAAGACGTACTAAAGTTTGTAAAGTTTCCCAACTCTATAACACCAGTTCCTGGACCAGTCCCATAATTATCTGTATCATTAGGATCTACAACCCAAGTAGTTAATTGTAGATCGCTAGCAAATGCATTTCTTTCTAACAGCAACAGGATATCTTGCTTATATGCTTCGAACCCCACTTCTTGAATATTGTAAGATAGAAACTTACCAAGCTTCTTCCACAGGTCTGCATTCTCTAAAGTTTGTGCATCTGGCTGAATAGATAAAAACTGTGAATTGTGATATAAATCAACCAATAGTGATAGGTTAACTTCTGCAGAATCTTCTAGACTTTTTTCTAATTTTGTTAAGCTTTCATAAGATCTGATTTGCGCAACCTTATAAGCAAACAAGGCTTTTGTTGCACGTAATAAAACTTTCTCAGTTTTATCTAGCCATTGCAAATCATTATTAAACTTAAAAGTAGAAAAAGCTTTCTTTTTAATAAGAATAGAAGCATTGGGTGTAAGAGTGACTAAGTTTCTTTGCTTTAGTTGGGATGCAAAGGTTTTATCCTGACCCAATAATATATCAACACCATCATCAAATAAATTTATCTCTGATGAGGTGGGCCTTGCTACTGATTCATAGTTTTTTCTTAAAGAATAGTCGCCACGAACTGTATTTTTTAAAATTTTATTGATATTAGAATTTATTAACTTTGAAAAATTATTAATTGCCATTTAATCAGCTTCCTCTGGTAAATCTATTCCTACTAATTCCTACGTTATTTATCTCAAGATTTGTTGATTCTTGTGTGTTTGAGAATCTAGATGTTATAGATTGACTAGAACTTACACCTGAATCATTCGAGTTTGCCTGGCTATCTTGCCTTCTATAACTTTCTGAAACTGGAAAAGTTAATTCATCTTCTCTTGGTCCTTCTACAGGCATTGAAGCAGAACGTGGTTCGTTATTTGCATCATAAGGGTTTCTATGCCAAGGCATAAAGTTTGATCTACTACCAGATCTTTTAAATGCATGAAATGTAAAGGTATAAGTAAAATTACCCGTTGTTTCTGCACCTTCATCGAAGTTAAAATCTTTAAATATTCCCTGGTATCTTTCACCATGCCAATACATAATTACACTAGTTGCATAAGCACCTAAAGTTGGAGATAATTCAATTGCGGCAGGATTATTATTTACAATTCCTGCTGCAGCATCTGTTACTTGTTCTATAATTGAACTAACACCATTTAAAATATCGGAAGCTCCACCTCCAGTAAAACTATCTAAAACACTTGTAGTATCGCTTAAAAAGTTATTTAGCGACACACCATTCCCTATAGTTCTACCTTCAAATGCGCTTATAAATTCTTGCGAGTTATTTGCTGCTCTGTTCCTTAAAATATTTGTAAATTGGATAATTTCATTTCTATAAACGTCCCTTAATATATTTATAGCTTCAATGCCACCAGACCCCACCTGACCAGTCACGCTAATATTGGTATATTGTTCGCCCCAGTATTGAACTATATATCCACCCTTGGTATTTGACTCATTCATTAGTTTTGAATTTGTAATTCTTATCGTTGTTGGATTAATATATAGTGGGATTACAGACCTTCCCAAGACATCATTTCTACCTAGTGACTCAGCAGACACAGGAACTAAAAATTTCATAGTTCTTCTTTGAACTGGCATATATGCTCCTAATCGCTATCTTGCAGTGAGAGTACCGCTGATTGAATTAATTAAAAGATCAATTTTACTTATCAATACGTTCATAACATCTGTTGTGCCATCAACTGCGGTTGCTGCTGCAGAACCAAATTGGGTTTGTCTAATCTTATTAAATAAATCATCAAATTCTTGTCTAAGTTCTTCAAAAAATTCATCGATATTACCTGCTGCAGTTTTAATTTTATCGAAGACTTCTTCACCAAGCTCATTAAAATCAACAATTGGTTGATTACCATAACCCCTATTAAATTCGGTAATGTCACCCCGAAATCTATCAACCCCCTCTCTCTGCATCCTTCCTACCAATGCTGCCAAAGTATCCGCACTTAATCGGACACCCTCTGTAAACTTTTTGTTTAATAATTGTAACTCAACATAGGTTGAAGCAGTAGAGGCAGCAGTTTTTTCTTCATATGATGTGGTTTGATTTCTAGCAGAGATTATTTCCTGTAAGTCTGTCCCCAAGGACTCTGCCAAAGATTGGTCACCACTTTTATTAGCTTCGTTTAATTTTTCTAACAACTCCAAAGTTCTATCTTGTGTTGCGGTATCTGTTATTTTATAAATGTCACTTAATAATTGTGTTTGTGTAAAAAATGCTTGTTGTAGCCTGGGATCCTTATCTGCTTCGGAGACTGTAACTATATTTCCGCCCGCAAATGAAGATAAAGTATTTTTCATTGCATTAGCTAGATCCATCGCTAGTTCTGATTGGTCACCACCCTCTGCTAGTCTAGCCCTCAAACCAATGCTGGCACCCAATGCGCCCTGTCCAGAGCCAATATCTAATCCACCTCTTTGAAAAGTTAAATAAGCGGCAGAATAATTAGATGACAAACCCACCAAAGAATTGCTTAATGTTGTTGACAAGCTTAAAGCATTTTCCATACCCAAGCCCATATCTTCTAAACTATCTGCAAAGCCTTCTAATGCTGGACGACCAAAGCTAGCATTTACACCTAGCTTACTGAGGTTGCTAGCAAAACTATCTAAATTATCTGCTATTTTACTTACCTTAAGACCTGTATCTGCTGATATATCACCAAACATAGCCATTTGCTCTACAGCATCTTGTGCTGATAATCCCTGGACCATCATGGCACTAGATAAGCCTTTCATATAATCAGTTAAAGTCATCCCCAAAGAACTAGAATGTAAAAATGCTGTATTTAAAAGATCCATACTTCCTGCTGCGGAAGTTATTGTTTTGCTCATATTTTCTATAGAAATTCCAGCATCAGCCATTGTCTTTGCAACAGCTACCCTATCTGCTGTTGTAATAAACCCAAACTCTGCAGTTGCAAATTGTTGCGCAGAAGTCATTATATAATCGCTATATTTTTTTGCCTCTTCAAAGCCCTTACCAAAGCCTGCTGCATTCTTATACATTGCCTCGTTTAGATCCCTTGTGTATGCAGTGGCAACATCCATGGCTTTTCCGAAGCTATTTAAAAGCGTAATTGCTTCGCCGCCAACTCCCAATATTGAACCAAAAGTTTCGTTAACTTTGTTAAGACCATAGGTAAGCGGACTTAATGCACCAAGTGAAAGCTTGTCGGCAAATGAAGTCATAAGAGATATTGCACCACTAAGGTTATTATTAACTGCACTAGCAGCCGCCGCAACTTTGTCAAATCCTATACCACCAGAAGCCGCTGCTTTATTTAAGTTATCAAAGGCAGCAATACCACTAGCTACAGACTGATTTAGTTTGTTTAGAGCTTGTGTCGCTGAATCTGTTGCCATAATTCCTCTCCCTAAGTATTAAATTTATCTATAGTATTTTTAATACTAGATAAATCAGATGGTAACTTTGCTCTTGATACATCATAATTTTCATTCTGCTTTCCACTTTGCTCTAGCTTTCTCATCCTAATAACTGCATCTAACAAGTTGTTATTCTTAAAATCGCCTGTTACGATCGACTTCTCAAACTCAGCGTCATCTTTAAACCTATGGTCTGGTGGACTTTTTCTATATTCTTGAATCTTTTTAACTGCTTCTGCATTCCAGAATGAAGCAAGATAATCTATTTTTGATAATTGTTCCTCGTGTTCTTGTTTTTTATCTTGATATAATAATTCAGAATATAAGACCCATTGATGTATGGTTATATCATCAAAGATAGGATCGTCTATTCTACACTTCCAAAGCTTAGATAATTCCCATCGGAGCCAGATTTCTGGCTCCTTTATTAGTTTTTTGAGTTTTCCTTGATGCCTCCATCATTATATAGACCCATTGATCTTTCGACCATCTTTTCATAATGTTCAAAAATTTTATCTACTAGCGAGGCTTGAAATTCCATAATAACCTCTACTTTTTGTTCATATTCTGACAGATGTTGCTCGCCAGAGTAAATTTCATTTAGTGACAGACCATTAACTGATACAATTGCCTCAGCTAAAGTATAAGGTTTTATATTAAGAATTCTTTCATCTTGTTCTATCTTCATTAATCTTTTGACTATTTCCTTTTGCTGCCTGCTTGATAGTGTTGATATTTTAATTGTTGAATCACCAATAGAAATATCTTCGACCAACTTTCCAAAAAGTGCTAGATTTTTAAACCCAGGGGGAATGGGCTTGTCTTCTGCTGCCTCATTTTCAAATACTTCCTCGTTAGCTTCACGAACTTTGTTAAGTGCGCCAACAACACCCTGTGGTAAATTACCCATAGCATTCTTAGCTTTTGTTGCTGTTTGGTGTTCAACTACACCTCGGCCTGTTCTACTCATTTATCACCTCTCTTAATGTTTTCACTAACTTTAATGCACATGGTTATAAATTGCAAATGCGTTAGATTGCCTTTAAACTTTTGACAATCTATACAACATGATACCAGATTATCAATATTATAACCACCGGAAATATTTATCAACTCCAACCTAATTTTTTTTACTTTAGAACTACAATAAAAACAATCTTTGTTCCAAAAGCTATCAAACTCTTCTAACTCAATACTGAATGGCACCTTTTCTTTTTGTGCTTTTTCTTTATAGATTGCATAACTTCGTGCTGGTTTATAATTATGACATCTTCTGCATTCTGCTCTAAAATAAGGTGGATTGGGAAGTTTTGAAAAATTATCTAATGTTTTAAACTCACCACATCTTTTACAACTTTTTCCGCCCTCACAATTATATTTTTTTTGTGTATAAGAAGCTCTGCCTGATCCAGCACATTTTCTACTGCAATAAACACCCTCTGCATTTCTTCTTATTACATTATATAATGTTCCATATTTAACTTCAAAATCAGAATTACACCAGGTGCATTTGGCAGGAATAATTTCTAAATTTTTCCAAATTTCTTTATCATTTTTAAGCTGCTCTAAAGTATACAAAAACTACTCCTGTTTATATGTAAAAAAGTACCAGAAATAAATTTAAAAGACTTTTTTATTTAAAACAGAATTTTTTAAAGAAAATAAAAAACCCCCTAAAGAGGGGGTTTTTATCATTTAAACTTGTGATTAGAATGCAGCGCTAATTAGACCAGGGAAGTCTAGGGCACCTCTTCTAGCACCGGAATCTGCCAGTAATTCAACATCATCCAACTGTGTTGGAACCTGTCTACCACCACCAGTACCTTGACTCAAGGCTACTGCTTCACCACCGCGGATGGTCCTAACAGTTTCTACTAGTACGTTTGCAGTTTCAGATATTACATAGTTTTCTGAACTGTAAGTCTTTGATAGAGTCTTGAACCAGCAATTTTGATAAGTGGTAATAACTGCATCATCATCTGTTCCAGTGTATTGATCAATTACTACAATATCAAAAGGTATTCTTTGTGCCTTTAGATTCTTAAATCCTCTGGAGAAAGCTTCTGGTAAGCTTAATCCATCGAATACAATTCTAGTAATTGTAAGATCTACGTCTGCAGAAGAATCAGGTACAGCTTCGATAACGCCGTCTGTACCTACTTCACGAATTCTTTTGATCTGTCTATTTTGTGTTTCTTGGAATGACTGAACAGCACCAACAGGTTCATTATTAACTAGAATAAGAATCTGTGTAGATAATGCTGTTCTGGTAGTTCCATCTAATACAGAGCCAGATTTAGGATAAGTTGCCATTTAATACTCCTATTATAGGATACCGACTTCAATATCGATAAAGATATAGTTAATTGGATATGCTGGCTGGAATCTCAAATACACATTCCACTGTCTTGGGTCAAGCTTATCTCTTTCAACCTTAACATTTTTATAACCAGTAATTAATCCTTGTGAGACTAAGGAAGATAAAATTCCAATAATTCTGGATGTCATTGCACCCTGTGTATTGTTGTCTTCTACAACGCCAACGAATGCTTTGAGTCCTTGTCTTAGAACTTCTTTAACTCTATCTCTAATGAAGATTATGGAAACTTCCTCATCTTCTACGAATCCAGACTGGCTAGTAGTCCTACCTGCCAAAACCTGTCCACCACCAACAACTGGCTGTACAACTGTGGCACCAACTGCACCTAGTTGATTTAGAATTACAGGGCGGTACTTCTTATCTCTAAGAATTGTGAAGCCTGAAAGAACTTTGTTAGTTAGTGGTATTGCAACGTTTTGTGTAGCAGATAAATAACCAGCGGCAGCAGCAGCCATATAGAATCCGTCAATAAAGGTGTTTGCACCCTGAATGGATCTTACTACCTGATCTGGATAGAAATAGACGGCTCTATTGCTGGTGTAGTTATCACTAAGCTTGTAGTTTTGTAGATCTTCAGTATTTCCATCAAGAACTTCTTCTGGATCGTCGCCCTGAATACCTTCTAGAATGCCAATGTCTTCTACTGCAACTTCTTCTAATCCAATAAGAGCCTGAGGTGTTACGCCTTGTTGTGCGCCAAACATTGTAACTCTTTCTTTTTGGATTGCAATAGTGCTCATGGTTTCTACGTGCTGAATTGCAGCGCGGAAAATTCCACCCCTATTTTGTAGTGGTAATGGAACTACAATCTGGCACTCTTCTGCTTCTAGAGCCTCAAATGCTTCAAACCAATTTGTATCAAAGAAATCTGCATCAACTTCATCAACATAAGAAATCTTAATTCCATCGCCAGACTTTAAAGTTCCGCTAGATACTAAATCTTTGTGGAAAAGTACTGCGGCTCTTTTGTTGGTAACATCACTCTCATCTTTGATAAAGAATTGCATTTCGGTAGCGCTGTTTGTAAGGCTGGTTGATAAACCATCATTAGCAACAACAATAACAGTTTGGTCATCCACAATATCAGTGATTATCAATTCTATACCTACGGTGGTAGAGCCAAATAGTGCAAGGCTAATATCGTCTGACTTAGTCTTTAAAGAACCAAAAGAATCTTTAAGGCTCTGGACAACTATAATCTTGCCTACGTCTGTACCATCAAAATTTACCTCTGAACTGGTAAAAGTTTCTGATGAAGCAGCCACACTGCCAGCAAATCCTTGGCCAATAATCTTGGTATCTGTATTGATTATAGTGTAAGAGAATGGATAGGATGGATTTGATATAAACTGTGCTTGTCCAGTTGGGCTTTCAATTTGTGAATTGTAAAACTCTACCTTATTTGGGAAGATTTGTGTTTCAACACCCTTTCTGACAACAAAGAAGTTAACTTGCGAATCGCTTTGTGGTCTTGCTTTTTGTAATCCAGATAGGGGCCTTGGAATTATAAAAGTAAGATCATCTGGTTCACAGTTTGCTGCGTTGCCACCGCAGGCCTTAAATCCACCTTGACCATTAGAATTTGCTTCTTGAACTAAGAAGGCAGTTGTTCTTCTTGGAATTGGTGGCTTGCACTGTAAGGCTAGAACATAAGGTGCTTGGTTCTCAAAGCAAAGTCTAGCGCCAAGTGATAAGGTATTTTTAACACTCTCTTGACCATGCTTTTTAGCAAGCTCTTGTGCGCTGACAAAAAGTTCTGGATCGTTAATATCACTTTCTGCAATATACTTAACTTCTAGTCTATCATTCTTTTTTAGTACTCGGGATTTTACATCGATAAAGAATTTATCGCCAACTTCAAATGGAACATTTCCTGCTTTAATTCCAAAGACTAAAACACCATTGGTTTCTAGCATATGGAACTCTAGATCTTTTTCACCTAAGCCATCTGCATCATCATCAACTAGGTTAGGGAATCCAACATTTGGCTCGCCTAATTTGCTAACTCTTAATCTTCTAGAAGAAGTTACTTTATCTACTCTGTAGAATCCAGAAAGTCCAGGTGTGTCACCGCCACAAATTGCTAAAACCTTTCCAAGATCGGAACTTGAAAAAGCGCCAGCAGTTGCAGGGGCACCAGTTATACCGTTATGTACTACGCTGGGATCATCAATAAATAAATTCTTTGCTCTAATCTCCCAGGCTACATTGAGTGCATCGTAAGAAAAACTATCAGTTACCAAGGTTAAGGTTGTGGTATCAGTTCCTAAGTCATAATCGATATCTTCAATTTCAATTCCGGTATATCCATCTGCACAAAGAAAATCACCAGGAACTACCTGGCCTTGTGTTATAAGATCGCCGTCGAACTTAAAGTATCTGGTAGTAAGTGGTGTAGCATCACCACTTAAAACAACCGAGTTACCTAAACCAAAGTCATCGCTAGTAGCTACAACAAAGCCGTCTTGGCAGACATCTTCATTTCCTGAAACCGCACCCTTGATGCTAGTATAGTAAGAATCATGAAATAAAATTGGTTGACCACCTGATGTAGTTATTTGTCCTGATACAGAGCCAGATAATGTAAAAGTAGTTTGGCCAGGAATTGGATCGCCGTTAGAATCTCTGATAACAGAGACTGCTCTAAGTGTCCATCTTTCTGGTGGTGCGTTTTGATCTAAGATTGAGATAAGATTTACGCTGCCACAGATGCCATCTGGTAAGTAACCATTTCCAACGTTGATGCTACTAGCAGACCACTTCTTTCCATCTTGATCACCTATACTAGCGCCCTGAAGTTCAAGGCATCCGGTATCTGGATCAAGCCTAAAATCAAATTGACCATCAAATGGTAGTCCATCTAATTCTGCTTCAATACCTCTAAGTGAGGAACCGTTTAAAAATACTTCGGTTCTTCCGCTTATAATTGGTGAAAATTGTAAGCTAAAGAATCTACCTGCTGGATTTCCATCGGGACTGCAATCTGGATTGCCATCTCGACCATTACCTATAGCTGCTTCAACGACAGTCTCTTCTCTAAGACCTTCACCCATAATGCAGGGAATTCTTAATCCGCCCGGGATTGTTACGCCCCGAGAGATTACTCGATCCCTAGCAAATACGCCAGGTTGTACATATCCTGATATTCCTGGGATGTTAGCCATTTAATTCCTCCAAAAACCTATATAATAAACAATCATCTCAAACCTTTATATTAGTAGTTAAATTTAAAGTTTTATTTCCGCAATTTCTATTACATCTTCGAATTTCAAAGATTGTACATCCGATATTGTATTTTTTCCAGGAATTGGTGTTCTTGATACATCAAAATAAAATACAATTTTTTCAACTACATTTTCTAATGGAATCTCAACCCGCCATTCGGATCTGGTAGAGATTGATATCGTGTGACTAAACACAAAATCATTAGCATATGGTTCCGCATTTTCAGCGCTAACATTTAAACTTTTTATAAATAAACCATTTGCTCTTAATTCATTCCAAGATACATATTGCAAAATTAATTTGGTTATTTCTGTTATTTCCTCTAACTCACTATGACTTTCAGAATAAATTGATATATCAAAATTAACTTCCCAGGCTCCAGCATAAACACGATGTGTCGGTGTTAAAATTTCTTTGACTGCACCAAATTCGTCTTCGACCAAATCTTTTCTATACTTAGTAGAATAATTCTGATTAAAACCTAAAGCGACAGAAGTTCCGCTGGAAGTCTTTACCGTTATAGCAGGGTAAAACTTAATTTCATATCTATAAACATCTGTTATCAAAATCTTGGTTGTAGATGGATCGTCAATCGTCAAACCCGTTAAGTCAGGTGTGGCTGGATAACCATATTCGTCATGCCTATATGTATAAATATTGTCCTTGCTAAAGTGCTTTCTTAAAGTATCTATCAGCAAGTTCTTGGGCTGAACAATAGAAACGTTTTGAACTATATAGTTATCAGCAAAAAAATTAGAATATACTCTGTGATCTCCGCTAAATCCTGTTCCTGGAAGATTTTGAGTATCAATTCCCATCTGTTAATTACCTCATGTTAATAGGTGTATATCTTATTTCTTCAATAGTCTTTGCTTTTTCACAAAAGTTTTTTATTTTAGATAGGTGACGATCTAAAATCTCCCTATCTTTAAAATCTGAATTATTAATAATAATATGTTTCCTTATTAATAATTCTACCACAATCTCATCTTCCCTTGGGAATGGTTCTTTCCCAGTAACTATTTCGGTACAGTTATTACTAGAAGTAATTCTAGGCCCTTCTTTACCTAGCTTATCATATATAAAATTTACTATATTATTAACTGTTTTTTCCAGCTCAAAATTATATTCTGAGTTATTATTAAAAATTTTTACAGAAAACACTATTTCACCTCATATTCCAGCATATTTTCTAAAACTTCTATATTAACATTCTTGGTCAAAAACTTCTTATTAATACCTGTTGGGTCAAGTTCAATTACATATTGCCCAGGTAAAACCCTAGCCTCCCAATAACCTTCCGTATCTGTTTCCCTACTTTTAATAAGTATACCCTTAGGGTCGTAAACTTTAATATACACACCCTTCAATGGTTTTCTGGCCTGATTCTTTACCCTACCAAATAACTTTACCGTATGGGCAGCCTCTGATGTAGGCTTGCTTGGAGGCACCACGGCAGTTGCAGTAGGCATTGCTGGAACTGTTGCAGTGGGTACTGGTAGACTTGCTGCAACAGTCGGTACTGGTACGGTTGCCATTTTAGATATTTTATTGTTTAATAATTTTATATTGCTATCAATATTTACAATTTCTTTTCTTAACTCTTTAACTTCATCAAGAAGCTCATAAATAACATCTATAGCAGATTGTTCACGATTCTTGCTCATGGTGTAATAAACCCAGTTCTATATGTATTCGATGCTTCCACTATATTATTAGTGGTTAAAGTTGGTGAATAGGAAAGCAAAACCACATTGCTATAATTTGTATTTGGTGCGGAATTAATTACAATATTGTTACTAATTATAACATTTCTTGTCTCTGATGCTGCTGACTCTGTAAACATGATGGCCCCCTTCTCCACGCCCATTCTATTTACCAGGCAGTTTGTAAAAAGTATGTTCCCCATTATTAAATTTGAAATAGTGTTTAATGTTGCCGAATCTTGCTGGCCACAAAAAATAACAAATTCACCAACTTTATTTGGGTCTGGTATAGAGCCATCTATTGAAGTCGGACCATCAAAATTAATATTTGAAAACTTATACATGGCGTTTGGCGATACACCAAGTCCGTCCTTAAACAAAGGTTGTGTTAAAGCAAAAACGCATCCAACCGCAACAAGAAAGTCACTGGTCTTATATGTGAAATCAGAAAAAGATACCCCATGCTCAATAAAATCTGATTCTGTACTAGAACTTGAACCAATTAAAAATAAGGCAGTTGACATATCTACAGCCCTATCTACTAAGGACTCACCCACCCCTAATGTAGAACCCTTCTTCAAAATGGTGCCAGGACCAGAGCCCTTGATAGAAACATCAAAGTCGATAACAATAGTCTCATCAATAACGTAAGTTCCATTTTCAATTAAAATAGTCGGTGGACTTATATTTGGAAACATTCTAGAAAATCTTTTGGAATATTGAACAGCAGAATATAAATCTGTAAAATGAGAGTGTGCTATATTGTTAGATACCTTAATATCGCCCAAAACCTTTAAATCTAAATTATCAATAAATAATCTAAGATCAATATTGGTCGTATTGATTGTATCATTTGATATCTCTGCAAGATAAGCAACATCTTCTTGGAAGAATGGTGAAATTGCATTTCCTGGATTTGCAGGATCATTTATATATGAACCTACTACAACACATCCTTGCTTGTTAATTGCAACAATATATGTATAAGAAGAATTTACCCTAACATCTTCTATACCAGGAAACTCATACCTAATTCCATTAACGACTACCACTCCAGATGTAACGCTAAATATTTGATGGCCATCGTTAATATAAGCTTCATTAACTACCTTACATCCCCTGATAATTCCGCTAGCCCTCAGCTCATTTCTAGGGCCTTCAATATATCTCTCTATAAAGGTAGTCCCTATAACTTTATGATCTACGGTACCTGTTACCTTCTTATCAACCAAAGAAGGTATCCCTGGATCATTGGAAGTTCCTAAAATTCTACCTAGACCAGTTGAAAAAGCACCACGACATAACATATAGTTATTGCTACTTACTTCACCAAATCCATAAATAGTTGTAGATATTGATGTAGTAGGTAATGTACTGGCAGATACACTCAATGTTATAAAAGAAAATCCGTCATTTGCTAAAATATTATAGATTCCACTTGTTCCAACAAAAACTGGTTGGCCTGGCTGTAAGCTAAGATCAGTTAATGTTGCGTATCCTGCGGTATCTATATTAAGTGTTGCTGTCTCATCAGATAAGATAAATCCTTTTGAAACATCTGAAATAACTGCATAAAAAGAACCAGAAATAATACTGCCTTCTATTTCCAACCTTTTTGATTGAAAAATGTTTTTATTTTCATCCATAAAAACATCAAATAAGATGGTTCCATCAGCAGTTCCAATTTCTTCAAAAGTAAATTCATCTATTGGTGCCGTAACTCTAAGGATATGAAATACACTAGCATCATCTAGCTCTCCAAGGAATTGGGAACCTGCCAAATCAAAATAAACAATATCATTTGAAATAGATTTTATTCTATAAGTTCCATCATCCGAAATTTCACTAGAACCAGCTATGGCCACCAAGTCACCTACCCTGGCTCCTAATTCAACAAATTTACCACTAAATAATTGTGCAGACAAACCACCTACTGTTAACTTTACATCTGCACCAGTTAAAGTTTTTACTACTCCAAAATTTTTAAGAATTGAGCCATTTAAAAATAAAGAAGCACCAGAAGTTCCTTCGTAAGTAACGTCTAATATATCTGTAAATCCCAAGTCAGAAGTTCCATCATTAGATGGTGCTGCTGAAATCTTTATTGTTCTAAGCTTTACATCAGAAGATATGTTGGGGATATTATGAGAGATTGCCAGTTCTTGACAATTACTTATCTTAACTGGAAAAGCTGTAATGTTAAGATGCTGATCTACTGACTGGTCATTTATTTTTTGAACAATAGAATCCAGTGATTGCTCTGCAATAGTTGAATTATAAGTTTCTAATGTAAAAGGTACTTCATCAATTTCAATTATAAAATTATGATTTGTTGCAGTTATATTGCTGGGCTTTATATTTTTAGATATTATTGTTGCACAATCTGGATTTAAAATCTGAACATCTGGTGTATTTGTTTTGTTAGCACGTGGTCTAGTTACGGTAGCAAACCCTGCTGGATTATAACTAGTATATCCATTTTTATTTACTTTAATTGTTAAACCAGAAGTAGAAATATATTTGGGACCACCATAAACTTCAACTTCTTGTAAAAGTAGTCCAGACAACTTAACTGACTTTATTTGATAAGTTATATTATCTTCTTCATTACTGGAGCCAGATAAAGTTAACAAATCGTATTGGTTAATTTCGGCAATTGGTTCTTTTGGTGTTGATAAAATAAAGGTAGTTGTAGAACTGCCAGATGAATATAGATAAGTTACAGATGTGATATCCAATAATAATTTAGAAAAGGTATTTGATTCAAATGCACTATTTACCTTACCATTTCTAACACGACCGTTGGATGCTAAATTTGTTAGGGTGTCTTTAAATGAAAAGTCTTCTAGATTGGCCAGGACCTCTACTGCACTTTGTAAATCATTAACAGTAGATAGCGGTGGTGTATTTGCATTATCAAAAAATATTTGTGATGCTACATGTGAATTATTTATACTGGAGATATTAGCGCCGCTGTAATTAATATGAGAATTATAAATCTCTTGTAAAGTATTTTGTAGGGTATTAGATTCCAAATCTAATGTAGCAATATCAGATGGTATTGAATCAGCAGCATCAACTTTTATTGAATTTGCTTTGTGGCTATTTAAAGCATTTGGTTCTAAGTGTATAGCTAATCTAACAGAAAGATCCTCTATAGCTTGTTTTATAGAATCTATTTCTGAATCGAGTATAGATATTTCACTTTGTAGTAATTGCGTTGGAAAATCTAATCTTAACTTGGACTCACGTATAGCAGCAACCTTGGAAACATCGGAATCAATAATTGGACCAGCCAGGACGTTTGCCCTATCCAGTGCTTCTTTTAGCAAGTTACCATTAGAATCTAGCGAAGTAGCTAACCTGTTAGAAAGCGTATTGCCAGTAGCACCCTGAGGATTTATGCCTAAAGTTTTTTCAATATTGAATATAGCAGAACGAAGGCTGTTGATAACATCAGAGCCTATTTCTGTAATATTATCTCTGACCGGTGGGATTTCTGTTGATGTATCTAGTTTTTGTGGATACTTAGAAGATGGCATTATAATAGTCCTAAAGCTTCTGAAATATTGTTAAATTCAAAGTAAGCCTTTATATAAAAGAAGTCTATGTAGCTTAAATCATTGTGACTTAACTCTATGAAATAAAAGCTGTCGTCTGAAATAATCTCGTCAACCCCGGTGAAGTTGACGATGTTTAAAGCACCACTAACTACAGCACCTGTGCTAATAGTATTTGTGTAATGGTTTACTTTGATGTTTATGGGTGGTAATGAAGGCGAAGTCTTAAAAATACTGCTTAATGTTGCTGTTATTAAAGTATTTGGACTTAGCTTGAGTCCTACCATGAAATTAGTTAATTTACATCCAGCAGGTAGACGATCTAAGATTAGAGAAGTAGATTGACCTACTGGTGTCCTAGATGCTGTTAGTGTATAAGAGTAAGCGCCGACCGACAGAGATGACTGAGCGTGTGTTGCGGTAGATGAAGTTAAACCATCAGTAACACTTACACAATTTGAGAATCTATATGTTTGTGAGAATGACTTCGTTGTTAGATAACTAAAATCATCCTCTGTTCTAACCAACCCCTTAGCATAAAGGTTTGAGTTTGCATGTATAATTCCACCAACACGTAAGTCTTTACTAATCCTATCGGACCAAGAACCCAAACCAGAATAAATTGAAGGTCTAGAACCATCTGCCGTCGCCACAGTTCCTGTTGCTGTATTTCCTGAAATGGTAATATTTGAACCAGAATCTGCGCTGTTAAAAGTAACTATATCGATATTTATTAATGATGTTGTACTGGACTCTGCAACAAATCTGTTGTTTGTTATAGATATGTTTTTGGTTTCATTTGCAGATGAAAAGATGATTGCAGAGCCAGATGTATCTGCAGGATCTGTTATAAAGCTACAATTACTGATTGATAAATTACCCTTGCTTGTAGTTGTATCATCAAATTCTACTGACAATATAGAACTAAATTTAAATGATGCATCTATAGGATTTGGTGATTCAAAGTTTTGATGATCAAAAGTAATGTTGTCTATTGATATTAAAAATGGCAAATTGTCTGAACCATCTTTTATGTTTAAGTCAAAGCAAGTAATCTTTGAGTTATTCATTTTGAAGTTACTAAAGGTATAATTTCCCTTGTCTATTTTTTCAATAGGTACCGTATGCGATGCAAAACCTTTTCCGCACAATATAAAGGTTCCCTTGTATGTATAGGTTACATCTGTATAGATGTATTTGTTTCTTAACACAACCTCGGTAGAATCACCCTCGCCATATATAGAAACAGGAAAGTCTATTACCAGGCCGGCCTTTGCTAGGGCATCTACCAGCTCAGTGGTTGTTGTTATTGATGATTGCGAGGCCCAATCCGCATAAGATAGGTTTGGTTCAAAAACTACCTCTACATTATGGGTTCCTGATTTTAGATGAATAGCAGGAACACCAGCCTTGGGAAATAAAGATGAAAATCTTTTTGCATATTTAACAGCTTCGCCTAATTCTGAAAAATGACCCATTCCTATTTGCGGACTAACTGTTATTGAGTTTAGTAATTTTAAGTCCAAGTTATCAACAAATAACCTGAGGTCTATATTATAGATACTAGTTCCATCCCACTCCAAAGTGGCTAATGGACAAGCTTCTAGATATTCTAACGGACTTAAACAACTTGGGGTTGATGATTCTACAATTATTTGGCCATCTTCATTTACATAAATAAATATTTTGTCAATAACAGCAGAATCTATATGTGTTATAAAATTTGTAGTCTTTGGAATTTTTATTCTTTTTCCTCTAACATAGCAAGTTCCGCTTTCTATGTTGAATGTAAAGTATCCAGAAGTTAAAACCGGGCTTGTTATTTCCAAACCATTAACTACACCATTAGATCTTAACTCAGCCCTTGGTTTATTTAAAAGGTTTTCCTTAGCACTGGTAGATAAATCATTTTCACTGATCAAACCAAAATCTGTTTTCTTAATTGCTCTTGAAGAATATTCATAACCAACAATGCTTCCATTGCCAGTATAGTTGTTGTATGGAAACCTAGCTATTTTTAAATTACTATCCGTGTTTAATCCATCAAAACCATACAACGTCATATTTATTTCTGTTGACAACATAGATGTTATTTTAGAGACAACATCTGCAACGCTAGGTATATAAAATTTAAACCTTAGATCTTTTATTCCAGAAGTAATCCAAAAGTAATTATTGTCACCATAAACATCTACTTCTTTACCACCATCAAGTGAAAGTGTAATGAAGTCTATATTATTCTTTATGTTTAAAGTAAAGTTTTCTTCAGTAAGTTCACCATCAAAATCTAACAAGGTAATCAAGGACTTTATTCCAAATAATAAAACCGTATACTCTACCCTTTTATCTGCAACTAAGTCCCGGTCTTCGTTTAAGAAGATGTCAAATAGCGAACCACCAAAGGTGCTGGATACTTTATCAAAAGTATAATTATCTAGATTATAGGTGTTAGAAAATACCTTAAAGTTTGTTAAATCATCTGAGGAGCCCAAGAACCCTGATGGTAGCTGGGCAGCAGAAATAGTTAACTGGTTACTAGATACTGATTGTATAACATAAGTTCCATTATCATTACTATTAGTTGCGTTGGTAATGATCAAAAGATCTTGATTTTTAATACCTCTTTTTAAGAAGTCAACTTGTTGATCTGTATTGGTCACAATATTAGATAGTGATAAAAAGATGAGTGAATTACTATCTAGCTTGGACTTTAATCCAGTAAAAGGTTTACCACCAATATAATATTGCGTTCCAAATTTAGAATAGACAGGTAAATCTTCAACATGAGAAAATCCGCAAGAATCAATAGCATCATCTGAACCTCTAGATATTGTAATGTAATGACTTACAGTGTCTGTATCTGGCAAGTTATATACTATTGCTATTTCTGGCTGTAAATCTTCATAAAAAACCTTATAAGCCAAAAAATCATAAGCACCTTCTGCACATTGCTCGTTGATCCGACTAATGATAGATTCTAGTGTTTGTGTAGTTACTGAATTATTGTACAGATCTAGAATAATTGTTGTGCCACCATCAATTGAAATATTTATATATCTATTTGATACCGAAATATTGTATGGATTAATTCCCTTTGTAATTACGCTGACAGCATTTGGATTAGCTAACTGTACAGTTCTGGCAGAAGTAAGTGTTGCTTCTTCTCTAGCGGTAGCCAATAGTGCTGCTTCGTTTGTTTTGACTTTTGTATTTTTAGTGATTTTAATTACAGTATTGGCAGTTGAGTTTTCAGAAAAATTACCAATTACAGTTACTGTATTTAATATGTTAGATGTTTTTGAAAATCTTATTATTTCAAAACTTCCAATATATGATGCACCACTATTTGAAGTATCAGATATAGTAACAATGTCTGATTTTTCTAGATAAAAATTAGATATATCTACTGTATCATTTAAAGTTATTAAAACTTCATTATATTCATTGTTTAAAGATTTAGAGAAAGAAGCAGAGGCAGATTCTACTAGAACCTTACCAATAGATGCATTTAATGGTGTGTTTATATTTCCAACTCTAAGAATTCCATTAGAATGCATTAAATCCTGATGCTCTATGACCGAGGCATCAAGGTTAGAAGCTAAGTCTTCTATGGCATCTTGAACATTTATATTTTTTATAACGCTAGAGACGTTAGTATTATCAAAATAAACTTGAGATGCTAAGTGAGAATTATTTTCTGAAGATATATTGAGACCGGTATAATTAATGTGGGCATCGATAATATCTTCAAAAGCAGATTGCACGGTCCCAGATGCCAAATTTTTTATAGCAACATCATCACCATTAGCAATGTAACTTGAAATGCTTATTGATTTAGCGGGGTGTCTATTTAAAGAACCTGGATATATGTGTAAAGATAGTTCTGTTGATAGTGTAGAAATTTGTGAAATAATATCATCAAGTGTACTATTTAAAATAGAAATTTCATTTTGAAGAAGCTGGGTAGGAAAATCTAGTTTAAGTTTAGATTCTTGAATAGCTGCAACTTTGGAAACATCGGCATCAATAATTGGGCCAGTTAGAATATTTGCATTAGATAATGCTTCTGACTTTATATTACCGTTTGAGTCCAGTGACTTATTTAATCTTTCAGAAAGTGTATTGCCAACAGCTCCCTGTGGATTTATACCTAAAGTTTTTTCAATGTTGAATATAGCAGACCGAAGGCTATTAATAACATCAGAACCCACTTCAAGTATATTATCCCTAACAGGCTGTATTTCAATAGAAGTATCTAGCTGTTGCGGATATTTTGATTTTGGCATTATTTCCTCTAAAACTATCTTTAACTTTAGTATTAATTATTCTTATTCTTTGGTATCGCCACAGTTTCGTCCAACATGTTTTTTTGACCTGCCGAATCTTCATTAGTAAGGAGTGACTTAATTCTTTCTTTATCTAACTCTATGGTTTGCTCTTTACAATCTTCAAACTCTAAATATTGTTCATGATTGCTTTTGCTATTTTTAATAATATTTAAGGCCTCACTAATTGTCTGCCTATCATCTGAATAATTTAAGCTTAGATTGGCAACTTTTTTAAGTAATTTTGTATTACCTACCTTTAGGTAATCCATAAGCCAGATTAATTGTTTGGACATTTTTAAACCTTATTGAAATTTTTCCATTTGAGGTATTCTTTTTCTAGTACGGGATACTTTCTTGGTACCCTCTAGTAGAGATTGTGCATTAACTTGAACTGGCTTTAATGCTTCGCTAACAACTTCCTCTACCTTAGAACCAGTAGACTTAGCAACATCTTTAACCACATCCTTAATTACATCTTGGGCCATATCAGAAACTACTTCAGATACCAAGCTTTGAATAGGTTGTGGTGAGCTTTCTTCCATAACTGCAGCAGGGATTGATTCTAAGCTTGATAGTGGTTTTTCAAATTCATCAGTTTTTTCCAAATCTGATTCGCTAGATGGGACGGTTAGTTGCCTTTGTAACACCGTATTTTCTGCATCTGTTTTGTATTTTCTATCAGTCCATCTTCTAGAAACATAAGCTGTAAAAGTAGAGCCAAGATAAATTGCCATAATGGAGCCATCTAAGGCTTGAAAAGTTACAGAATAATTATCAACAGCGACGGTCCCGAATGTTGATAAAAATACATTCAAAGTTACAATTAAAAAAGAGAAAGCTGCAAATGTTAACATTGCATCTTTTTTACCGTTTGTATTTTTTAACCACATAATCACTCCTATTTATCAATATTAATTTTTTGCAAATCTAATGGATAAGTATAAATTATATCAGTCTTATCCATTCTCTTTAAAGATACTTTCTGTCTACCAAATTTTCTGTTAAATATTTTTTCTCTAGAAACATTTAATACTTCATATATAAATTCAATATCATTTGTAAAATCGAACCTGACTATTAAATCTCTATCTCGTATGGTTGGTGTAGCCAAAGTCCAAATGTGCGGATCGAAATTTTGACTTAAGTTATCTTTATCACCATACTTAACATTTTCAGGTGATTCATCAAATGATACTAAAATCCTTCTATCATTTCTTCTTGGATACATATATTGAAGATAACCACCCTCGTAACCGGTGCCATAACAATCCTGACAAGATCTAATTTTAGGGCTAACTTTTCTAGCATTCATGCAACTACAAGTGACCCCGTCCCAGATTCTCTTCAAAAGAACAACTGGTTCACCCGTAGTTTGTAGCAAAACTTCTTCACGACCCAACATTCTATCGTATAAATTAAAACCTCTAAATCCGTTATATTCTCCGCCTAAATAGCTTCCACAGTCACGCTTTCCAGTTAATGTATTAATAGGTTGCTCATCACGCCAACTACAATAATCAAAACCCTCAAAGCTTTCTTTATCTACATCGTTATAATCTGTGACCACCACACCAATACCTTTAATAAACCTATCAATCTTTTCATCACCTTGGTGGGTTGGTGTTCCGGCGATTATAACAGTATTTCTATCAGTACATTCTAAAAATAATTTAACACTATCACCAACAACATAAGGTACTGGCTTACTACCCAATAAAGCCCGACCATTAGAAGGAATATTGAAAATATTGTTTGTACGATCTATTGAAGTATATCTAATTGCTTCTTTGCCAATCAATATTATTCCAGCATTTGGATAACCTGTTGTAGAATTTACCTTAATTTTTAAACTACCAGGATTGACGGCCTCTACCACTTCAACCGAAGATGGGATTCTATAAAAATCAGGTGAGACAATCTCCATACCCGTAGGGTCTAAGATGCCAATTGGAAACTCTAATGCTCTAGCGCCAAAAGAAAGTGTATCGCCAGTTTTTAAACCAGGAACTTTGCTTTCTAAAACATCTGAAGTAGAGATGTAAGTTGGAGAATCAAACACCTTTAATCTATAATCACTTTGGTAAACAAGAACATAGGCTTGATTTTGATAGGTTCTTTTTATAGGCTTATTCCATCTTAACTCAAGCGTAGAGCCATCACCAATATCAGTTACCTTCTGAATACCTTGGAAAAAGCCAAGGAACTCTATCTGGGGAAAGGTTAATGGTAAAACCTCTTCTTTTTTATTTACTTCAAAATCTATGAATGAGGATAAAGTATTTCCTAACAAATCTGAAGCTTTAAAAGATAATTTATATTTTCCATTTTTAAGTGCTTCCAAGGGATCCACCCTGGCGGTTACAGTAGTACCGCTAGTAACCACCTCTGAAAAGCCACCATTATAATTGGTAACAATAACACCATTATCAATGTATTTTAATCCATTTATCAATACAGTGATGGAGCTAGGATCTACACCCTCCACAATATCTTCAAATTCTAAAGATAAAATTTGTGGTGTTGTCAAAATATCTTTGTTTTTTGGACTGCTATCTAGAAGGATGGGTTCTTTTGGTACCGTCTTGAAGGCATAGTTAAAGTTGAAAAATTTAGGATTTATACCTTGTTGTATTTCTATGTCTTCTAACTTTTCTTTGCACTGTACTTTTACTTCATACACACCACCTAATGAAAGTGGCAAAACTGGCTCTATTATGATAGTATATGTATTATCAGCATAAGTAAGGGAGGAGCTTGGACCATTATAAGCTTGACTAAATATAGAGTTTTTAATTGCTTCAACACCAGAAATAAGAACTGTAATACTATTTGGGTCAACTATTGTTTCATCTTCTAAAATAGATAACTCTATTAATGTATTAGGTGAAACTAATTTCTCTCCTGGTGATGGTGACTGACCGGTTAAGGTAATCATATTAGCTCCTCTATGTTATAGAAAAACTAATAATAGTTAATCTACCTTTTCCATTAATTCCTGTTTCTTATCCTCTACTTCTTTCTTTGGAATTTCATGGAATTCTACTAGGTGCTCTGCATAATCTTCTGCTTCTTCTAAACCAATGTTATCTGCTTCATATTTTATTTGGTATTGAAAAGCTTCCAACTCATCACCACGATCTAGGTACTCTTCGTCCTCCATCTCTTCTCGTCCAATATCTCTCATGTGTTGTAAGGCATGTACCAACTCATGGATGGCATATCTCATGATGATATCAAAATCTTCATCCAAAAGGCTTCTGTTTAATATAATTCTAGAGTCCACCGTCTTGGCAGAAGCTTCTAAATCTTCTTCGAAGTCTATGGGAATTCCCATAATAATATCGGTTTCAAAATCATATTCTTTACAAATTTGTTTTGCAATTTCATCTTCAATTAAGCTAGCTCTTACTTTTGATAAAATTGTTAATTCATTTATAAGTCTTTTTTCTTTATTAGCTATTACTATGATCATTTTCTTTCTCGGATAATTTTATTTTTACTAAATAACTGGTTTGTTCTAAAGTAGAAATTCTTTTTTGTGCTTCAGAAATTACCGTTTTAAGACCTAAAATTTCAAATTCTAGTTCTTCGGGGCTTCTTGGCTCTATAAAACCACAATACTCAATGGAGCATAATTCAGGTTCTCTCAACTGGTTCTCCAAATAGTCTTTTTTTAATTACAGGTATATAGCTCAAATCTTTTTCTATTAGAATAAATTTTCTATCAGAATTTTGACAGGCTAACCCTGTGGTCCCACTTCCTGCACAATTATCTAAGACCAACTCGCCAGGATTGGTGTAAGTTTTAATTAGCCACTCTAAACATTCAACAGACTTTTCCGTTCTATGAAGTGCCACAGATGGATGCGGCTTTTGTTTAGAAATTATAGAGGTTGGATATTTTTTATTTGTTAAATTGGCATCTAATGATTTATATTTTCCATAATTTTGATTAGTTGGGTCTTTTAATAAGTGATTGCTTCCTTTTGAATGTGATTGTGGGCCTTCAGAAAATTGTGGGTTATAAGTTGGCAACTTTTTATAAAAGACAGCAATTTGTTCGTGAATTCTAAGCGGCATTTTATTTGCATTTAAAAAGCCGGTTGGTAACTTTTTATCCCAAACTAAATCATACTTAAATAATTTTCTATTGGAGATAACTAAGTCTATATAAAAAAGACCTTGGGCAAAAAGTAGAATCGCACCATTGTCTTTGATGATTCTTTCGTACTCTTCCCAAAGTGGTTTAAAAGGGATAATCTTATCTTTTTCGTTTTGCGTAACTGCATAAGGTAAGTCTGCTAAAATCATATCGATGCTTTTATCATCTATTTTTTTCATAACATCTAAGCAATCACCATGATACACTCGATTAGATTCTAGCAAGACGCACCTTCACTTTTCTACTTTTGTTTTTCTCAGCCTTTTATACTGAACGAAACCATCAATTTCTTGTTTTTCTAGTTCCTTTAAAATGTCTTTCATCACCTCGGATACTTTATCCTCTAGGTTATTGCATAGACCTTTTAAATTTTCTAGCTCTTCTTCTTTTTTACACTTCTTTAAATTGGAAGGATTCATGTTAATCTCCATCTTCTTTAGATTTCAATAAAAATTTAATTTTTTCAAGCGCCAATACTAAATCTGTTACAGTCTTATTATAACTTTCCAATAATTTTTTTAATTCACTTACTCTTTCATCATTTACTTTTTGCAATCTCTCATCTAAATCTACGAAAATTTCTTTTCCAACATGATTAAAGTTTTTATCAAATTGTTCAAAAGAATCTTTTAATTTTGACAAAGAATCTTCCAAAGATCTTCTTACATACCAAACAGGTATTCCATCAGAATCTTTGACTGAATGCCAGTTCCAAAGATCTACTGTTTTCTTTTCAATGTCATTAATCTTAGGGTCTACTGAAGAATTAAAATTAATTATCTTATCTAATTTGGATAATTCATTTTTTTCCATACTGTGAATTTGTTCAATAATCGGTGAAAAAACATCAATTTTTTTAAAAGCGGCATCTTGGTTAGTCTTAATATCATCTAATAACGAGATAATTTTATCAATATTTTTTTCGGCCTCTTCTTTTTCATCATCTTCTTTATCAGGCTTACCAAGTAAATTTTTTTCACGATATACTATCCAGGCCAAAGATATAGCAAACAAAGCACCAAAGATGCCGCCTTTTTGTAGTAAATATTCTATGATAAGATCCATAGCCTACTCCTGGGTGGATGGTTAGTGCTTTAAATATTAACCTTGTTTAACTATATAATTAATATATTCTTCTAGATTTTAAGTGCCTTAATCTAGTCCAGCTTGGAGCAGCACCGGTTAAATTGGTATGAGTTCCATAACTCATTGGTCCGGGCCTAATATTATTTTTGATGAATTTTAATCTATCTCGATAGCTGGTCAACCAAGTACCATAGTGCGTCTGAACGAAGTCGCCTAGTTGTGGTGGCTGATAATTAATACCTCCATCAGAAATTGTAAAATCACGACCCTTTTCTAATAAGGCTTGAGAAGCCAGTGCAAAAACATAAGCCGCCTCAACAATGATTTGTGAGAATAGATTTTGAATTAATGGATCAGCAAAACTATAAGAAGTAAAAAATGGCATAGAGTTAAATTCAGATAGTGATTGACATAAAAGTGTAACTAAAACATTATTGTCGAAGACATCACACTCTTCAGTAACTATCTCACCATATCCATCTAAAATAAAAGCACCAAACTCATCACGCATTGGCTTTAGACCAACAGAGCGTAGTCTGGCCTTTAGAAATTTTAACAGTATATTTATACCCTTGATTTCTTCTGGAGAAAAGTCAAAAACAACATCATCTGCAATTTTAATCTTTCCAGGTCCACTATCTGCAGATAATCCAATTTCGGGAGTTACCACTTTAAAGAAGAATGAGATATCTAGTACTGCACCACCAATATTTGCAGACCATTCATCTCGCCAAGAACCAGAATCACCATCCACTGGAACCTTATAAATAAACTCATATAGCCCATCGCCTAGATGAACTACTTCATTTTTTTTACTTGTTACTAAAAGATTATTATCTAAATCATATATCTTTACAATAGGTGCTTCATCCGCAGCAACTTTTGCTCCACAAGAATCAAAGTATTGAATTTGTAGAGCAACCTCTTGACCTTGAACGGCTAAGTCTCTTGGGTTGCACGGCATTTGTATCTCCTACTTGGTATAAAGAACCTTTTTGATTGATCTAATAGTATTGTCAAACTTACAAAAATCACTGTTAATGTATTCAATTGCATAACTCTCGGCTACTTCTTCTGGGTCATCTAAAATAAATTCAAATTTTCCACCAGATATTTTCTTAGCCTTTTGAATTTGCAATCCTTTAATTACTAAATATGCCGCAAGTGGCAAGTCAGAGGTTACAAAGACTTTTTCTTCCATTAATAACTCCAATTGTTTGTTTTTTTATTAATAGTCCTTAACCTTGTTTTAACAAAACTTTTCTATGTACACTACAATAATCAGAATCTTTTGGAGCCTGTCTTTTGCAACAAATACCATCTGATTTTATAAACATACAATTTTTAAAAGATAAGTCCTTTTCAATAACAAATATTTCTTCTTCTGGTTTATTTATCTGATTACTATCTTCTTCTTTTATAGTAGTTGAATTAATACTATCTGCAACTGGCAATTCTTCTGGTTGGTGATGGTTTTTATTTTCATTATCATGTTCATTATTATCTTCCGATTCTTGAAAAATAAAAAAGCTATCTTCATGTCCAGACTTTGACTCAAGAAGCGGATCTTCATCTATCATTAGAAAACTATCTTCAACGATATCTTTAGTTATACTTACATTATTCAACTGACCTAGCTTTTCTAATTGAACTCTTGCAGATTCTAATTCACCAATATCTTTTTCAAATTCAAAAAAGCTATCAAACTCATTTAATTCATACTCAGGTTTGATTTCTGTTTGGTTTAGTTCTCTTCTTAAGTTGTCGCGCCCCTCTACTTTAACTTTGAGTGGGGTTGCTTCTATTTTAATTAATCTTTTATATAATTCATCTTTGGTCATCTGTATAATCCGTATTATTAATTATATCTATAACTTCTTCTTTCCAACTTTTATAAATTTTAAAAATTTTTTTTATTTTGTTTTTTGCCCATTTTTCATTTGCAGTTTCTGTTGTAACACGACTCCATAATTTTAAAACATCAGGGTGTAAGGTTTCTAATTTTTTATTCTTCATGTCCATCTTACCATACTTTAATAGCTCATCATTGCTTGGAATAATGATTTTATTAGCCATTATAATACCCCTTATTCAGATAGGGAATAATTAATATTTATAGAATATAAAAAATAGTGTAAAGGTCAAGCAGGATATAATTTTTAATATTAAAAATAAAAAACCCCAGCCAAAAAAGCCGGGGTTTTTATTTTAGATCAACTAGTAAAGTTATTCAGAAACGAAACCGCTAGCGACACCGCGTGGGTTGACGATAGCAATACCGATGATTTCTGAAACAACCCAGCCAAGCTTGAGTTGCTTTGGCTCGTCAGCAGGTAGAACTTCGATGTCCTGACGGACTGGCATTACGCCTACGAACTCTGGCTCGGCGCAAGCAAATACTTGCTTTGGTGGGACGATCTTGGAGACGATGATATCGGCGCCGAAGATGTGACCATAGAGGCCGGTTTGTAGAAGTTCACGTTGGGTGACTGGATCAACCTGTGAAGCACCTTGAGCACCAGCAGATTCCCAATTGAGAATATCGGTGAATTGATTGATGTTCATGAAGTACTTAGCAGTAACGTTATCCCAACGATCAATTTGGCGCTTGAGGTTAAGTAGACCAACCTTGGCTAGTTCAGTTGGGGTGTGGGTATTGTCTAGAACCTGAAGGGTGTTTTCACCACCGCGTGCAGAGTCAGATGCGAAGTCCATGGCTGCGAAAACGTTGGCGTCTTCTTGTGCCTGGATTTCCTGACGTGCCTTTTGCTGGGCGCGGTCGATTACGTTGAAACGACGACGCTTGACTTCGGCAATGCGGACGGTTGGGTTTGAAACAACTTAAAACTCTGGGACTGATACGCGGTCACCGAATACGCGTGATTCTGGTACTGAACCATTGCTTGAAATAACAACGGCTGCTACGTCGATATCACGGTCGTAGACTGGGAGTGCGCCTTGTGGTAGAGGATCTACAACAAGAGCCTTACGGCCAACACCCTGATAGTCTAAGTTTCTACGGATTGGGTTTGCCATAGCTTGACCGAGGGCGATCTTGCCTTCCTGGGTTGAAAGAGCCTGGTGAATCATCTCATCTCTCTGGGTTTCAGAGAAGGATGGTGAATCAGTTAAAGATGAACTTGAAGGACTTAGTTCATCAATAATTGAGGCGTACTTGACGATTTTAGCAAGGGCTTCTTTTACAGAACCTGCGCTAAGTTCGCCTTGTTGATTAAAGATATTTGACATGATATTCTCCTTTTAATCCTTTAATTAGGCGCAACCAACTAGGTAAAGAGCGCAGAATTCTGAAACAGTTGAAGTAGATCCTGCATAGTATGGTGGGGTTGAAACAAATGACGAATCAGTTGAGGTACCGAGTGAGTAAGCAACGTGATCAGCTTTAATTACGCCAGTTAGCTTACCACGGTCATCACCATCAGAGGTGAGTGATCCATAGACTTTGGCATTTACTGCTGGGGCGTATTCACCAGAAACCCAAGCATCCTGGGTTACGCCATATAGACCTGGTTTGGTCCAGAGGGTGGCCTTGCCAGAACCACGAATGGTGGAAGGACCGACAACAACGGTACCTACTGATGGTGCTCCACCAATGCCAGTACCTTGACCTACGGTTGCGCCAATGATTTGACCAAACATAGTGCCGTAACCACGGCCACCGAGACCGCCAGATGAACCTTCATCAACAAGACCCCATATTGGGCGGGCACCAATTGCTGGTGGACCACCAGACATAGTATCATCTGCTTCACCTAGCATTAGGTAAACTTGTGGACCTGGCACCTTAACATCTGCGGCGTAGCCGTCAGTAATATCTAATGCTTCAAAGGCAGCAACCTCACCGCCAACGACTAGATCAACATCATCATCTTCTAGGTCGAATTGGCCGAGGGGCTGAATTCCTGGTTGTAGTATAATTAACATATTCAGACTCCATTAATTTAATTTAAATTTAAATGCACCAAACAATTTGATAACATTATTTTATAACTTTATTATTTCGCTCAATGCAGAATCAATAAGATCAGATTCTTGAATCAAACCTTTATCATCTGCGATTTCTGCTAACTTAACTAGATTTTGAATAACCCAGGCGTATCTTCCTCTGAAGTTGCCTGAAGGTACGCTTTGAGCCACACCTATATTATGTCTTTGTTGCTCGATTTGATTTTCTACAACACCACCCCTACCCATTGCATCTGCAATGTCTATGGTCTTAGGATGTGCTTTTCCAATCAATTCTGGGCCAGTCTCATCATGTAGTTCGTATAGCATTTTATAATCAGCTTTAGTTTTGCTAGGTTTCTCATTATACATGCCCTTTAGCCCTGTAAAATAAGATTTAGCATAAGGATCTTTTTCGAGACCTGATATAGCATCCCTATAATATTGCTTTGAAAACTCGTCCGCTTTCTTTTGCATATTAAATTCTATTCCCATGTCACGGATGACACTTGATATTTCAGAATTAGCAGTTTTTTCAAAATTTTGTGTAAAATTTTCTGCGCTCTTTCCTCTTCTCATTCTTCTTCTTTCACGCCTAGTCAATATGTCGGCAGAAAAATATTGCTGTTTGCTTCTTAATAAGTCGCTGCCCCACCTATTTCTAAACGTTGAATCTTTATATTTTTTAATTTTTCCAACAATCAAACTTTTTTTAGTTAAATCATTTTCTAATTTTGATTTAATAAACTCAATAACATCTTTATTATTTCTGGCTCCAGACATATAAATTTGTCTTATTATAGCAAAATAATTATCGCCATCTTCTCCAGCGATACCTACGTTGCCTGGTTGTTCTGGATTTAATAAAGCCAAAGCGGCAGGTGTTTGTAAGACTCCAGAAAGTAAATCTGGTAGGGCATTTTTAAAATCAACACTCAAATTAGAAACATCATAATATTTATCAAAAATTCTAAGTGATCCTGCTGTATCTGGAGCAACTTCTGGTACCTCTGCTTCCACAGAACCACCGCCTCTACCACCACCACCTTCATCACTTTCGGCAGCTTGACCGCCAATACCACCACCACGACCACCAGCACCACCACCAGCAAGTCCTGTTGCAGCAGGGCCTCTTTCCAAGGGTGTCTCTGATAGGCCTATTATAATTTGTGCTTTTATTCCGGATATTGTTGCTAGCAACCTTCCTATGCTTCTAACTGCCTCGTCAAAGTCGGGCTCGGTAGCTGGGTCTTCTAAGTCTTGAATTAATCCTGATTTATTATTTGCATCAACTTCTGGATACTTAGGAATTGCTTCCATCAAATCATCAATGATTTCTAAAGCTGCTCTAACTTCTTGATCGGTTGGATTTTCTTTATTAATTTTTGTTATTGCATCTCTAGCATTATCAATTTTCTGAATTAACTCTCTAGTTTTTGTCTCACCATTAGAGCCTGCTTTAAATTTTAACTTATCTAGCGCAGCACGTGCATTATTTAAGTCTATCACTAATTTATCATAAAATAAGTCTTTTAAAAATGGGTCTTCTTTAAATAGATTCCAAATACCATATACAGTTGCGGCAGAAACAATTAATTTAAATCCAACAACTAAAAGTGCAGCAATACCAGTAATAGCAACCCCAGCCTTAGCTGTAAAGAATGCAAAGGCTTTCACTGTTGAAGGAGATGTGTTTTTAATATCTTGTTTAGCTGATTGATCTACGAAGCTATTGAACCAACGATTTAAAAAACCTGATGGTTGGGCAACCATACCAGTATCAGTCACGTCAAGTCCGCTAGTAGCGTTACGCCTAGTTAAACGAAAAACTCTGGCTCCCTGACCTGTGGTTAAAAATGTATCACCTTGATTTAAAACTTCAGTTACATTTGCACCAGCGGGTAGTTCAACCATATTATAAGTTCTATTAAACCTTGCCTCAATTCCACGTTCATTTAGCATTCTTACTACATCTCTTGGCGATGTGTTTGGTGGAATTGGCCCGGAGGCTCCAGGGGCTGCTGGTACATCTGAACTTCCTGGTGGTCTTGTGGCTGGTGGTGTCGTGTTTGGATCGCTTGATGGTCTTGGGGCTGGTGGACCACCTGCATCGCTTGGTGATCTTGGGGCTGGTGCTGGTGGCCTTGACTCTGGTAAATCTTTTGCAGCTGGAAGAGCAGTGTCGGCTGAGGGTTTACTCACAATCTGACGAACTGAGTCGGTTGAAAGCGTAGCTGCGTTTGGCAGCACCGGTGCTGGAGTTACACTATTCTTAGATAACTCCAACCATCTTGTAAAAAACCCATTATCCATTGCAAACTTTGCAATGACACGTTCATGTGTTTGTATAGGTGATTCAAATGCTGTATTTAAAAAATCTTTATTTGGATGGTTATTAATTTCCTGAAAAAGTTTCTTGTATTCAGTAAAATACTCAGAAAATAAAGTTTTATGCTGTTGTATTAAAGTTTTTATCTCAGCCTCTTCTGCATCCGTAATAGTTTTCCCAGCATTAATTATTCCTTGAATTTTGGTGGCAATTTGACCTTCAAGGTTAGAAATTCTACGATAGTGATCTTGATTATTCAGGTATCTAAAATAACCATCAAATTCATTTCGTAAAGCTGTTGCAGCCGCAACATCCATACTTTGAGGCAATCTCAATAAGCTTCTTACTTCATCTAAACTTTTACCTGTTACATTTGCAATTTGATCTAATGGGACATTATTTTTTCCTGCAAGCCTAATAAATTCATCTACTTGATTATTATTTTTATATATTGTATGAATTGCCGCTAAGTCTAATCCAGTAATATCTTTTATTTCATCAATATTTTTGGAACTATTCTTAAATAACTCTATAGCAAGGTCATCTAAGTTTTTTCCGGTTCCAACCAAAGCTTGTTCCGCTAGTTCTTTTAATGTTTTGCCCGCAGCTTGAGCCAGCTCAGGCGTAACCTGTTTTAACATGTTGAAAAGAAAAGTATATGATTTTTTATAAAACTTATTATTATATTTATTGATAACTTTTGAATAAGCATCAAAAACTTCAGAATTATCAGATAATTTATGAATTTTCATATTATTCCTCAAATAGTATAGAATCAATAGTTCTTTCTATTTTGTATGCCAATTTATAATCTTTCTTATTAGCAGCATCTTCAGCTAAGGCAATTAATTCATCCAATAATTCTTTTTTTGCTTTGGCTTCCATATCTTGAACTTTTTTGGCTTCTGCTAAAGGCTTAGGGCTATCTTTTGGCTGGTCTTTTGCCTCATCATCTTCTGATAAGTTTTGAACTTGATTATGTATTTTATTTAAGCCTTTTTCAACTTTTTCAATATTATCACTCATACCTTTAAGCTTGTTGAATGAATCTTGGGCAACCTTATTAAAATCAGAAGCTCTTCTTACCAAAGATTCTAGCTCGCACATTACTTCGCTCTTTTTCCATGACTTTCTATCCATGCTATCCCATTGAGACATTTAATTCTCCTTTACATTTTAAAGAATAATAATTAGTAATTTAAAAAATATATTAAAATTACTATAACCATAAAAGTTCAAGGGTAGAGTTGGTTGAGGCAGGTGGACCAGTCACAACAGCCACGCCAGGATGGTTTTGCGTTGGTTGTTTGGTAGTAAATTTTCCATCAAGACCCACATATAGGGTGGCATTTAAAGCATAATTTTGTCTGGTGTCAAACTGATCGGTAGCATAAAAGCCTCTATTATAATGAACAGTAACTCTTCCAGTACCAACAGTAGAATCATCACCTGGCTGATTTGCTATACGATATGTGTAATTTACAACAACTTTAAAGCCATCCATAATCCCATCATTATTGCTATCATAATTTAAGGGTGTGCCAGGAGGAATAATAACTACACCATTCACTGTATTTAAAATAACAGAAATAGTTGAGGTAAAGCTACTTTGAATTATATTTGAAAATTGCAAAAATCCATAGCACTCACTTTTATTAACAACTTGACCATTTTCATCTAGTTCTGTGCTTGGGGCATTTATTTCAACAACTTCGTCTATTTGATTTTTTGTAAAGGCCTTTGTTCTAACATCATCAATCATTCCAATTGGTGCGGTTCCATCACTAACACCACAAACAATGTCATTACCAATAATTTTAAGTTGTGCAATCATCCCTGGTTCAAATTCTGCAGTAGGGTCTAATGGAAAGCTAACAGGTAAGGAAGTTCCAGTATGTACGATTCTTAACATTTAATCCTCTTATATATAATTAATTAAAAGGGGGAGCTTTTACTCCCCCTTCTTTATACGTAAATTATATTAGACAATTAGCCTTTTTTGATATTTCTTATGGTGGCTAGAATAACGTCTCCAGTCATTCTGTCGCCTTCTGCATAAGATTCTTTGGCCATCTTTTTAAGTCCAACAATAACTTGCTCTTGCTGCGCAGCTTTAAAAATTGCTTCCTCTTTGATTTCTTTTGCGGTTGCCAATACCATATCGGCAGCAAAACCTTTTCCATCAACTCTGAGGTCTTTTGCAATTTTTGAAAGTTCAGCTAAGACATAAGATGATTTTGCATCTAGTGCTGGGGACATAGGATGTGCAGGCATGTTTGGTTTGGCATCTTTTGCATAAGAACCATCACCGCAGTTGGAGCAACCATCTTTAGCCTTACAGTCATAAGCCATATCATGAACTTTATTACAATTTGGACAAGATTTTTCGTCCTTGGCCATACAATCATAAGCCATGTCATGGACTTTATTGCACTTAGCGCATTTATCATCTTTGATATAAGACTTAAGCTGATCTAATACCTGGTCCATACTTCTATTTACGTCTGGACCAGTATCCTTATTGTCTTTGACCAAAAAGTCACTGGCTTTAAAGTCTTTAGCTTCCGATGCTTTTTTCTTTAGGCTGTTGAGTTGTTCCATAGTTTTTTTAAAACTTTTGGCCAACTCATCACCAGCGTATTTGTTTCCAAACATTGTAACTCCTTATTCCCAAAGAGAAGCTAAAGTTTTTGCATCAAGTTTGCCACTCTTCTGGCTTGACTGTTCACCATCTTCAGTTAATCCAATATTTAGACCAGAAACATCTGCGGCAACCTTTACCTGTGAAGAACCCTGGAAATTTGCAACGCTTCTTTTGAAAGCTTCGAAGGCTTTATCATCAAACTCCATCATAACATCAACTTGTCTATCAAGAGCTGGTCTGGATGGGGCAAGCATTCCTTTTCTCTGCATTTCCATGGCAACATTGTAAGCTCTACGTAGCTTGATTCTGTAAGCCTCTCTTTCTTCTTCGGCTTTCTTATTCATGAAAGCTTCGGACATTCTAGCTTCTACCTTGCTAACCATACTGTGTGGATCTTTTGAATCTTTTGCTTCATTCATTTTTCCATGTGATTCACCTTCAGCAACGTGTCTTGCTGCGCTGGAATAATCATCGTGTAGTGAAACTTCTTCATTTCCTACACTTGGTGAAGATAGGTTACCAGTAGGTGCTTTTTCTGCAATGGCTCTTGCATCGGTCTTGGTTACGCCAGAGATTGGAGCATTTTCCATCATGCCTTCGCCATCATGTGCTTCATTTTCTGCGGAAGCTTTCTTGCCCTTAGCCTTTGGCTCTGGTTCAGACTTGGATTTTGCCTTTGCTTTTGGCTTGACATCTTCCTCTGCTTCTTCCATTTTCTTGCCTTTGGCCTTGGACTTACCCTTCATTTCTTTTTCAACCATTTTCTTGCGAGCTTCTTTCAAGATTGCAAAGCGGCGTTGTTGTCTTAGCTCTAAGGCGCTAGCAACTAGTTCTGATTCTTCAGTGGCTACTGTGGCAGTCTTTTCTACTTGTGCTGAAGCAACCTTCTGTGATGAATCTTTTTGGCTTGATGATTTCTTTACCATAGCATCTGATAAAGTGTTAGCCATGCTAACAAGTGAACGGGCTTGTCCAACGATGGTGCTATAATCATTTAAAGCATCAGAAGCAAGAACGTGAAGTTCTTTCTTTTGAGTTGGGGTTAGAACAGAATATCTGTCGTAAGTTTCACTTAGAAGTGCAAGCTCATCAGCAGACTCTTGTGATTCTGCAAGTGCAATCTTTAATTCGTTAACAAGTTTTCTTGATAAAGAAACCATCTTATCAGCGCTTTCTGATTCCTTGCTCTCGCCAAGGCTTTCACCGACGTTAACATTGACATCAACCTTGTCACCCTTGCCAACAAGCTTCTGTACTGCATCTCTGATCTCAGATGATTTTTCTTCAATATCATCTAGAGCATCATTGATAACTTGCTGTGGTGAGGTTTCTTCTTCCTCGGCACTTGGCTCGCCGCCTGCTTCACCGCCGAGTCCAAGGTCGTCCATGCCCATTCCCATGCCCATATCACCGGCTGGTGGTGGCAGTGGGGCACCTGCGGGGGCTGGTGGTGCTGGAGGTGGAGGAGGTGCTGCCTGTGCAGTCTTGGTTAGTAGCTTGCCAACGTACTCAAGGCCATTTTGACGAATCTGGGCTACAACTTCGCGTGCATAATCTTTGCTGGTAATCCAATCCCAATTTTCATTTAGCTTAGGACCGAAAATATCTTTTGCGGTGGCGGCAATAACTAGCTTGTTACCAGAGTAAACTTCAAAACAAGAAGCGGCTTTGTTAATGCTTCCATCAGCGGCTACCTTTTGCTTAAACTTGGTAGAAAGTGTTGGGCCATTGTACTTGGCTCTCTTGAGGTGTTCTTTTACTTTTTCATCACCTGGGAACATACCCTTCTCACCACCCATTGACTTGGTTTGGTGCATTTGCTTATCATTTTCCCAGAACTTGTGATAGTCTTGTGATTTGAAGGTTGATGGTTCTGGAGCAGAATCAGAACCGCCTTGGAAGTAAGCAATCTTCTTTCCATCAAGATTGGATTGAGCTCTAAGTAACTTTTCTTTTAGCTCTTTATCTTTTGGAAACATTCCTTTGTCGCCGCCCATGGAAGCATCTTGCTCCATCTGCTTGTCATGTTCACGGACTTGCTTATAATCCTGTGACTTAAAGGTTGCTGGTTCGATTTCTTTGCCTTCGCCGCCCTGTGGATAGGCTAAGCGGCGGCGAAGTGCTGCACGTTTACGTAGTCTAGACTCGTTCATTATTTCCTCCATTATGGAATTTATTTTATCTAAGTTATTTAATTTCGAAGTTACAGCTGGAAGTGGACTCACACCAAGTAAATCATCTGTATTATTAAAAGGATCTTCTGTTTCATTATTACCAGCAATTAATGCACCTGCTGCGCCATTGCTAGCAAAATCTAAGCCTGGCTTTACTTCTGGAATAGATTCGCCGCTAGTAGCAGATTCTTGCTGTGGTGGTTTTTCACCTGCTCCAGCCAAGATATCTTTAATTGCTTTTTTAAGTGCAGGATCATCTATATTTTCTGCAACAGCCCTTGCCGCATCAGGATTTTGTGAAATATCTCCTATTGCTTCTGCAACATTTCTAAGATCAGTTGGGTTTACAGAAGGCACATCTACCCTAGCTACCTTTGTAAAACCATTGGTGTTGAGATATCCACGAATAATTCTTTCGCGCTGATCTAAAGAACAACCATTAGGTCCACAAACAGAGTTTAATAAAATATCTAAATCATTTGCAGTTTCTACAGAAAGATCTTTTAACATAGTATTGGTATCAAAACCATAAGACTTAAGTTCTTCATCATGCTTTTTAATTGAAGCAAAGCAGCGCAATAAAATAGCGCCAGGTTCTGCTGGCTGAACTACCAAGCTGTATTCGATAGGATTTAAGCCAACGTTAATTTCACCCCAAGCCTGTTTGTTGGTAATATGATTGCAATATTCCTTAGGTGTAGTGGCTTTTTGACCGCATTCTGTACAGATAGAAGTAGAAACTGCGGTACCCATAGAGCCATAACGTACAATTCCAGTCATTACTTTTCTAGCAAGATCAGGATAATTTACCTTATCTAAGGCACACAATCCAACTACTTGCTTTCTTCTTTCATCATAATAAGTATCTAAAATAATTCCACGAACTCCATCCACGGAGTCAGATTTATGATCTACACAGAGTGGTCTACCAATCCAACTTCTCGCTGCCTTCTTTAATTCAGACTCTGGAAAAATATCGGAATTATTATTTTTATGTGGTTTGACATTTCCATGCCATTTCCATTTTTCATCAAAGTATCCCCAGGCATTTTCTTTACCAACCTTCTTTAAATTTCCATAATCATCAATGGTTGCAGCTTCAGCAGCCTTTAAAAAGATAATTGAAAAATAAAGAAAGTCATCAGAGCGTGGAGCTATTGCCCTAACAGTTTGTGCAAACTTATTGAGCCTTTCAGTTATTTCTGGACTGGCAAGATTTTCAAATTCGTGTTGTTCAAGTTTTTTAACAACACTCTCGTCAGCATAGCCTATTTTAATAAAATTTTGTGACATTATATACCTTAAATTCAAAATATTATTTTCTTATTAGTTGTTTTAAAATTTTGTGTAAAAAATTAATTAATCAAAGTATCTAAACCTAAAATTTCTTTATTAATATACTGAATAGTATTTTTAATAGAAGTATCTAGGTCTTGAGATGAATTTTCATATTTACCCATTAGATCAGTTAGTTTTTGCAAAAATTCAGGTTCCGCAGTTGATAATTTAAATATATCATTTACAATATCATTGTTTGATTTTAAAGAACCAAGAATAGATTGAATTTTTGGTTCAGTAGTGGAGACATCTTTAATATCTCTACTTGATAATAATTCTAAAGTTTTTTGAAGATTAGTAATCATATCATACAATCTTTTACTATTTCTTTCTACAGACTCTGTATACTGACCACCAGTATTCTTTATTACGCCTGGATCTTGAATCTTTTTATACTCTTCTAAATTCTGAGTTAAAAATTCTTTAAATTTATTAAAATTATGAATAGATTTTTTAAGATTATCACGAATTTCTTCTGCGGTCTGGGTCACCTTGTTAGAAACTGGCGAGGTTGTAGAGCTGTAAGCCCTTTTGAGTAAACTTTCATCAGAAAAAATTTTAATATTTTTATTTCCATATTTTGCTCTAATTATTTTAACAATATTATACTCATCAGAGTCGTTAGGCAAATTAATTAATTCAAAATTAAAATCATCACCAGTTTGCATCTTAAACCTGCTGGCGATTAATTTCTTAAATAAATCAGTATTTTTAAACCTTGTAGCAACAACAACCTTGCAGTCTTTTTCATAATTAGCCCTTCTAACCTCATTAAACATCTTAAAGCAATCTTCCTTAACTTCATCTGAGTTTAAAAAATTAACAAAGCTTCTATTAAAGCTGGGAAAAATTGACTCATTGTCTTGGATGTTTTTTAAATCTTTGATATGAAAATCTCTATAAATTTCTTTTCCAAAAGCAGATTTTAAAATTGAAGTGGCTGTTCCATCCAAATTTACATAAGGTGTATTAAAATCATTAGATTCGATTGTTTTATAAACTCTAATCATTGGAGACTTTTCTATCAAGCCATCAAAATCAAAGGCATATATATTTTTAATATATTCTGGTTTGTTATTTAAAACAATCTTTGAGATATAGTTAGACTTTTTTGCAGTCTTGTGTAATTTGTTTGATATATTTAAAATTATAAAATTATTCCATTTATAAATGTTATCAGGAAGTATGGAAGAATATTTAACAATGATATCCTTATCATTACCTATATGTTTGGATACTTTATTTAATTTATTTACTCCAGGAATATGTGATTCCTCACCCTTTTTAATATCAACAATGCATCCCGTACTAATCCCAAGTCTTTGAGATAATCCACCACAAATCTCCAAAACATTTTTGACGCCAGAGCAAGAAAATGTGCCTAAAGTATTGGGCTGAATATTCTTGCAAATTTTTTTAATTTTATTATCTTCATCAACAAAGATAATGTCAATTGCAAACTTTACAGTCCCCATATGATAAATTACATCTTCTGGACGTGTATACTCAAATAATAGTCCAGCACTTTCTTGCAACGAATCATATCTTTGTAGTCCGGCCACTTTATCTTGAAAATCTTTGGCTATATCACAAGAAAAATTTGCTATTAAATCTTCATCGTTAATAATTTCAATGCTAGCCTTATTTTTTTTGTCTTTAGAATAAGATATATTTTCCACCGGACTTGTTACTCCATTTTCATGCTTAATTGGCTCAACTTCTTCGCTTAAATATTTGTAAGGCGTTAAGCTATCTAGCCGCTCTTGCGTATTTATTTCTTTTGTTGGTTCCTTGTAGCTAGAATTATTTCCCATCTCATATTCAGTAGATAAGATCCACGGCCATGCTTTTTTATCCATTAAAGCACCTTTAATAATTCATTTATTACTGATTTAATAAAAAATGGATCACGACCATTTAATATGTTTTTAATCAAGCTGATACTAACACCAATAGATGAACCGCCTGGTTGTTTTTTGCTAGACATCTCTGTAACTGGTAGTCGATTAATTTTATTTCTCAAATTAGGGTAGGCTCTCTGCCTTGATTCTAAAGACATTCTACCTACCATTACGTCTATAATGTCCCTAATTTGCTCTGCAACAAACTTAGGATTTTCTGGAAATCCTCTAGCTTCTTTTTTCATTTACAACTCCGAAAGATACTGACCGGCTCTATGTAATGCTTTTTTATAAGCTGATTCTTTGGAAAGATTAAGATCTTTATTCTTGTTATATTCTAGAACAATAGTTCTGGAATATATCTTGGATAATTTTTTAATAATATCATTGGTGTTTGGAACATCAGATAACTTTACTTTTAAAATTAAGGAATTAAAAAGTACGGTAGGATCTTCATCACGAACTTGGGCAAATTTTTTAATTAAAACATCTGCAAAATCAGCTAAATAATATTCACCAGAATTATCTAATTCATTGCCAATAACAACTAGCGCATCAAAAAGCCTATTTACTGATGTTTTATCTAATAGATTTTTTTCTGCGTCTAATTCATCTGGATTGACTGCATCAAATTCTTCCACCATCTCTACACCAGTTATAAAGCCCCTGGCACCTTTTTCTGAACCAACACCTTCCACCAAATCATTAGAAGGGCCTGTCTCCACAGGCTCTTCGCCTACTGGCGCATTGCTGTAGGCAATCCGCCTCATTTTTTCTTACCAAAATTAGGATCAGAAACAATATCTGACACAGAAGCCGGTTTATATCCTTTTTCTAACTTCTTTTTTCCGCTTACAATATCAGAAGAAGTAACGGTTTCACCACTAGGATTTCTATATAATGGCTGTACGGAAGAAACTTGTGCTTGCTTTTTTATTTTATATTTTGTGGACATAAAAACCCCTAAAATAAGATTTTAAAATTACCAGATTCTTTATCCCGGTGGTCCACCGGGAGGCCCGCCAGGCCCGCCAGGGCCACCGCCTGGAGGCCCAGGCATCTCTAGGCCCGGTAGGCCACCACCGCCGCCTGGAGGCCCGCCGCCGCCATCCCCGCCGCCCACAGCGGTATCTGCCGCTTCGGGTATGACGCTATCAATGTTTAGACCCTCAAGCTCTCGAAGGCGCATGGCTTGTAGTGCCTCCAATTCCTTCATCTTAATAACATCATGAATGGCTTCTTCTTTTAATCTTCTTCTTTCTTCATCATAGCTTAAACCAAGACTTCGATACAAGGTTTGCAATGAAACTTGCTTATTAGATACGAAATTACCAATATTTTGAATATAGTCATTCATATCATATAAGTTCATATGGTTAAAGTCTACAGTGGGAACTTGTAAAACTTTTTGACCATCTTTATAATTAAAGAAATCTTGAATCTCTGCAATTGGAGCAAAGATTTTTTGTTCCAACCATTTCTTAATCATGTTTCTAAAAATATCATATCTCTGTCTTAAAACTTCTAAACCAATAGACGAGTTTGAATAAGTTACAGATTCTTGATCCATTAAGGATTTTGGAACCATTAAGCCAGTATAGATATTGCTTAAAATATGTTCAATATCAGTATTTATTTCTAGAATAGATCCGCTAAAACCAATCCTTTCAATGGTTACGCCATCGTGTGTTACAATCTTAAAGTCTTTATCATACTGCGCTTCTTCTAGTGCAATACGCATGGCTTCAATGTCAGATTGTGTTGGTCTATACTCATTGCCGCCTAACTTGACTAATGTTAATGGATTAACCATGCCGTCAGCCTGAGCAAACTTTGACTCACGTAATTTATCATAAAGCATTAAGTCCTTATAGGTAGATACAATAACGGAAGTACCTCTAGTATCATAGGGTGAACTTAAAAGCTTTAAGTGTGAAACGTTTATATTGTCTAAGGGTATAGTTTGACCTTTCTTGACAGCATCTATAATATGTGGTGGAAGTCTTTTCTTTAATGCAATATCAGTTGGAGAATTAGAATTAACCAATCTTTGCAAGGTTGCATCTGGCTTTAAAGAAATAATAACCTGATCGCCAATAGCGGCCTTTTTAACATGTACATAATCTGGATTTAAAATAGTGACCCTTTTCCAGGTTCCGGTTTCACGATCTAATTCTGCATAGGGGAAAACCTCCCCCAACTTCCAGAACTCCAATGAGACACCATAGACAATGGAGTATAGATCTATTTTTTCTGCCATCTGAAGGAAAAATTCTTGAATTTCCTTTACAGGATGAACAATATTAATTTTGCTGATAGGATAGCTAGCATGTAAGTTAATTGCATTTCTGACTAGTGGGTGAGTATCGTAGAAAATTCTATTCCAAGCATTCATAGTTACCCTATCTCTGGGTAAGTTTAAGTTTGCCAGCTGGAATAAGGGTGAATAAACTTCTGGACCCATCATATCTGTAAGGCCACGTGTGGTAGGTAAAGTAGCCGGGCCAACGGTTGCTCGCTTAGTCATTGCCATTTTGTAAGCAGAGCTATGAAGAATAGAAGCGGTGGGCTTACTATCTTCCTCGCCAGTCATTTTTTTGCTTTCTGCATCTTGTATCTGCGCTCTTCGTACATCAGAAAGCTTCTTTAATCCACCGTTGGAAAGTGAATTTTGTACGGCTTCCGCAGTAAGGTTTTGCGGACGATTTACTCTTATACTCATTTATAACCTCACATTCTTAGTCTAGGTGCAAATGCTAGCGTTGGCTTTGGCATGTTAGATTTTTCTTTTGTACCAGGTTTAACTGTAAAACCCTGTGTAGAATCAAACTTCCAAGCCATATAGGCATACATTAAAGCCATCAACCCATCGTTAGGCGTTGAGCCTTTAATATAAGTTTTTACTTCTTGACCACCTTTATTTCTAATGGCAACACCCATTGATGTACAATGATCTATTAACCATTCGATATATTCATAGCTTTTCCAAGGGAACCTAATCTTACCCTTTTTCATTTTTTCAAAGATCTCCTCAATCATAAGATCTTTATTATAAGTAATCATCAATTCATCTTCACGATATTTAATTGGATTTAAAAGAGCGGCACTACCTTGTGCTCCTAAAAATCTATCACCAAATCCATCATTCATCTGCAATTCTCTAACAACATCTTGTCCGAAGAAAAAGTCGGAGACCCCGCGCTTGACAGAAAATCTTTTGAATAACTCATTAACTGTGGCTTTCTTATATCCGAAAGTTCTTTCTCTTAAAATGTGCGCATGCTCTATTTGAAGTGTTCCATCACCAATGTCAGATAAGATTACTGCACAAGAATAAGATTGACCCTTAGATTCTTCGTCAGTTTTATCTCCCCAGTCTATTCCTAGGTAGGCAGGTCTTTCATTCGCTAATATTTTCTTTGCAAAGAATCTTTCAGAATCTTTACAGAATGCTTCTATATGGGTTCTGGTCAATGGCATTCCACCACTAGAGAAAAATTCTCCAACAACTTCATTATTCCAAACACGGTCTGATTGATTTGGATTATTTTCTGGCATCAAAGAGTTTATATATTCACGATTAAGGTATGGAATATATAACTGATTAATGTGAAATCCTACATACTTAGACTCTTCTTCATTTCTGGAGGGTGCCCAGCAACCTCTTTCAATAGCATCAATCTTGTGCTGAATAAAACCGCAAATAGGACATTTGATATTAAAACCGCTAATCCAAATTTCTTTCCAAGCATCACTACCTGGCTGATAAAATGGAAAAGTTTTTTCACAATTTTTACAGCCAAGATGATAAAACCTTTGGTCTGACATTTCCCAGGTAAGTTCAAACCAGCTACCTTTTTCTTTTGGTGTTCCAAAGTAGACCTGGACACCACGACCTACTGGACCATATTTTGCGGCGGTCAGAGTCTTGGTAGAGTTACCTATTGCAAGTCCCATCATATCTTGACAATTATGGACAACAGGACCGCCAGCATATTTGCTATTTTTAGTTGGAGACAATATAAAATTATGATTTTCTTCGACCTCTATATCATATACAACTTCTTGCTTTTCTAATTTTTTTATTTTATCTACAATTAATATAGAATAATTTTTAAAATTATTATCCCAAGTATAATTGTCAAATTCATTTAAGAAAAGATTTCCAAACTTATAAGTCATTGTGGGATGAATATATTTTTTAATTAAGTTATATAGATTAAAAAATCCTGCTTTGTTAAAATAAATATAAAAATATCCATCAGACTGTTTTTTATAATGACAATCTATACCTAGACTTTTAAATTTATTTACAAATCTAATCTGAGAGTCTTCATCAAAAGAACATGTTGATAAATATGCAGCTCCAGATGTAGGACCCCAAGATTTTATTAGAGAACCATCATCCATAAACCATATTGCAAGACCTCTCTCATCAATTTCATCGAGAACCCATTGTGGACAACTATATTTAGTTTTAGGAAAATTATTGTTAATGGCAAATAATTTTGATGCAAAGCTAACCGCTTCTTTCTTTGAAAAACCATTTTGTTTGATATATTTAATTTGAGAATTAAACATATCAGATTTCCAATTACAATATTCTTTTTGCTTTATGCCATGTACAACCTGTAGTCTATATACATTGTCTTTATATCTACTAAGATGACCATCTCCTAAAAATGAACCTAGAGCGATTTGCTTTTGGTCATCATTAATTGCTCTAATTTTCAAATCAGAATCTACAGAGGATATAATCAAATCATTATTGCTTAAGTTACATGCTTCTTTCCAACCACCAGTTGTTAAAAACTTATGATTTGGAGTACATTTTATCTCTCTATTACCAATATATAGCTTCAATAGTTCCCTTGGACTTCTCTTCCAGGCGTTAGTTATTTTTTTATATTCAAAACGTTCCATTTTTTCATTATAAGATTTAACCATAGGAAGTTGATTTCCACTTTTAAATTCTTGATATAGTTTTCCAATTTTAACTTTACCGCCATCCGTCTCTATAAATTGATGGTATGGAAAACATTCGTCATAAAAGGCAACGTCCAATGTCATACCACGAACCCTGTCTGCATCTGCACCGATACTTTCAACCCATAACGTACCAGTGTTAAATTGCTTCATGGTTAAATTATCAACAGCATTTATTGTTCTTAATTTATTTTTATTGACGAAATCATCTTTTGCACTTCTAACAAGATTTTCTAATTTATCTTGTGTAAATCTTTTTACTTGCGCTAATGCAGGAAATAAATGCGCTACACGAATTGGTGGCGTTGTAAAAAGACCACTATTAGTAAAGTAAAGGTCTAAGGCACCAGCCATCATAGTTGCACCAACCTGACGGCCTTTCTTAATAATTACAGGCTTACCCTCCTTCTTTGGAGCTTGAAGGGCAACATAACGATAGATATCAGCCATAAATTTCCAGCCATTGCCCACAATACGAAAAGGCTCACCATCCAAGGTAAGATTATTTTGGATGAAATGAGCCGGATCGTAATCTAAGAATGTTGTTTTTAGCTGCGAAAATATTTTATTTTGTTCTTGCTTAAAATCACTTCCTGCCATAATCTTTCCTAATTAGGAAAGGCTTGTTCTTCCATGCGAATAATAATCTGCAACCTGATCTTCTGGGTTGGGATTATAGGTATCTACCATTGGAATATAAGATTCTTTCCTGGGTTCATCAGATTTCTTATACTTATTAATTTCATAATTTATGAATTCTTTTAATATTCCTTCGTCAATATTTACTGATTCAAATCCTAAGGCATTATTAGACTTACAGGCTCGAATAATAATTATCTCATTAACATCTAATTTTCTGCTTACATAATCTTTTATCATTTCCTTGATATAGTCCATGATAACCTGCATCTTCTCTTCACGTCTTTTGAAGGCTTCATCATTATGATCATGATCATGGCTAGCGGTCTTTTTGTTGCAACCACAATCTGTCTTGGTAACTTTGCACTTACAATCTTCCTTGCACTTGCAGGGCTTTTTACAACCACAAGATTCTTCATTAGCAGTTTTTTCTTCTTGGGCAGTATTACTTTTCTTTTCTAATTCATTAATAATTTTTTTGGCAACATCAAAGCCAACACGGTCTCGAATATCTGCAAGCTTTTCTTCGATAGTGTTAAATTTTTTCTTTTTATAAGTCTTATCAAGATATTCTTTAAGATAATCAATCTGATTGGCCTTCTTATCTAAATCGTGTGCAAATTCATAAAGCCAAAACGGACTGCTTGAATTAATACCTGTATTATCTACCCTGTTGACTTTCATATTTTTATCCTATGCCAAATAGTTTTTAATAAACTCAACGCCTTGCGATTTACCATCTTCTTTCTTTTTGGTGGTGGAAATAGTTCCACGGTCAATAAAGATTGGGTGACCCATGTCTTTTAGAATTTGAAAAATTGCAAGTTCTTCCCTGCTATCAAGCTTATATTCTTTCTTTAAAAATTCATAAACCTCTTCAAATGGCTTGCCAGAAGAAACAACTGAATTAACTAAAATACCACTAATGGCTCTTTCAAAAGGTGTCATTACCAATTGGATAATTGGTGTGCTGGCCTGCTTCTCTATTTCTGCTTCTTTTACCAAAGACAATGTTTCTTCTGCTTTTTTGCTTTTTTCATTTAACTTCTTAATATGCTTCTTTAGTTTAGTAATGCCTTGTAGAATCTCTACGCGAACTTCTTCTAACTTTGCGATATCTAGACAATTATCTTCATCACGCCTTAGTGCTTCCGAAATCTCTTTGTTTAGCTTTGTAAGGAATTGAATAGCTCTCTCACAACCAAGTGTAGAGGAACCATCGTGCTTAGGAATTTCTGCTGGATATATCTTAAGTATATAGGCCATAAATTGCTTGGGGTCTCTGTCTTTTTGCCAATCAGTAACCACTGCTTCTTCTTCTGGCTCTTCATGTAGATCAGATTCTATAACCCCATCTACGCCAGGTAGCATTAATTCAATTGTATCTTCACCACCTCCCAAACCAAGAACAGACTCATCGTGAATCATAATTTCTGGGTCTTGAAGATCCACAACCTCTAATCCACCTACAAGTTCTTGACCCATGTCTGGATGATGATGATGTTCCATCTCATGGGAATGATCCTGCTCATGTTCATGCTCATGAAATTGAATTGGCATTTCTGAATGCATCATAGGCTGACCAAGCATAGGGGGTGGTAAGGCTGCATCCAAGGACTGGAGTAGATCCATCTTGTGTGCTTCTGGTTCACCATCTTCTTCATGGATATGATATAGTTCACCAATTTGACTTGGGTCACCAGAAAGGTAGACGAAGGTTTCGGAATCTCCATCTTCATCCTCGCTAAAATCAAAACCATCAAGCACTTCTTCAACAATGTTAGAATGCATATCTTGTGCTTTCTTAATATTGCGAGCGTCCTCTATATATTCTGTTACAATAAACTTTGACATTAAGCTCTCCTATCCATAAAAACTCATTAAACCTTTATTAGATTCAGATATTGCATTATTATCTACACTCTCTGATGTATTAAATTGTCCCTGTAGCGGTCTAGCAGAATCACCAGTATATATTCTTGGATATAGTGGACTCGAGGGAACTGGCATATTAATAGACGTTTTTTCCTCAACCACTTCTTCCAGATCTGTATCTAGCGAATCCTCCTCGGTATCCTTCTTTATTTCAGAAAGTTTAAACATCCTCTCTTTTCTACTACTTATATTAGCAAGTGTTTTAATTTTTTGTTTTGAATCATCTAAAAAATAATCTAAGGTTGGATTTTCTAAGTAATCTGCTAAGTATTTTTTTCTGATTAAAGCATCCTTAAACCTTCCTGATAACGGGACTTTTTTAAATAAATTTAATTCTTTTAATAATGAGATTGTTAATTCTTCATTAATATAAAGAGACTTTGAAATTTTACTAGAAATATATCTATCCTTAATGTTTTTAAAATCAAAAATTTCAGGACTATCTAAAACAAACTCTTTAATCTTTGGATCTATTGTAAAATTATAACGAACAGCTAAATTGATAGCCCGATAAATTCTTCTTGGATCATCAGTTAGAGTAATTTCTGGAGGAACTGGTGTTTTAATTATTTTATTTTTAATATCCTCAAAACCCATCTCGGTTGGATCAGAAATTTCTGCTGTAACTAAATCTTGATGCAAAGTATTTATTGTAAAATCTCTGCTGAATGCTTCTTCCAGACCAGCAAACTTTCCATTTAAATATTCCTTTACACCTTCAGAAACAAAGTGGCTAGAAAAATCAAGATCCATTTCTGGCGAATAAACTGTAACATGATAGTCGTCTGCTACTTCAAATGTGGAATCAATCTTTTCAGCAACCAAGACACCAAGTCTAAGAGAATCTGGGGAGTTTGTAGTGATATCTATATCTGTGGTTTTTACATTTGGAATCTTTAAATAGATATCCCTAGGAATTCCACCGACAATATACGGCTTCTTAATCAAGTAAGTATCCGCAGTTTCTTGTGTTAATCTTAGGATTTCTCTAAGAGACATAATTCCTACTTAGTTGGTGGTGCGGCTGGTGCGCCACTTGTTAGTCCGGAATCTTGAATCCCTTGCTGGATTGAGGTCTGTGCTTCTGCATCAGACTTCTCAGCGGGCCCAGCAGCTTCACCTGACTCTTCCATTGGCTCTGCTTCCAGAACCTTATTAACTTCCTTATTGGTCTTGTTAATAAGATCATTCTTTTTGGCGTCAGAAATTTCTACCAGACTCTTGCCGCTTGATAACATGCCTAACATCTTGGTAACGCGTGTAAGTGCGTAAGAATAAGCATCAATAAGCTTACTCTGTGCTTCTGCTAACTCAGGGAACATTGGGGCAATACCAATCTTGTCAAGGATAATATCGAATTCGGCCAACTGTCTAATGGTACGACGGTCTGACAATCTTCCTGCAATTTCCTCTAGCTTCTCTACTGCATCACCTAATCCTACGTCACCAGCCAAAGACTCATACTCTTCTTCTTTTGCTTCCGTAATTGGCTCTAGTGCTTTTTCCAGAGAAGACTTTGGTTCTGCAGACTCTGTAACGGGGGCTGCTTCGCCAGCAGGTGGTGTTGTGGCTGGAGCCTGTTTAGTTACTTCTGGCGGTGGAGTTGTTGCCACGGGTGCTGCCGGTGCCGTTGGTGCCGTTGGTGGCTCACCAGTTAACTCCTGTGCGTATTTAACCAGCTCATTGTAACCATTATTAAATCCAAGTTTTTTAAACTTATTAGCATACTTATAAGCAACATCTGAAGCTGTAATGTTGGTTTGCAAACCACGCATTTCTTTGTCAAAATTAAAAAGATGTTCGGCTAACTTTTGAGCATCAGAAGCCTTAATGTTAGGATTGTGTGCCCTAATCAATCTATCCAACCTTCTTATGGCAGTATCTACTTTATTTTTCCAATCATAAAATTGTTCAAAGCTCTCTTGCTTATTAGAAGATTCTGTTTGGCTGGCGGAAGCCTGCTGTTGTTGCTGTTGCTGTTGTTTTGATTCCTGGTAGTTGTTGTATTCTTGCTTTAGATTTTGAATATCATTATAAACACTATCTGGGATGGCTGCATTTTCTAAACCATAATTACCTGGCGAAACAACTGGGAATTGCCAAGCAGACTTGACTAGGCCAGGCTGCTTGCTATTGTATTTAAGATGCTCACCATTTTGATAGTATTTAATCCATTGCTTAAAAGAAATATCTTCTGCACTGGCCTTATCAAGTGTATTAGAATAATAATCAATTGCAGAACTAACAGTCATATCTTTACTTCTAACAGCATCATATATTTTAGAAACCATATCTGCCCATTTGTTTAAATCAAACTCACCATATTCTTCGACCATGCCATCAGAGTTTGAGTAGGCAATCTTATTTAGTCTAGAAAAATTTGTAAAAAATAAATAAAAATTATAGTTGGGGACGTCTATTTTTTGGAACAGACTTGCATCTTCAAAAGTTCTTTTTACAATATCACCATCATAATCTTGGCCAAAAGTAATTTGGGCAATCTTATGCAACTCTATTAGATTTTTATATCCATCTGCATTTTTTACTAGAACATCAGGATATAAAATCATAACTTCTTTAATATTATCTCTATAATTCATTATTATCCCCTGCAATTATAATTTGTCTGTAATATTTCCAATTGCTATATACCAGGTGCTTTTATTTAATTTGGTTTCTTCTAAAACCTTTGAATCAGATACAACATTATATATATGTTTTAATACAATTTTTAATTGTTCATTATTTGGTTCCTTAACATTAAAATACTCTTTAAAGCTTTCGGCAAACCAATTTTTAAAAGATTCCAGCGTTCTTAAATTTTCTAGTTTAATTTCTAATTTATTCGACATCGATTATATCCAATTGTGGAAATGATTGAGTTTGTTGATACTGCTGATATTGACTAGAACCGTATTGCATATTATTTAACCTTGAGTTTATTTTTTCTATAAAAATAGGAATGAATTTTGGATCTAATTCTTGCAATATTTCAAAAACAATATTTTTTAAAACATTGACTTGTTCATTAACAACATTAATATTAATATTATGTTCCACTCTTTTATCTGCAACACCATCAACATATTTTTTCCAATCTTGAACTAAACCACGTTGTGTATTTAGTAACTCAACAAACATCTTATCTTCCCTAATAGAACCACCGGATTGTAGCATATTAAAATAATACTCTAATCTGGATCCAACCAAAGTCATCATTTCTAAGATCTTTCTATTTCCATCCAACTCATTTGAAACAATCTCGTTTATCTTTTGCTGATAAGCAGAAGAAGAAGCTAGAATTACTTTAGCTTCTAATTCTTTCGAGGTCAAGTCTTGTTCTTTTCTAACAGCCTTAATATTTTCTAAAATCTCTCCATCAAGATGTAAATGATCTTTTCTAAATTTCTGTAATGTTGCGTAAGAAATCCAGAGGCTTTTCTTCTTGGGATGTTTTTTCTTCAACCAAGCCTCTACAATCTTTACCGACTCACCATTTAGAAGTCTTTTAATAATTTCTTCTTTTTCTGGATGTTTAAAGACTTTATTTTGCTGATCATTCATAACTACCTCTAAAGAAAATAGCCCGCTAAAATAGCAGGCTAAATTTTCAATTTATTATACCAATTTTTTTAAGATTAGAGATACATTATATCTGTTTGTAGCTCTACACTTCCGCCTGGAAACTTTTTACCATCTTCTGTGGTAAATCCCTCATTCCAATCATAAGTCTTGTTGGTGATAGGATCTTGATATACGCCATCAGAAATTCTGCGAGCCTGAACGCCAATTCTGTCTGGTGAATATCTAGTTGATAAGGAACGGCTTACATATTCTACGTCTATTATAGACTTCTCGTGAACTGGACCAATATCATATAACTTTTTGGTTCGCTGGCCACCCCTTTCTGACAAGAAATGGTCGCGTGTTTCATAAGTCATTGGTTTGCCGAAAGGAGTCTGTAAGATACCATAGTCTTGTGAATGTTTTACTATTGAATCTTCGAGTATACTTTCTAATGCAGAAACTCTAAGTTCTCTAGCTAATTTTTTATCTTCGGTTTGTTTTGCTACTTTTATTATTCTTAGAACCTTGGTGTCGTTCATTTTATTTCCTATGTAAAAATAATTCTGTTGGTAGACATCATGGCATCTTGAACATGATTCTCTGCTTTATTTCTACGTGCAGCAGGGATAACACGACCTTTCTCGTCAAAGGTAACCTTGCTAACTGGTAGTCCTAATTTTGGACAATATAGTTCAACAGAAGTTGGAACTTTAATTAAGTCACCACGATCATAAGCTTCTTTTATCATTTGCTTGCGAATAGATGTATCAGAAGAGTGTTTTAGTAATTGTGTAAATTGTTCAAATGCTACGGCAAACTTGTCAGAACCAAATCTTTTTCCAATTACATCAAGAACGTCTTCTGCAATCTTATAGTCCTTGGTTGCTACACCATCAATCATCTTGTCCATTAGCTGCTGATAACTCATTGAACCAAGTGGACCTTCATCTCTAGCAATCTTTACAGACTGATGTGTTGATGATAATGAGTCAGCAAATCTTTCAAAGCCTTCCTTGGAAAAGTCAAAGATAACTTCTTCTTTTGAAGTGGCTTTGGTTGCAAACTTTCTAGGCAACATAATGGCGGGGCCCTTTATTTCTACTGGTACTTCTATCCTGCTTTTACCTAATCTAGTAGGAATATCAGCAGAAAGAATTAAACCACGTTCATTAGAGCTTGCAACTTTAATATCTGCTCTGGGAATATTAAAACTGGAAAGTTCTGCTGATAAAGTATTTATTGCCATATTGACTTGGCTTGTGCTGAATTTAGAAGCAGCGGCAACCAAGGAGCTTTCTAGTCTTTCCAGGTCTTCAAAGCCGGCAGGTAGGGCGACTTGCTTTTCTTCTAGGATGCTTTCGCCGGTACCACGCTCTGAGGCAAACTTTCTATTAGCTCTATCATTGCCATCTTTTTCTGATTCTCTGATTGCAGTATACAAAGAAGTAGAATCTAGATTGACGGTTTCACCACCTAAGATAATTAGGTTAGGCTCCTTGGTTACGCCATCGCTAATTTGAACTGGGATTAAGGCTGAAGCCTTCTTCATTCCGGTGGTCTTATAATTGGCAGAACAGAGTGCAAAGTGTTCGTTTGCATGAACAACGTCAACTCCCTCTGGTGTATGACCCAAGCCACTTAGCTTTGCCATTACAGCCTTTTGAATTGACTTATCTTTACCAGGCTTAAAAGTTCCAAAAGAAGAATCGCCGCCCAAAGAAAATAAAACAGAGAATGCATTAGACAATTCTGATTCTTTGTGGAGGGGCTGCACATTCTTTTCTTCCATAGTTCTTAGATTAGAACCAGGGTAGGCAACCTTGGCGAACTGACGGCTATCAGGAAGCAAATCACCTAAGGATTCGCGGAATCCAGTATGTCCACCAGATAATCCATACATCCTGTCATATAGGCTGCCAATTTCTTTTTGATTAATAAATTCTTTATTGCTAGCAACTTTGGATAGAACATCACGCATGTTGCCAATTAATTGATCGGTAGGATGTTTTTCCGCAGCTTTTTCAAGTCTTGCAACGACATAATTAATTGGGTAACTCTGGCCTTCTTCAAGCCTATTTATTATTGAGCTAGCTTCTTTGAGTATATTTTTAATTTCTTTGCTCATTTTTTACCCTTTTATAATCTTTCTTAATTCTGGAAACTCACTCATTAGAGCCAAACGCTTTGACTCCGGTTGTTCCATTAATACATCCTTAACGAAAGTTTCATCATTAACATTTTCAAGTAAAGCAGTTTTGAAAGTAAAAATACTTTCTTTGTCAAATCCGAAGTTATCAGATGAGAATCTGGCAATAGGCACCTTCTTATAAGAAAGTGTGATATCGCTTTTGTCATAGCTGCTAACTACCGTCCAGTCTCCACGACCTTCGCTTTCATACTGGGGGTCAGAAGCTCTGATGAGGTAGGGCTTTCCTTCTACTTCAGAAACGGCCCATAATCCATTGTAAGGATCATCACTATGACGATAGACATCAAAGGCTACCTTCTTAATAACACCGTCATCTTCTAAGCTCTTAGAATAAGCAATCTTGTCTTGGTCGCCCAAACTAGGTGCATTTCTTTTTACTACTTCTTCCAAGACTTTATCTATGTTTGCCAAATATTTTTCTTTAGACATTATACGCCTCTACTTAAATTTTCAATGTTATTAATAGAAATTTGCCCCGTTTCATTCCCCAGAGCCAACTTTGCTTTCTTCAATTCTTTTCAAAATATCCTTAATCTTCTTATTGTTTCTGCAAGCCTTTCTTAATTTTTTAATAATTCCGCCATATCTTTTTTTATCATTTTTATAGTCAATATTCCCGTGCATGGCTTTATGAACAGCAGATTGTGTAATACCAAGATGATCAGCTATTTCATTTTGTGTCTTACCCATAAGCCTCATAAGTAATATTTTTTTCTGATGTTCTGTTAAAAAATCACCATGCACAACATCATAAATTTCTTCTAGCAAATTTTCCTTTAAATCTTCAATCCTTTCGTCTACTTCATTTTCTGACAAAATATGGTGAATTCCCCTTTCGACAGGAAAATTGTTTAATTTATTTTGCTCAAAAGAGATCTCTACAATCTTATATTGATATAGTTTGCTTTTATTCATTTAGCCTTCCCAATTAGGTATATAAGGTTCTAAGTCACTTAAGAATGACTTCTGGGTGCCGCCATTAGCAAAATATTCATCAACATCTTTGCAGCCCTTGGGTAATAATAAAAATCTTAACTTTATACCGTTATTGGAATATTTGGTAGCAATTCTTTTCATTGAATTTTGACCACCATCATCCCGGTCTAGTATGAAAGTTATCTTGGAAGTATATCGTGCTAGTTTTAAGAAATGATTCTTAGAAAAAGCAGTTCCACAAATGGCAACGGAATTCTTAATACCATTAGAATCTAACGCTATATGATCAAAATATCCCTCTACAACAAAAGCATTTTGTTCTTTTAATAAAGATGCCCTAGAGTTATTAAGCCCATAAAGAAAGTTAGCCTTTTTAAAGCTACTGTTTTTATACTTTGGTAACTCTAGGACACTCCGTTGTGTGTCTGGTAAAAGCGTTCTACCACCAATACCAACTGGATCTCCATATTCAGAATAAATTGGAAATATTAAATAAAAAAATTCTGAGAACCGACTGGTCTCAGAATAGTCTATAATATTAAGCTTCTGCATTACACTAGGTGATACAAACCTGGTAAGCTTAGAAGTGTTCTGTGGAAAGTAACCTAGGCCATATTTTATAATAGCCTCATCAGCAAGGCCCCTTTTATTTTTTAAATAATTAGCGCATTCTTCTGAATTTTTTAGGTTATCTTGGCAGATCTTTACTAACTTCTTTAGTTCATCAGTTACATCATTTGAAGTCATTAATTACTCCAATTCTTCTTGGTAAGTTTCTGTTTCTTCAAGATTAGATTCTTTTAGCTTATTAAGATCTTTCATAGCTGAAATAATAAACTTAGATACATTAAAATTGCAATCTTGATCACAATTTAATCCAGAAAGTTTGTTTTCTTCCAGGCAGGTTTCTACCTTTTTATTACAAGTTGTACAATCAAACTGAAAAGGCTTTCTCTTATCTAGACGAACAATATCGCCACGCTGTTTCATGCTTAATTTTACAAATTTTGATACTGGAACTATTTTTGAACAAAATTCACAAATTACTTCATCCAAATCGACATCTAATGAGGCATTTGTTGTAATTCTTTTTCCAGGACAACCAGGTAGACAATTAATAAGCATTATCACTCTCCCATATTAATAGAATTAAAAAATCTCTTCCGCAGTTTCTGGAAATTTTTCTTCACGACCTTCGCCATCAATAGTTACATCGCCGCCATCCATATAAGCAGACCTTACCTTTTCTTCAATTAAAGAAAGGTTGCTATTGACAAAATCTAAAGCAAGCTCTCTAGAAGATAGCTTTTCGCCCTCTACAACGTAAGTTCTATTATTGGGACGTTCGATAATTCCGTACATACATCCAAGATCCAAAAGCTGTTCGTTCTTATATGCAACACCAGATGTGAAGTTGATGAAAAATTCTGCATTCTTAAATGGTTTACCCATCTTATTTTTTTCTACCTTAATACGAATCTTGTGACCATACTTCTCTTCATTCTTATCTTCTAGAACATTTTCTGCACCAGACATTGGAGCAACCATCAACATAACACTGCAAGCGTGCTTCCAAGCTGCACCGCCTGGTGTGGTTTCTGGATTTCCAAACATAACCCCTACTTGTGTCTTAACATGGTTGATTGCAATAAAGCAAACATTGGAATCAGCAACAGCAGGAGTCAACTTACGCAACTCTACAGTAAGGAATCTTGAAAGTGGTGCTACTTGCATCTTTCCAACCTCAGAAGATACTTCAGCAGGTGCTGCCATAGCAGCCACAGAGTCTAATACAACAACACCCATCTTACCTAGGTTTAGCTTAACACTTTTGTTATTAACCTTGTGTGTAATAACTGCACCCTCCCTAACCATCTCCAACAGTCCAGGGGTTGTGGTCATCTTACCAGTCGCCTTATTAACCTTTGGACGACCTACCAACCCCTCAAAAATCTTTTGTGCTTCATTGGTTTTAATCAACAAAACTCTTTCATTATCTACTCCCAATTTTGCAGCCCAATCAGAATCATAAGTATATTCTGCATCAATAAAGCAACAGCAATTCTCTGGGTCTTTTGACTGCCACTCTGCCATAGCAATTAAAGCCATGAATGTTTTGCCAGAGGATGGTTTGCCAGCCATCTGATAGATTCTACCCCTAGCCCAACCACCAATCTGTAAAGCACGGTCTAGAGCAGGTGCCCGGGTTGTAAATACAGAAACTTTTTCAATCTCATCTGGATGGCGTACAGTTCCGCCAAACATTTCATTGATGTGATCCCAGGCTTGTGCTTCAGTCATTTCTTTCGACATATATCAACTCCTTAATTTAGTGTTTGTGATTTAGGCCAGTTTCATTTGGTAAGCGATACCCCGCAACTGGTTGCCAGCCAGATTGCTTAAAAGGATCATCTGCAATAACAGCATCTGTGGTTAGAAGTAGATGCGCAATGCTAATGGCATTTTCTAGTGCAGTTCTGGTTACCTTCTTTGGATCAATGACGCCCATTTCAATAAGGTCACCAAAATTCTCAGTAGCAGTATTATACCCATAATCTACTGTGCCAACTTCTAGTTCACTTAAAATTTCTTGTGGATCCAAACCTGCATTAAGGATAATCTGAGCAGCAGGCGCCCGACAAGCATCAATTAAAACCTCTGCGGCTGGATGCAAAGCGAATGGTAATGATTGACGCATTTTAATTCTAGTCTCTTCTGCAGCGTGCCAAAGAGCATGGCCACCACCAACAACATAACCCTCATCAATGGCTGCTTTGACAGCAAAAACTGCATCTTCTACGCGGTCACCCTTCTCCCTTAGCTCTAGCTCTGTTGCATAACCCACGGTAATAACAGCAACCTTGCTACTTAGGAAACCAAGGCGATCCCTAATATCCTTATGCTCTGTATCGCCCAATGGATGCTTTAACCATTCACGATAGTGAGAAACCTTCTTATTAACCAATCCTTCATTTTTATTTGGGCCAATAATTTTAGTTTTGTAACTTTCTACAATAACTCTATTAGCATGACCAAAATGTGAAAGATCAAAGTCGGAAAGTGGAATGCCAAAATCACCACCAACAATAGTTGACCCAGTAAGTGCAGCAAAGTCTTCCAACCATTCCTTACGGTTTTTGCCGAAGTTAGGAATTTTGATAGCACAAACATTTAATCTACCTGCTTGAAAATTGGTGGTAAAAAATCCAAGCCCTTCCTTTTTAAGATCCTTGCAAAGAAGTAGGATTTCACCCTGAGTTCCTGCGATCTTCTTCATAGCATTTTGAAAATCTGTTTCTGCGTGCGTAGTGATTTCATAATCAAAGATTAGAATTCTTACATCATTGAGTTCCCGCTTCGACTCATCCTTGTTAAGGAAGCTTTGTGAAATGTAGCCAGAGTCTAATTCAATACCATCAATAACCCGAACTGAATTAGGTACGCCTGGCATTGCCTCTGCGGTAATCAAGCCTTCCCTATTTACTGCAATATAAGCTTCTGCAATAACACGACCTAAATCAGGATCATTATTGGTAGAAATAGTTGCAATATGGTGCAGCGATTGATCATCACTTAGTGGCTTTGACATCTTGGAAAGCTCATCCAAGATAGAAGTTTTGGCCCAATCCATACCTTTTCTAAAGTTTAAAGGACTGTAGCCTGAATTCATTAGCTGTAATCCTTGCTTAAAGATAGCATGTGTTAAAACTGTTGCAGTAGTGGTTCCATCACCTGCAACTGCCGCTGTACGACCCGCGGCTTCCTTTACTAACTGACAGCCAAGCTCTTCGATGGGATCATCTAAGACCACCTCTCTGGCTACTGAAACACCATCCTTGGTAATGGTTGGCGCCCCAATCGTTCTACCAATAATTACATTCTTGCCACGAGGCCCCATAGTTACTTGAACAGTTCTGGTTAGTTTTTCAACACCAGTGAGTACTTTTTGTCTAGCGTCATTTCCATATTCTAATAGTTTTGCCATTATATCTTCCTAAATATTTCTAGGTTAAAAAATATTACCTCTTGAAGAGGAATGGGTAATTTATCAATTAATTCTTCTAGTGATACATAATAATTGTTATTATAAATCCAATCACCAGAATAGTTGTTAAGAATTGTTCCTTCCGAAAAAGTTATCTTGGTATGAAACTTAAGATATACGCTTCCGGAAGTATTTGTAATAATCTTCTTTGGATAGTTTGGATAAGCCTGCGGAATTATTTCTATTTGAAATGTAATCGCTTCTTTCAAGGTTTACTCAATTTGCTATGCTCCAGATAATATCCCAGAGCCACGATTATAGAGTCTGCTTCGTCGTAGCACTCTTTTTTAATATTACCTGCACGATTATTCTGCGTCAAAAAATTATTAAACGTTTTCTTACAGAAGTTTAAAACATCTTCTTTATCATCAATATTGCAACTATATTTTGTTTTAACCAATTTTCTAAGTGAAGTCACTGGCATCCTAATTGGCTTAGACTTAAGAACACGGTATGTTGCCAGCCCGCAGACCTCATTGAAAGAAGATAATATTAAGATAGTATTTGCCGAGCTTTTACCTTTTGAAAATTTCTTCGCATAATCTTCGATGGCTACAACATCTGGTTTTTCTTTTTGAACTAAATTTGTTATAGCATCAAAAGCGTAATTTAGCCTAAAAGAAAAATTATCATCAGATTTTTTCTTTGAAGTAGGTTTGATGTGACCATAAGTTTTTAATCTAATATCCTGACCTACTTCCACTTCTAATATTGACCAACCTATCGTAGCGGAAGATATATCTAAACCTAATATCAACATAAAGACTCCTAGAGTCTTTATGTTACCAAATAAAAAAACCTAATTCACACGTGCGTGTGCGTGCGCGTGTGAATTAGGCTTGGTTCAAATTAACTATCAGCTCTCGAAATTGAAGAAATCATCATCATCATTGGATTGCTGCTTTGACTTAGCACCACCCTTAGAATCAGCCTTGGGCTTGGTGGACTCGCCTTCACCCCAACCCATGATTTCACGAACAGATTCTGGTGAAGTAGGTTGTGTTAGCTTTAGCATATCGACACGATCATTAAACTTGTTAAAATCTTCACGGAAGGATGATTCCAGTGGTGATTTTGGTCGTGGAGTTACACGATAAAGTGGCTGTGTTCCAGGAGTTCCTCGTTCAATGGTAATATCGTAACCGGTTACTGGACCCCAATCTTCATCAAGATAAAGAGTCTTAATTCCGTTATAAATTTGGCTACCAATTTCAAGAAGTTTGAATTCGTTATTGGCACGATCCAAAACTTTGATCATCCAGCGTGGACGACGCTTAAAACCAGCATCCTCTAGTTTTCTAACTAACTTAGCATCACCAATTGGTGAGTTTACCTTACGCTTTTTACCATCTGGTGTATCGAGCCAGTGAATATAGAATTGAACTGGATTACCCATAATACGAACACGAGACTTACCAACATCTAACTTCATAAAGTCATTCTTCATGCCAGAGGCTGCAGAACCTTCGCTAACATCACCTGAATTCCAATCAATTTCACCAAATACTACATCTGAACCCATGTTTCTCTCCTTTGTTGTTGTTGTTTTGTGCTTGACTATTTAAGGCTTAATGCCATTGACGTCTTTGCTATTGTGTTATTGGCTATTCCTGCCATTTAATTTCGCCACAAATGTCATCCTCGTCTCTTTCTTTTTCATCATCATAACCAGGAGGACCATAACCCGACTGGCGACGTGCCGAGCTAACCTCTTCTTTATACCCACCCGCCTGGAAATTTCCAAGCGTCTCTAGTGAGTAATCTCTCTTTAAGAAAGTCTTGAAGGCGTAATGCCATCCCAAAAAATAATCTGCTTTATTTTCTAACCATTTCTTTGCTGCCTTAGCAATAGCAACTTCATTACAAGCATCAATATAGTCATCATCAGCCTGAGCAAACCATTCTTTATTTTTCACTACCTTATGACCTGCCGAATTAGCCTTCACTAGTGCGGCATTAGTCCAAGCTTTAGATCTGGCACCCTCCTTTATAGAAATCAACCTATCAACTTTTGCAATCAACTCTTGACAAATATTTTGCGCATGAAGCGTCATCACCAAGCCACGCTCTGCGATATTTAGATCCATCACACCGTTTCTTGGAAGCCAATCTGATACATTATCAATTTCTGTTGTATCAATATCTTCGACGGAAAAATTATCAATCCTGATTTTTTCTCTAAAAGTACCCATTTAAAACCTCACCTATCTTTCATTTCAAGTTTTGCAACCTTGGCTTCGAGCATGGCAATCTTTTCTACCCAGGAATCCAACTTTCGCAACTTTTGATTGTACATTAAGTTTAATAAAAAGAAGATTAAAATCATTGCAGTAGGTTGGTTAGCCGGTGGTGTAACAGAAATAATATCACCATCCTGATCTGTTACGAATAATCCAACAAACGCTTCCTTTCCAAAACTTTTCTCTAACTCTAGATAGTATTCAAATTCTTCTTTTGTAAGATTTAACTTTTGATTGGCAATTGCCTTAATCATCAGGTACTCCTATTGATACCCTTGAACCCACCACGCTTAGAATGAATCGGTGCCTCTTTTCCAAGATTAGGGTTGGTTAAAACCCTCTGTTGATGTAACTTTCTTAGTCGCTCAGCCTTGTTAGATAAATCTTCTGGTAGAACATTACCATCATCATCTAACTGATCTAAGTGTTCTGCGTATTCTTTTTCAATCTCACTACGAATATCATCCTCTTCAACATAGTCAGATTCTTCAGAAGTGGCAATCACCTGACGGGCTGGTTTAGCACTTAAAGAGATATCTTCTAAAATCTGCTTCCCGATCCCACCCTTTAATTCATTAAAGAAGAATAAAGAAATGTCATAAATCTGTGATTCGGTGAAAGAAGAAGAAAAACGTTCGGCACTAATTTTGTTCTGAATTAAAGTAATAATATTGGTGTCACGATTTGAAAAAAGGCTAGAACCACAAGAAGGGCATAAATTCTTCATCAAGGCAAATCGCATTGATTCGTTAACGCCAAAACCACATTCATTACAGTGCATCATACTTTTTTTCCTAAGGCACTTTCAAGTAGGGAAAGTGACAAACCCTTTTGTTCCATATATTCATCTACCTTACAAATAGCCCTGATTGGTAAGCCGTCAGTTAGAACCGTCATATATTTATCATAATCATCTTGCCAAACGGTTAATTCGGCGGTGGAACCTTCTGCATCCTCGACTAAATACTTGGCAAATTTTCTACCTATATTTTTACCACGTTTAATTTTAAATTCCTTAACCATAGCCTTGATAATTACTTCAATCTTAACCTTAGTTCCAGAAGGAATCTGGGGGATCTTTCTCAATGGCGTAACATTAGAATCCTGCCGAAAGAAACCTTTGAAAACCTCATGGAGAGAACCGCTGATTGTTCTGCCCAAAACCTCTCTCTCGTTGGTGAGCAGATCCTTGCGCTCCCATTCTTCATGGTACGTAGGGAATACAATGTCATCAATAGTTTTTCCTTTCTTTTTTTCTTTATTGATCAAATCACGATAATGTGAGTGGTTTTCAAAAATATCCTTTCTGGTTCTTCCAAAAGAAGTAAAAGCACCAGCCTTAGACATTGACTCCATGACTCTTTTATTTACTACCCTTGCATTTGTTCTAAAGAAAAAATCCTCAATCGAAGCAAAGGGTTGCAATGAGATGATTTCTTGAATTGCAGTATCGCCAACACCCTTAATCGCTGTTAAGCCTGTAACAATAGTTCCATCTTCCTTGGTAACATAACTGCCGGTGCTTTTGTTAACATCTGGTGGGGTAATGGAAATGCCCATCTTGGAGCATTCGGAAATATATTCTAAGGTTTTATCAGAGTTAGGATCCTCGCTGTTAAGCAATGCACACATAAATTGTGTAGGATAATGACATCTCAACCAAGCAGTATAATAAGAAATATGTGAATAAGAAACTGAGTGAGAATTAGAAGTAAGCATACCGTTAGATAAATAATATTGGTGATCAGGATGCTCTACTTCTAGATCATAAGTATCCATCATCCCAACTTCTTTTACTGATTTAATTTTAGCCAAAAAACCTCCTAGTTTGGTTCTGGTGTCCCATTTATTTCTAGATTCAGAAATTCATCCATCTCTTCTGAACTAGTACTGGGTCCAAAAATTCTTTCGTTAGCTATTTTAATATACTTCTCTTCTTGTTCAATTAAGATAAAATCTCTATCTAAATTCTTGCAGGCTACACCCGTCGTTCCACTTCCCGCGCAATTATCTAAAACTATTTCCCCAGGGTTGGTATAAGTCTTTATTAAATATTCAAATAAAGAAACCGGCTTCACCGTAGGATGAGAACCGCTAGTATCGGTATTAAATTTCTGCCAAGAAGACGGGACCCTTAATTCTGGAACTTCGACAATACCACGGCCTTTGAATTTTCTATAGTTTTCAGACCTGGTGTTATGATCTTTACGATATCGCTTTGTATGCTTCTTACCAGTGGCAGATGTTCTTTCCTGCATCTGCTTGTTATAAGTCCATTTTCCTCTTGAAAAAATTAGAACCTGCTCATGCTCTTTGAAAGGTTCTCTGACTGTATTTGCAAAATTACTTCCACGATTTTTAATCCAAATCCATTCGTGACGAAACATCTTTGGGTTAGACATAACTAAAGCACTAGAAAAAGGTTGGGAAGCAGTCAGGGCTATAACTGCATTAGGTTTTGTAATTCTTTTATATTGTTCCCAAAGTTTATCAAAAGGGATTACTGTATCCCATTTGTTTTGGGTAATTCCATAAGGTAAATCACAAAGAATCATATCTATGGAACCATCATCTATCTTCTTCATTACTTCTAAGCAATCACCCTGATATATCTTGTTTTTTTCTAGCATTTCAAAATCCCGTAGGTTAGGTATAGCTAGTATACCTAGAGCAATCCTAATATTACTCTATTTTTAGAACCAAGTTTGGAAAACTTAAACCAACTTCATTTATACTCAAAAATATATTTTTATTGAACTATTCTTAGCTTAGTTGTGCTGACGTTAGTTATTTCACAATCTTGTTCTTCATCACCACGAGGTACCTGGCTTGATAATCCAGAAGCTAAAGTAATGTTGTGATTGCCATTAGCGTTAATAACATCAGCAACTATAGAACCATAAAAAGAAGCATTGCCATTTGGGTAGACTGTTGATTCTGGTGCATAAATGGTTCCATTAAAAGTGCTAGAGCCATTTATTCTAACTACTCTTTCACCAATAACCCTTATCTCAAAACACTCCGGATGATCTGCATTGCCAGTAACACCACCATTTAAATTTACATTACCATTAACATATAAAATGGTTGGACTAGTACATCCATCAGATGTGCCAGAAATATTAATCATTTCTCTTGCCGTTCTTTGCTCCAAATCACCATCAACATAATAAACTTCACCTTCTTGAAGTGTAGTGACTATAGTTGTATTAGAACCCCTACCCACACGAACACCATTAGGTAGGGCATGATAACTTTCAGGATAATCCACTGGACTGATTGGAATTTCCATACCCATAGGTGTAGAGTCGCCTGTGAAGTTATAAGCAGAACCCCTAGAGTCTATGCAAGGGGTTCCTACATCATATTCACAATCTGGACCCATATGAATATCTATTCCGTTTTGTACATTAAGACTACCGCCCAAAGTTATCCCACCGGAGTTAGTACAAGCAGATGCGCCGGCAGTTACCTCATCTATTCTTAGATCAAAATTTCCACTTAGTTCCAATTGAGAATTGGCAAAGATTAAGCAGGGCCAATCACCATCGTTAGTAGGGACACACTCTTCTTCTAAGGTAGCAACCTTACCAGCAATAGAAGTTGCATGAACATGGTAAGTATAGTATCCAAACATTCCACCAAATATAGATGGAATATTGGATTCTGTAGTTATTTTTACATAATCACCATTATCCATATCTAAGATCCACTCACCACCTTGATTAAAGGTACCAATTTCAGTGGTAACATTTTCAGAGGTTATAGTGGCTCCATAGACGGTATGGCTTGTAGCAATAGAGGTTGCTTCTTCAGATACAGTAGTAGTGTTATTACTACCATCATCTTCACTGCCAAGATAGGCGGCGGAAGAAATTGCGGAAGTATCTGCGGCAGTTTGCAACTGCGCCTTAGAATAAGTCATAAGACCATAATCTATGGAAAGCGCTGCAAATCCAATAAATATGGGAAGTGAAATACTAAAATAAGTAGCAGTAGACATTTTGTATACCTAGAATTTGTTATTTATAGTTACAATAAATATTGAAAAATATTCTTTTTCAAGATTTAATCTCTGTTTTCTGGGCAACAGGGACTATACACTCCTGTTCTAAAGGTAACCAATAAAATCCTGTTCTATTAATCCCCTTTAATCGTTGTTCCCTGCTAATTGCAGGCAACTGAAGGGCAATATTCTGGGATGCATTTAAATCCGAGTTTCCTGTGTATCCACAGGATCTGCATTTAAATAACAATCCTTTCCTATTCCCCTTACGAACCCAACCGCACTGGAAACACCTTTGACTTGTGTAAGTAGGGCTAACCTTAATAATCTGGACACCAGCATCTTTAAGTTTAGAATCCAACTTTTCAAATAGTTCCCTGTAATTCCAATGAGAAAGGTTGCGGCTTGACTTTCTTCCCTTTCTCATATTTCTAATGTTCTCCCTTCTAACTACCTTTATATTCTGTATATTCAGTCTGTTTACAGACCAATTTATGTAGTTAGTACGGTGTGCTTCTGCTCTCCTAAATCCCTTGGAACCCTTTTTCTTCCTTGCTAATTTTTGACAAATAGCTTTGTAATTGTGACCATGGTTATCCTTGTCAACTACTTGACCATTTGAACAAGACAAAATAGAATTTTGCCCTATATCTATCCCTAGGGTTTCCCCAGATTCCCTTTCTCTAGGTTCCTCCAATTCAAAACCAAACGTTATGGAATCTTTTGATAACCTAACTCCTGCTTTTAGTGTTCCTGAGGCTAACATTTTATTGAAGTGCTTTGTTTTCTTAAAAGGTATCTTTATAGTTAGCTTATTACCAAGAGAAGATAGGGTTACCCAACCATCGAAGATGGTATCATTATCCAAGTCTATTTTAACAAACCTAGAATCTAACTCTGGTTTAATATCTCCAACTAAAGGCTTTGAAGCAATATTTTTGTTATAGATTTGCTGAATTTTTCTGGCTTTCTTAAACATACCTTGAGCATTGAACTTATTTATTTGCCAAAGCCTTCGGCTTTGTTTAGCTTTAGTTCCACGGACAATAGCAGAAGCCTGTTTACCAGCAGCTTGCAATGCTCTTGCAGATAACCAAGTTTGAATCTGGGAAGTTATTCTCTTATCAAGCAGGGCAGGAATTTTATCCATATCCCAAAGGGGATCTATGAAAAGGGTAGTAACCCTCTGGTATTCTGCAATAAAAAGGGAAAGGTTTTCCATTTTAACCTTTCTGCAGAATTTGGTAGTTACTTTAGTTGACTTTACCATGATTTATATAGAAATATTACTATAATTTTAAATTTATTTTAATAAATAATATAAAGGAATCAAATACATTCTTCAGAGCAGAAGTTACCCTCTTCACCACATACTATAAAAGTATTAGGAATTACACCTTTACATTTATAAGTCTTCATTTTTTTAGTCCATTCCTCTTTGGTTTGGCATTCTTCTAAGGAAATTAATAAAGCCTCCACTTCGTTGGTTTCTTTTAAAATAAAAGTCATCCAGCCTTGGAAGTTACCAACCCGCCAAACATTTGCACCGAAATGGTAAGCATACAAATCTTCTTTTTGAAAGTGTTCCCTATTTAATTTTATTAAGCCACCTAATGTAGCATGGTCACTGAAGTCTGGAATGGCACCATCCGGTGGCAACAAGCCTTCATCATTAATCCTACCACAAATATTTATATCAAGTGGAAAAAACCAACGCATACCTGGCAACCACTTCCAATTCTTACAGATTAAAGTTTTGAGTCCTAAATCTATTTTGTCTTGCAGCATGTTATTTATCTTTTGTCCAAATTATTTTAGTTACTATCTAATGCTGCTCTAACTGCTGCATCTTTAGATTCTAGCAATTTTCTAAGTGCAACTTCTGTTTCAGGGCTATAAGGCGCTCGTCTAGCAACTTGTTCGGCCAACTCAGCAAATGGTCTTGAAACCTCTTGTAACTTTGGTGGTAAATGATCAAATTTGAAATATTTTAAAGTTGGTGATAATTGGTATTGACTATAAACAACCAAATCATTTAAAGTCGGTACTGGCATAGAAACCATAACCTCACCAGAACGAACCTTGGCACATCCATTTGCCATACAATCTGGATTTGCACAACAGCATGTAATCATATAAACTCCTCCCTTTAAATTGTTTTACAAATTAAACTAAGATTTTCATCCATAATGTTCGCTATTTTTAATTGCTGTAATTATATCTTCATAAGCAGCAGCGCACAGCGGAATGTCAGCAGATTCCATTCTTTTGTTGAGAAATTCTAAGATTAATTTTCTCTCTCGCATTTCTCCCAAAACCTCACTGGCTTCTGGTGGTGGCCAAGACGATCTTGCTTCATAATCCTGAATTATATTATCTGCTTTGCTTACTAGTTGCCAGACCCATTCTGCTGCAAACTCTTTATCCTCCAGCCTAAGAAAAAACTCCTCAATAAAATCATCTTTTGTGTACAGCATAACACCCTCACTTATTAACAACTATTTCTAATTTATCTTCTAAAATTTTCCAGAGCGGCAACATTTCGCCTGTATTAGTTCTAAATTTATGATTGATTGTACAAACTGTTTTTGAGCCATCGTCTAATTCTACTTCAAATACTTTTAATTTTCCGTGATAATGATTATCCTTGACAGGGATCATAATATCTTGTCCCGTTTCTTCATTTCTGCTACGAACCCAACAGCCTGGTTCAACATTTCTGATTGGAATATCTTTCCACTCTCTAGCATCAGAATCTCTGTATACCCGGATTAATTCATCAAACTTCAAGGAGCGATTAAAGCCATATAATCCGAATGGTTCGATTTGCTCATCCCAAATTCTTTTGGCTTCTTCATATTTCATACCAGATACTTTCATGCAGTCAGCAATAAAGTTAGCCTCTGTTTTTAAAACTAGATCTGGATCTTTACCTTTTAATTTTGTAATTTTCCTTAGTGCATCTGCTTGGTTAAGATCCCAACCTGCACAATCCTTGGCAATGGTCATCATGCCTTCTTCATAAAGAGAAACACCATAAGTCTTCTTTAATGAATTTTCCATTTTAGGATGGATGTATTCGATTTCTTCTACTCCAAGTTTTCTGTTGATATAATCGTTCCTCTGTTCTGGTGAACAAGAAGGTCTGCCTAGTGCATTAATGTCAGAAATTTCTTCAATATTTTTTGGCTTAATCTTCATACAAAGTGGGGTAAGTGATGACTCCAATTGAAAGACGCCGGCAGTTTCACCACGTCCAATCATTTTAAAAGTTTCTGTATCACCTAAGGGAATATCTTCAATAGTTATTTTTTTACTTTTGGTTTCTTGAATTATATTAAAGGTATCAGTAATTACGTTTAATGTATTTAGACCAAGAAGATCCATTTTAACTAGACCGAAATCTTCGCACCTAGTTTTCTCCCATTGGGTAACCACCAAGCCGGTTTCTGCATCAATTCTAAGGGGGACAATCTCGTATAGTGGACGATCACTAATTACAACCCCAGCGGCATGAACACTCCAATTCCTTGTCAGTCCTTGAAGCTTGCAGGCATTTTCATATAGTTCTGGATATTTCTTCATATATGAAGCAAACTCTTTACTTTCTTTCATTGCCTGTTCTACTGTCTCTGTATCTGGCATGATAGAAGTTAAATGATTTGCAATTTTAAAGGCTTCTGATTTATCACCACCTAGCTCTAGACTTCTAGCTACGTCTTTAATAATCACCTTTGGTGACAGTGTAGACCAATTGCTGATGGAAGCGACTTTATCTTCCCCATATTTTTCTTTCAGATATTCTTTCACCTTGGCCGGGTCTGCGAAGTCTGAGTCAATATCTGGAAAGCTTTTCTTTTCTTTATTCTGAAATCTTTCAAACAGGAGGTCGTACTTAATGGGGTCAACTGTAGTGATGCCAGTTAAAAATGCAACAATAGAGCCGGCACAACTTCCTCTTGCAGGCGAGCAAGGCATTCCTTGTGACTTAGCCCAATTTACGAAGTCTGCCACAATAAGCATATAAGAAGAAAAGTTTTTCTCTTCCATTACACTTAATTCTTTTTTAACCCTATCCCAGTATTCTTTCTTCTGTTCATCTTCTAGATGGCCTAATTTTTCTTTAAATCCGGCCATACATTTATATCTCAAATAGGACTTATCTTCTTCTATATCAGGACAAACCTTGGAAGACCAACCCTTAAATTTTTGATATTCGTTTTCTTTTTGAACTGGAAACTTAGGAAGAATCGCACCCTTTGGTTCAATATAGGTAGGATTATCACAGGCGTTTAAAATCTTGATAGAATTCTCCATGCCTTTCTTGGCAACATCTGGACCAAAGAAGGATGTAATTTCTTCATATGTTTTAAGGTACATATCTTGCACGCCATAACGAAATCTATCAGGATCGTTGATTGGCTTTTTGTCTTTAATAGCTAACATAAAATCGTGATACTTGGCATGGTCTTTATCTCGATAGTGGGCATCACAAGTAATAACATAGGGGATGCTCTTATCATGCGATAGTCGAATCATTGCTTCATTTAGCTTTCTCTGGCTAACTTCCTTGCCAGTTTTGCCTGTAGCCTGGAGGTCATGTGGCTGGATTTCAAGAAAGAATCTATCTTTAAAAATAGCATTAAATCGATCAAGATAACAAAGAGCTTCTTGCTCATTTCCTTCTGTAATTAAAGTTTTGGCAATCAAACCATTAGAACAAGCGGTAAGGGCAATAACACCCTGGTTGAACTGCTCGATATGTTCCCAAGAAATTCTGGGCGTTTGTTTACCCATATACCCAGAGACTTGGTTGCGGTAAGCCTCATAATTTAGTCGTAGAATATTTCGATAACCTACTTCATTTTGTGCAAGTAGAACAAGGTGATAATTCTTCTTATCAGATAGATCTGGTGCGAAGTACGCCTCCATACCTGGAATTAACTTAACGCCATGCTTCTTACTTGCTTTCCAAGCATCAAAAATAGCTGTCATAGTACCATGATCTGTGACTGCTACGCCTGGATGATCTACTTCTTTAGCGCGAATAAAAAGGTCTTCCACATCATTCATACCATCCAAAGGTGAACCCAATTCAGTATGGTTGTGCAAAGACACAAATGGTCCTGAAATACCCATATTTCCTCCAGAATATTCTTTTGAAATTATTGCAATATTCTCTTTTGTTTAGAAACAAATGGGCCGCCTTATTTTGGCGGCCCATATTTTATTTGTTTTAATCTACCAGATCGGCAATGTTAGTGTATACTTCTGTAGTAATTTTAGGATCGATATCCTGTTTTAGCATCTTAATGGCTGCATCAATTTCTTTCTTTGGAACACCATTTTGCTTTGCATCAGAAATTAGCTGACGCTTTTCATCTACCGCCTCTTCAACTTGTTCTACATAACTTTGGATGGTGGTGCTATTTTGGATTAAGGCTTTTCTCTCTTCCTTTAAGGATTTGATTTGCTCATCAATATTTTCAATCTCACTGTTGGAAAGGATAGCCTCGCGCAAATCTGCTTTAGCATCACGAATTTTATCTCCCAATTCAGAAAGACTCTTTACAAACTGTCTAACGGTTTCCTTGTCTGCTACCTTGGGCTCGGTAGCCAATGGATTAAAACTAGCCACAAATTCACTTGACATTCAGCCTCCTCAAACATTTATATTACAGAAAATTGGGGTTGATCCTCACATCTTCGAGTCCGGGCAGCCCCAACGATATTATCATACAAAGTAGCTCTTTCTTCCTCAAATTTACTTTATTAAAATCTTCGCTGTAGCCTAAGAAGTCATTTGCTTCATTTTCATTATCTTCATCGTCTAGGGTAGCAATTATATAATCAATATATGCTCTTAAGTTTTTTCCCATAGTAGTGTAAAAGGTACCTACCGTTTTTAAAAGACTACCCGGTTTGGTGGGTGAGGTACTTCTTCCAGCATTAGCAAAGTCATTTATATTAGCAATACGACCCCCTGAACCGGCTGGATTAACATATCTTATCACTGTGCCGGCATCATTATCATCATTTTGGATAATATCAAAATATTTTCCTGGTGATCTAAACCATTTTTTAAGTCTATCACTTACAGAGCTCAACTCTGGCGGGGTTCTTTCTGCAAAGATTGAATTTACTGTATTTTGTATATAAAACTTTCCTTCTGGAACACCACCCTCTGCTTCGGAACGTGGAACCATTTTTTCAAACAGATCTTCAACTGTTAATCCGGTACTGGATCTTTTTTCTTTTACACTTGGAATCTCGCTAAAAATACCAGCAAGTTCATCTAGTCCAAATACAGAAACAATAAATCTTAGCAATCTTTGTTTTTCATCATCATCTAGTTCTGCTCCACGAATAATTGGATTTTTGATTATCTTATAACAAGTAATCGGATCCTCTAGTGTAACTCTTACATGTGGATATTTTATTTTGGGATCTTCTTTCTTAAAGAAAGATTCGCCACTAATGATGCTGGCAGGCATATTTTTGATAAAACTTACTGTTTTATCAAGCTCACTTTTAATTTCTTTATATAAATCAGTCTCTGCTGCTTTCTTATCCCTTTGAAGCATCTCCTCTAATTGTTCAGAATGCTCTATAATTAGATCTTCTAGGTCGGCAACAGAATAAGAATATAGGCTTTGCTCACCTGAACTTCTACCTATTCTGATCAAAATAGAAATATCCAGTGGTTTATCTTCAAAATTCACTACAATACGCCTGCCTGTTAGAATGACACCCTTGGAATCGCCAAGATTAGTCTCTTTCTTTTGTACATCTAAGGGTATATTAAAACCTACCCAATTCCAAGTTGTTTCACTGCGAGTAGGTGGCCAAGCAATTTGTGTTGATGCCCTAGGTGTTCTTGTACCAATTTGATGTCGGCTGGTATTTAGCCCAGTCATTGGGGAATCTGGTGATTCCTTATTAGTATAAAAGTTTAGTTTTTTAAACTTATACTTCAGGCCTTCGGCTGTAAAGTTATCATTAATAAATTTTAAATAGTTCAAGTCCTCGGAGTTAGTGTCAAGTTGATTGTACAGACCAATAAAATTATCTATTTTAGTTTTAAATATACTATCTATAAGTCCCTTTAATTTTGTAGAAAGATCATCAAGTATAATATCATGATAACGTTTTATTTCAGCATTATCGCTAGTATTCATATAATTTATTAATTCTGAAAATGATTCTTCCCCACCTTTTTCAAATAATTCAAACACTTTCTCTTTAAATGCTTCTGTAAAAATAATATTCTCATCAGCAAGTAATTTTTTAATAGCAAAATCAAGCAAATTATTATCTTCATCCTCTTCCAAACCCAGGGCCAATATTAGCTTTTTTTGATGTGATGGATTTTGAGAGATTGCCATTAAACATTCAAAAATATTATTTTTATGTGCTGCTACATCTTTTTCTTCACTAGAATCATCAAGCTTCATATAATGTTCTATTAGCTTTGACCATCCTACCGAGGTAACGCCAAGCTCATTGTTTAGATGATAGTCAATAGCGCTTCTGCGATCCTCAAATATTTGATATTTTCCTTCTGAGCCGTAAACAGTAAAGCGCTCCTCTTGCTTTAGATAATCCAATATACTTGACGGATTTTCTCTGTCTACAAAAGGAATCCAATCCCAACCAAAGACTGTTTCGCTATATTCGCCTGGAATAAAATTCAACGTTGTAACTGGCATTATGCTATTAACGGTATTTAAGGCGGTTGATACCAGTGCGCTTTGTGGAGCCTCAGAATTCATCGCCCTTAATCTTCCCAAAATATATTCTTTTGCAGCAAGCAAATTATCAGTATCAAATATCTCTGTATTGATAACATCCACTATGTTGTTAGTCGTTTCAGTAGGAGGTGATATTGATTTGCTTAGCTCAAAATAAGCCATATCTAGGTTAGTGCAATATTTTCTATATTTATTGGTTAATTTTCTTAATTTAGAATTATCTTTTTTCTTTTCATTAATAAGCTCATTATGTTGATTTCTCAATTCATTAATAGCAAGCTCTAGCTCTCCCTTAATATTCTCGAGCGATTCCTTAACAAGAGTCTCTATTTCTTGTGATGTTTTATCACCACTTAAAACAGTTAAAATATCATTAACATAATCATCTGGAATACTTATTCCACAATAATAATTCGACTCCTCATCGTATCCAAAATACTTAGAGATAATTTCATTTAGTTTCTTAATTATATTTATGACATAGACAACAGAAAGTATGGCATTGTTTTGTCTAGCAGTCTTAATCGCAGGCAATGCCTTGGCTTTATCATGTGTACCTTGTAAGAATTTTGTGAATTTATTCTTATCTAAATTTAAAGTTGTCAATAACAAGGAGGTTGCTTCTTGTAACACATTAGAAGACTCTATTTCTTGTATACTTATCTGTTCTAAAAAGGTAACCCAAGACCTATTTGGGTCACCCTCATCATTGGTAACAGAGTCAATATTTTGTATGACCTCATTGACTGCAATAATTGCTTTTTTAATTGCAGTAGTCAAAATTAACTTTGACATAGATTCATCAAAGGTAAAGCTACTGATATCAAAAATATTTTGCTTTATCCAGATTCCAATCTCACCAGTTATTTTTTCAATCTCTTCTATAATTTTATTACCAAAGAATTGATTGTAAAAATCAACCTTTGATTTTTGAGGCATTCCTTCTTTAAATTTAAAGACCTTACCATCAAAAGCCCTTCTTAAAGTTTGCTTTAGTGAGATCTTTATTTCATCGGGAATGGAGCTATTGACAGAAAAGCCTTCAATAAGTTCATCTAGTAAGTTTGTTGATAATGCTGAGCGACTGTACGCTTCAAAAACATGAATTACAGCAGACATTACTTTACTAAAATTTTCTAATTTTTCAAAATAAATGGGTCCTGTAACAGGAGAGGTGGATTTTATCGTACTTTTAGTACCAGGGACTGCAACATTACTCTCTTGGAGTTTCTGCGCGGCTTTTGCATAGACATCCAGTCTTCCAGTTTCCTCCCTGTCCCCTTCCCCTGATGGTGCCGCACCAAATATATCACCTCCGCCATAGTCATCAGGGCTGCCCATACTTCCCATACTTTCCGCACTCTCTAAGGCTTTACGCATGGTTATGTCACCACGACCGCCACCACCATCCTCATCTTGTTCTTCACCGCCATCTATACTTAGAGTTGCTGCGCTTGCCTCCGTTGCAAAGTAAGTATATTCTTCATGGGTGCTGGGATGCTCATAGCTAAATCCTGAAGGCCAAATACTTGCTAACGAGCCGGGCGGATACTTAATAAAGATATATGGCTGATTTGTATCATCAATAAAAAACTTTAAGAGATATTTTACTTGGTTGTTTTTAACATTTGGAAAAACAGTACGCTCTCTTGGATCTTTACTAACCCATTCGCTATACAAAAGTCTATTTTCCATCGGAAATTTTTCCATTAATGCAGTGGTATCCGCAAGAGCCAACCAGCCTTGATTTAACACTTCCTGACTGTTTTGCTTACCAGACTTCTGTGTCAAAAGAATATTGTTTGAATCGTTAGTCTCATATGCAGCATTTCCCTCACCAAACTTAAGGCTATGACCTACATTAAAAATATGTCCAAATGGGCACTTTAGATTTAGGCTTTGTAATATGCTACCTTGTGCTATCTGTCCAGCCGCAGTTTTGAGAAGCATTTCTTTAATCTTCTGAATTCGAATTTTATTAAAGCTAGTCTTTGCTAACTCTAACTCACTATCTTTTGCAGCTTTAAAATTAACAAAATCTTGATGTAAGGTCATTGCATCTTGAAAGTCCAGACCGTTTGAGACTAATTCATTAAATAATTCAGTATACTGTCCTTCATCCTGGCTAATCACTTCAAGAGTTTTTAGAATAAAGAACTCACTATTGTCATCTTTAACGAATGATGACAAAGAAGTAGGTGCGCCACAGACCCTAAATGTAATAGTTCCTGGCTCCAAATCTTTTAAAGTTCCATCAGGATTTGTTGGCTTGATGAAGCTTTCTGTACCTGCCGGACCTAATTTGGAAAAAGCCATTTTAGGATGTTTATACTCAGTTAAGTTAGTTACATTTTCAATATGAGCTGTACAGGCAAAATTAGTTTTAGAAAATTTAAATCCACCACGTAGAAAGCTTTTTGCTAATTCAATCTGCGCAGCACTCCTTTCATTAGACCAAGCTTCTGAACCAGGTATAATTACATTCTTACTTGCTTCAGTAAAATTATTGATTCTTTTCTTGGCGTCAGTTGGGTGTTCTACACCACTCCAGCCAAAACTCACACCGACGTTATCTGAAAGGTATGTGCTAGAGTTTGGCTCTACCTTTGCTCCGCAAAAAGAACCGGAAGTGCCTTCAGAATCAAAAGGGCACTCAACAAACCTGTCCCTGATAAAGATAGGGCCGCTAAGTTTTTCTGCGCCCACAGCAAACAAAGCCCCAGCTCTGCGATGCCAACCTTCCTCTTGAAGTTCTGAATTATTACTTTGTAATAAAGTATTAATTTCACTCCAAGTTTTGTTGCCAGTGTAGTTTCTAACTTTGTTCCTTTCTCTTTCACGGTCATAAAATGATTCATTAAGTACTGGCCAGCCTTCCTCCTTATTTAATAAATTTAAATCAACTAGGTTACCAGTTTTTTTATCAAAAATAGAAAAAAGTGGGACCTTAATGCCCTCTACACCAGCATAGTCTTCCTTTTTCTTCATCCGATTGGCTGTCTCAACCCAAGCAAAGCATACAGGGCATTTCTTTTTTGTAATCGTTTCATCTTTGTTTGCAATAGCACGAATAGAGTTTCTCTTTAAGATTAAGTCATTAAGTTTGACGCTGTCAAGATAGTTATTTGATCCAGAAGGATTATCTAGGTTGAAGAAGCTTTCATTTTTAGCATTTAAATATGAAAAAGCACTGTTCTTAAACGAACCTAGAAAGAACTCTAAGTTTTTTTTGTTGACAATAGTCCTACCAGGAAGATTTGATAATCTAACTAGCTTGTCATTATCTTCACCAGAATCATCCGCCTGAGTTAAAACCCAGGTATTATAACTTGCAAGTAGTAAGGCTACGTTTTGAAAGTTTTTAGCTATCGAGTTGTCTTCAAATATTTTTCTTGAAACACAAGAGTTTTTGAATTCAATTATTAACTTATCTAAGCTTGGGTCTGAACTCTTTTTTCTTAATTCAAGAAGTATGCTGTACGCTTCTAAGTCTAAGGTTTTAATTTTAAAAACCAGATTATTAACCCTGCGCTGGTATGAATAAAGATCGATATTATAAGCTAATGTTTTAAAGCTACTTCTCCCTTGCAAAGCAGCCACTAGTTCTTGATTAATGCTAGAAATTTCCTGACCAAAAGAGAATACCATATTAGATATATTTTCTTGAATAATTCCAATTGGCTCAGTCCTTATGTAGGCATTATTAAAATTTTGAATAGCATTATTCAACCGTGGGTTGTTTTCCAATTCTTTTTTAATATCAAGAAGGCCAATTCTGGAGGTAATATCGTCTTCTTCCGTTGTCTTTGATGCTATTTGTGGCAGGTTTAACTTATCTCGCATCAAATTAAACTGCTGAACCATATCTACTTTGTAGAGGCCCATTTCAGCAAAATTCTTTAACCATTGTGGAATTGATTCAGTCTCCCGTTTACCTGCAAGCAATTCTATGATCATAGAAATTTTCTCATCCTCTTCTACGGAGGAAGGTGAACGTCCGCTAACTTGTAAAATCTCATCTACTTTTTTAATGTATTCAAGATATGAATCATTAAGCCTAATTGCCTCCCTAAACTTATTTTTCAATTCTTTATTAAACTCATTAGGCACAGTATTTTCTGGTTTAGAAGAGGTGTGATCCTTACTGTATTGTCCAATCCAGTAGGGATACTTCTCACCACTGAGGCCATCATTCTTAACAATTTCAAGGCATTGATTAGGAAAGTTAAGCCCGCTACTAATCCCGTATGAACTTAGTTTCTCATCAAACTTTTCCTGATTAGTAACTCTTTTACTTCTTTGAATTTCTCTATACTCTTCCCTCGGCCCCTGGGTGTTAAAATCTTCTGGATTAAACTTTAGTTCTATAAAATATTGAGATTTTTCTCCGCCAGAATCTTTTATTCTAGAAAATGCTTTATTATAGATCTTATCTTTTAATAATGAATAAACATCTTTAAAATCTCCAGCCAAAGAATCTAGCCATACTGGAACTTGTTTATTTGCACAACCCAAGATAAAAAAGATGGCTTCTAGCATCTTCTCTTTATTATCTTCAGACAGCGCAACTGTAATATTCTCAATAAGTGTTTTAACAATTGTCCGGGTGTCATCGCTATGTTGTGCTTTAAACTTTTCAATAAATGCACTTAATTTACTAAAATCCCCCGCAGGCTTCTTCCTTGTAGCCCTTCCTCTTCCAGATGGTCTACTCCCTGCTGTTTCTTGTCCACTTGGTTGAGGTATTGTCTTCTTTATTTTTTCAACCAAGGGAGCATTTCTATTTGTATTTAAAATAAATAATTCTTCTGGTGCAAGCCCAGCCGCTTCCCCCTTGGCTTCCTCATATTCTGAATTTATCTCTTCTGTATTAATCTGCTTATCCCTAAGCCTATCAATAATTTCTAAAAACCAACCTGGTTTTTCTGGAGTGGTTGACATGGCAATAATCTTTGCTGCAAACTTCATTTTTTTAACAACAAAGCTTAATCTTTCTGATTCTATCTTTGAAGAAATGCTGTTGCTAGCAATCTCTCGTATATCATCTGGCAAGCTAGAAATATCTTCACCACTAAGCACCTCGGAAATAAGATCCTCTAAATATCCATAGAGTTTATTGTCACCAACCTTTTCTTCAACGACAATGGTTTCTGGTACGGCCTGACTAGTTTGTCCTTTAAGTGGATTAAAAGTAAGGCTCTTGCCCTTGGTCCTTGCTTTATCAGCAGTTAGCGGCTGATCACCTGGCTTATCGGATTCAATTTTTCCATTGAAGTGAAGTTCTGATAGGGCATTTTTACACCAGGTAAGTGCCGATTCTGTTTCTTTTTTCAAGAACTTATTGCTAGATTCCGAGATGATTTTAATATGCTTCTTCATATCTTCCAAAATTTTACTTGCTTCTCCAAGAAGTCCATCTTCAAACTTCAAGGATTCATAAAACTCCAAGTCCCTTCCTCCAAGTGCGTTAGCCTGACCTACGTATTCTAAAGGTTCCTTTACTCCATATAGGTCTTTTAGTCCCGCAACCTGTGCAGCCCGATCTTTGCTTTTAGTTAAAAAGTCAATAACGTCTATATATTCAGGTTTTTTTTCTGGGGTTACAGCGGGTGAGATTGGTGCAGGTGCTTGAGGTGTAGCCTTTGAAGCCCTGCTTGGTAATGCACCAAGCGCATCTCTTATAGAGGCTTCTGTTTTTTGACGTAAAGTTTCTTCACCAATAAAATCTTTTGAGATTGTTAAAAACGTACGAACCATAGGTGGGTCGTCTTCTAAGACTTCAGAAACAGCCTGTTCAATTGTTTTGTCAGAACCTAAATTATTTTTGATTTCAATAATGGCTTGAATATATTCTGATTTGTCCGATTCACTCAGCCTAGCAAATGCACTTGCTAGGGAACCTGAGTCTTTAAATCCAATAACTTCTTCTGTTGCCATCTTGTAAAAATTCATTTATTCACCCTGTTTTCTATTTTAGTAACTTAAAGTCTTCTTTTATTTCTGATATTTTAGAGTTGATTATACTAAAAATTTCTGAAAGTCCCTCTTCCTCGGATCTAGTTTTTGCGGATAGGATTCTAGAATTAGGCGAAATATTAATAAAATCTGTTTTGTGGTTATTTATCTTTTGTATTATTTCTTGATTATTCAAATCTATTTCTTTATCCAAAGAAAGATTTAGACCAACCAAATCAAACAAAAGTTTTCTATCTAAATTATTTTTGGTTAAAGATAACAGCTTCCAGAACGGATACATTAAAATAGATTTATAATAGATTTTTTTCTTACCCAACATTGCTTTGGTGTTGGAGAAGGAATTATCAAAAAGATAACTAATATCTCTTCCATCAACTTGAATATCCTTATAAAGCAAGGTCATCTTTTCGTTACCCTCTCTTGGTATAGGTAATAAGATTCCAAAAACTTTATTTTGTATCATCCTTTCTTCATCTTTATGAGGGCTAATTACTATTGTTTTTTTAGAATCAAAAAGTAAGTTACCTAATAATGGCCTGGATAGGAGTATTCCAGAATCATGGGCTGGTGAAGGAAACTTTCTCCTATTAAATTTTGAAAAATCTAAAACATTCTGCAATGGATGAAGCTTATTAAGATAATAATTCTCGCCCATAGTTCCCTTTGTTAAGGATGGTAGTATATCTAAGGACTCATTATAATAAGAAAAAATTTCTTCATGAAGCTTTTCAATAAGAAGATCCAAATCAGATTCTTTTAATCCTTCTAGGCTTTGAATAGTTGATAATTTTCTCTCAAGCACTTTGCCGATACAATATAATGTGGTTTGGATCCTTGCTCGTTTTTTTGCAAGGGTCACCGGTTCTATCTCCATTAGACTATGAAGATTTTTCTTATCTAAGATTTTCTTTTCTACTTCAAAGCTGGTTCCGTTCTTTACCGCTTGTTTTTTTGCTAAATCATGATAAATTTCATAATTTTGCACGGGATTAACTTCTTGTATTTTGGTGGTGGTATAGTCCAAGACTATTTTTTTTAGATACTCAACCTTAGACCCGATCCTAGAAGCTATTTCAGCCTTATCATTTTCTAGATGATAAGGCTGAGGAATATTATAAGTTTCATAAAATTGTTTTCTCGAAGTGCGATAAATAAGTATGGCTGCAGCAACATCTGCAGCATCTTCAAAATTCATATCTTCTAATGGTAAGTTAACAAACTCTCTTTCGATATCCAAAATTCTTTTGTGAGAATTGTTGGGTGATTTATGTTTTTCTAAGATTGATATTTTATAAAAAGATATATTCTTTTCATTCTCTATATATCTTAGTACTTCACCCCTGGCCTCTTTCAACATCTAAATACTCCGGTTCAGATTCTTCATTGCCAAATTTCTCTGTTCCATCATCCACACCAAAGATTGTCCGAAAGGATCTTTTGTTTGCCAGCTTTTTCAACCGCATAGAAGCTGCCCATCCAGATAATCCAACCTCATCCGCGGCGTCCTTAATCGAATAATCCTTAAAATAAACAAGCTCAATAATCTTGCGAGTTTTATAATCTAGTTTTGCACAAATTTTCTTAATAGAAGATTCAAATTCTGATTTATCATATCTAGTTTTAAAAACTGCACTATCTGAGCCAGGGGTGCCTTCTTCTGCAATAGTATTTTCAAAAAGGACAGAATCTGCTTCACCCTGACCTTGTGACTTATTGGCTTGAAATTGGCTAAAATTAATTTCTTCTCTAATTCTTTTTATCTTGGCTGTACCTTCATCTTTTGCTTGAAGCGCGAAGGCATCATTAGACATCTTATTTTCACTACGCAAAAAAGAAATCTTCTTATTATGAATATGCTTGTGCAAGAAGGTACTCAGCTTTACATCCCGGTGTGGATCGAATGCTTTAATCCCTTCAATTGCAATTATAGATAATTCGCTTTTTGCATCTTCAAATTTAAAACCAGGAATATACATGGTAGACGCATACTTGTTAAGTAAGGGATCAATCTTTGCTAGAATCTTGTCAAAGCCTTCACCTGTATTCGTATCTACATAGAAGGTATCATCATAAACATCAACATATGCTCGATATCCTCTTTCCATTCAGCCTCCATTAAACATCCCAACTGTTTTGACACAAACTCTGATAATCACACCAATTACACAATATAGATGGTTTCTTCTCCCATTCAATATTGGTATCAATAGATTTACCAACACTTAAAACTTTTTTTACGGTATTCTCATAATCTTTTTCGGCAAATTCATAGTCCAACGTGTCACACTTGTGCTTCAATAAAACATAAGCACCACTAATTTTTTCAGCATCAGGATAAATTTCCTTTATTGCTAAAGCATATAATAACAATTGAAAATTAGATAAATATTTTGGATTTTTATTGGTTTTGTAATCTACAACCTTATATTCGCCAGGTCCAACTTTATCGATCCTGTCAATAAAACCACGAACTGTATATTCGCCAATTTTAAAATCAAAGTTTAACTCATTAGCAATAACTTGTGGTAATCCTGTTGCATTAATCTTGTCAAGATATGACTTTAAGACTTCTTTAAGCTCAGGTAGTTCTGGTTTTAAAATATCCATATCAAATTCTGACAAGGCCAACTTAAAACAATCCCTCATAATTGTAGGGTACTCCGTTGGGCCTCTTACGTTTTCACATAAGTCTTTATGGAATAACTCTAAAACACGATGGGCGCATTTTCCAAACTCAAGATGGCTCCAATCTTGTTCAGCCACCTCTGGCTTTTCAATATATTGATAGTGGTATTTTTTGGGGCACTTTTCGTAAGTACCGATTGAAGATGCGGAAAGTTTTATCATTATAGCCCCTAATAAATTTTGGATTGTGTTCTATGTTCAATCCATCTAAATACAAAGCTGTTGGGTGGGCCAGCGGTAGCAGTTAGGTTTAAGCCCTTACCCTCTATCTTCTGCGTTGATCTAATCCAGCGATTATCCCTACTATCTCTATAATAAAAACTAATTTGACCAGTCGCCGGATTAATCATGTGCCTAACATAGTTAGATGTATTTAATTGGTTAATTTGTATATTTTGAAATTGAAATGGACTGACTGAATCCATTGTACCATGCGGTCGATTGATTATCTTTACAACCTGATTTTCTTGCGATTCCTTGGTTGTTCCATCAATTATAATATAAAAAGCCTTGGGATCAAAATTTATATTGTTATTTGGAGTTGATATAGGCGGCTTTTGTGATGGGAACTTCTTAATCTCAAAGTTAACAAAGTCAAGTGTGGTATCGCCAGGAATATCTTCACCACGATTATTGGTAGTAGAACCCTTTAAGTCTAAGTCTTGAAAGGGAATCGAACTGGCTTGTGCGATATTACCATTGGCATCATAAGATAAGTGATCTACCGGAACACTATCTGGCGGAAGTAAATTGATACCTTCTTGTTCCGTTAACCTAGTTCTGTCTAAAGCTGTTTGATCGGTAAACCAAGTCCGCTCCAAGATAGAAGTGTATTCTATACCTGATTTTGCAAATGCCTTCAAAACAGTTGTTTTGCCCGTAGTTGGTAGCACAATTTTATCAACATAAATTGTAGAATCCTCTGTGGGGATTGAACCATCTAATGTATAAAAAATTGTTGCTGGCTTGTTAGCAGATAAATATACAAACTCTGGAAAGCCAGCAATCACCTGATCTTCACTTTCTTCTAAAAAAAGAACTATGGCCATATCTCCCCCTGTTTTGATATAACAAACAATATAATTATTAGATTTATACTTGCAATATCAGAGGGCGATATAATTAATGGAACTTTCGCCATTAACTTTTGTAATATCTAAAATATTATTAAATCTTTCTTTTAAAGAATCGTTGTGTGTGATTACTAGAATCTTATACTTCTTTTCAAGTGCCTTAATCACATTTACAAAGAGTGACTCAGTACCCTGACGATCCAAAGGTGAGTTGATTTCGTCTAACAACAAGAACTCTAAGGAAGATCCTCCATGCCTACTTGAAATCTCACTCAAAGCGATTCTAAGTGCCAATGAAATTCTAAACTTCTCCCCACCACTTAATGACTTAAAGTTTTGAACCACGCCTTCTTTTTTAACCCGTAGATCCAAAGTATCTACAACAGAAACACCATCCGAACCAACCCGCTGTGTATCTAGGAAAATCTGGAATGGCTCATTGCAAATAGAGTTTAGAATTTCATTAGAAGTCTTTTCCAAGTCTTCAATTAATGCATTCAATAAAATAGTTTGAATTCCATTTTTCCCAAGCAACTTTACCATCTTTTCTAAGGTCGAAATTGATTTTTGTTTTTCTAGGAACTTCTTCTTAGTTTCTTCGCCTTCAGAGATTTTATTGCCAACATTAGAAATCTTTTCAGTTAAAACACCAATGTTGTGATTGTTCTTCTCAATAGACTTACTTAGTTCAGCCTTCTCCTCTTTTTTGTTCGCAATATTTTTCTGTAATTCTTTAAAGCTATCATCCTTTAAAGATTCTAAAATAGACTCATTGGCGGAAATTTCAGCAGTTAACTTTAACAACTCTTTTTCTAAATGTGAATTGTCAGTAGTTAATTCCAAAACTCTTTCTTCTGAAATCTTAGACTCAGCCTCCAAGGTCTTGATCTTAGATAAGTATACTTCCTTCTTTCTCTTGTTATTTTTTGCAACTTCTAAGTTTAGAATTTTTTCTTCAACTTCTTTGACCTTATTCTGACAATAGATAAAGGTTGACTTATATTCATCTAGTTGCTTTTTCTGCTCATTAAGAAGGTGGTTGTATAATTCGTCATGAATAGCCTGTGAGCAAACATAGCAAGAATCTTTGGCAATCTTTCTTTCAGCGACGGCTTTCCCAAGTTGCTTAGAAATCTCCATCTTTGCCTTGTATTCAATTGCCTCTTGCGATAGGGCAGTCAGCCTTTCTTCTGCGTCTTCTATGATTATAAGCCCGTCAATCTTACTATTAAACTCTTTTGCCTCCTCCGCTTTGGTGGCTAAATTATCCTGATGCTTTTTTAGATTATCTTGGTTAGATTTAAATAGTCGATTTGCCTTGTCATAATCTTTTCTGATGCCCTCTAAAAGAGCTACCGTCTGGTCCCATTTTGCTGTATCTAGACTGGACTTTAGCTCCTGGTATCTTGTATTTAAGCTTTGCAAGACATGATCTAATTCGTCACGCGACTTAAGCTGTGCCTCTAGATTGGAAGATTCATTATTTAAAAGTAAATTCAAAGATTCTAATTCTACAACGTTTTTATCATAATCCTCTATCTTAGATTCTAAAAGCTTTGACTCTGCCCTTAACTCTTTGAGAGAAAACTTGATTTTTTCCTCATACTCATCCCACTTAGAGATATCCATAATAGATTTTAAAATCTCTTTTTTTCTGGAAGCATCGGTTTCTGTAAACTCAGAAATGTCATTCTGACGGAAATAAGCCGAATTTATAAAAGTCTTATAATCGAACTTAATAGCTTTTACAATTTCATCATTGGTTAAGCTGGGTGTAGAACCAGATATATCTACCCAATTATTATTAGCGTCTTGCTTTAAGAATTCAACGTTAGAAGTTGAACCAGAACGCTGACGCTTCCTTACTACACGATAAGTTTCACCACCATGTTTGAAAGTAAAGGTAACCCTGCAATTACTCTCACCCCAAAAAATTACATCATCCATAGAGGCAACTCTAGCTTTATTAAACAAACACCATAAGATAGATTCAAAAACTGCGCTCTTACCAGAGCCATTGGAAATGTCATAATTACCTTCTACGTTTCCAATTAATAAGGCAGAATCAAATTGTGAAAAATCAACGGTGCTGTCTCTGTGAGAAAAAAAGTTTTTAATCTCTAAACTAACTGGAACCATTGCAAACTCCTAAATCATAATCTTTTTGGCTTCAATTAAAATCAGATTTTTTTCAGAAGGCTCTATGCTAGATTGATCATTTAAAAAAGCCTCAAACATAGTGTAATCATCTTTATGCTTGAGAATTGCTTCATCCCTTACCATCCTGTTGAAAATAGGCTCTATGATAATTTTAGAGACATAGAAACAATCAAAGCTATAAGCTATTTTTTCTAATTCACTTTTCTTAATAAAAGAAGTCATATTTTCTTTTATAATAACTTTTATCCTAATAATCTTATCTTTTATCTCATACTCTGAAACCTTTTTCTTAAAAACATCTAAGAAATTAACATGATCAGAGTCTTCCATATTTACAGATACTTCTAACAGTTGTCTAGATGGGCACTTTAAAACTTTAGTTTTTTTAGTGTTGGTATCATAATCAAAAAAGAACTTATCAATGTTTTCATCACCAAAGTTTAACTTTTCCATAGAGCCGGTATAAAGGGCAATCGGCTCTTTTCTTTTGATAATTTTAAACTGATGATAATGCCCCATAGCAACAAGATCACAACCAGAAAAAGCTTCTGGTCTAGCCAGCACTTCGGCACCACCATAATCTTGATAACTTCCGGTATGGAAAAAGTTATGACCAATTGCAATCCTTGGATTATCATCGCACTGGTCAATGAGTGCCTTAATTTCCTTTTCAAAAAGGATAGAATCTTCTTCTGTATTCTTGCCAAGATACATTCTTCTATCACGGTATGGAATTAAAATCAGATTGGCCCCATCCTTACTTCTACTGTGAAACTTAATAACCTCAGGATTTAAGACCAATCTAACATTAGGATAATCTTTGGCTGCCAAGGATGAAATTGAGCTAGTAAAAGTATCACCCACTTTTCTATAATCATGGTTTCCCATAATAATTATAGAAGTGATATTTGCCATAGATAATTTCTTAATCGCTTGATTTAGAACGTTCATATGCTCAGGTGCTGGTGTCCTTGAATCAAAGGCATCGCCAGTTTGCACAAAGGCATCCGCACCATTATTAATAGCATAATCTACAATATAATTAAGCGTTCTTTCATAATCTTCGATACGGGTATTCCCACCAGTCTTGGTAGAACGTCCTAAACCAAAAACTGCGCCAATATGCGTATCACCACAAATAATAACTTTCATCCGGCATACCTTTCTTCAATTATTGAAGTTATCTTGTTAAATAGTTTTTTGGCCATAACATCATCTTGTGGATCAATATCTAATATGTATTGATCTGTATATTTCATTAATTCAGAAATCCATTTTAAATCTTCTTTATGCTCTAACATGGTATTTCTAAATAGATGAGATATCTGTAATAATGTATAAAAATTATTAATTTCAATATTAAAACTTCTACTATTGGATGATGGTTCCACCCTATTTCTAAGAATAGAAACCGCCTCACCAAAAGTAATACCAGTACATAGCATATAAAAATCTATGGAGTTAGAACTGGCACCACACCCAAAGCAATAAAAATTATTTCTAATGCTATCTATATAGAGGGAGCCAGTTCTTTCCCCACCGCTTTTATGATTTGCAGATGGGCATTTGCATCTTTTATTAAAGTTTCCAGAAGATACATCTTCGGTATCAATTCCAAACTCCTGAGCAACATCTAAGATTAGAACGCCAGAAGTAATATCTTCTTTCGATATATATCCACTTTTCATACAATTCCTATTCAGATAGAGTGGTTACTTGTTAAGTTTTAAAATGTCTCTTAGCATCTGCCTTTGAGCACAAACAGCAATATATAATTTTTCATCTTTAATATTGATATTGTTAGTCTCAGCAAAATTTTCCATATCCCTAATGAAAGTGTTTAAAGACCTCAATCTAAGTAACATTTCTGATTTAAGGTCTTTGATTTCAAAGTCATCCATTATTGCTTTTCTTGTCTTCTAAGTTTCTTTTCAAGCTCCCTTACTTTAACCTCTAAGGTAAGGTTCTTGTCTTTTAAAGCAATGCTTGCGCGCAAGGCCAAGATAATCAACCCAAAGACACCTGCCCCTGGGTCATGTGAATCTAATTCGTCTGCGGCCACCATGAGCCTGTTGAATATAGAGATCGTATTCTTATCATACGCAGAAGTTCTGTTGTCTGGGTGAGTTTTATCTTCCAGCAAGGCCTTATATTCTTCCACCGCGCGTTCGTATTTTGCGAGCGGGGTTTCTGGTTTGTCGGAATTATGACGGTTTCGATAGTTTGCAGATATCTTTGGCTTATCCTGATTACTTCTCTGTTGGTTTTCTTCTTCACTCATAATTAAAGTCCTCTTTTAAAATTAAGGCAATCCAGATGCCACAATCCTTATGTATTCTAATAAATGATTGGATATTATTCAATATATTTTTATCATATGCGTTGTAATTTCTATAAAGAAGCGAAAGTGTATTCACACATTTGTTATAATCATTAATTGGAGAATCAAAAAGTTCGCAAGCAGAATCAAAAAAGTTTAGCAAGGTATTGTATAAGTCTTCGGATATCTGTTCTAAATCTATAATAGGATTTTGAACAGATTTACAAATAACAAACTCCCCATGTTTTAGTCCATTACACCCTAAAACAAGGTATGCCTTAAGGCGATTACCCACAAAAACTCCAGCATGGATTTATAAAATTGTTATACGTATCTGACTAGGCTTGCTGTCATGGCGGCTACCCAACGAATATTGGTGGCTGCAATACCAGTTACATCCAGCCTCAAGCTGCCGTTAGTGGTATCTGCGGATACTGCTGCCGTTATACCAACCAATGCAGGGTCAGAATCCACTGTCACAACTGGTGTGCCAACTATACTGGTAGTCCCAACTAAGTTGGCCCTCTTTATTATACCAGATATAGTTATTCCGCCCGAATTATATGTAGATGACATGGCGGAAACTTCTATCGTAAATTTTAAGGTGGTATAGCTTAATAAAGTATATTGTTCAGAAACATTATTTAAAAAGATTTGTGTTGCAGCACCGCTATTTGTTTGGCCAAACCAAGTTGCCACTACACGCTGTGCAGTTCCCCCAACAAATCCTGGATATGGGTTAAAACTTCCAGAAGATTGTGCTGATTCGGCAAAGTTTCTTGCCACGCCAGAACTACCACCAGCTATGGAACTATAAGTTCCAGAGGCTTCATTAGATTGTCCACCACCCACGAAGGAAATAATCCCAGAAGCTGTATTATCATTACCACCAGCTATTGTTGCATAGTTTCCAGTTACATTATTTCCCGAACCACCCCCAACTGTAGCTATAATTCCGGAAGCTTGATTATTGCTACCACCAGCTATAGTAGATGCAGAACCGGTGGCTGTATGACCAACGCCACCACCAATAAAAGAAGAATCACCATATGCCTTATTTAGTAACCCACCAGATACTACTGCATATTGTACAGTGGCCTCATTTTGGCTGCCACCAGATATTACCGTGTATTGATCAGATGCTTGGTTGGTATTACCACCACCTATAAAGCTATATGCACCAGAAATCGTATTGCTAAATCCACCAGAAATAGTTGAGTAACTTTTTGATATTTCATTATCCCTGCCGCCACCAACAAAAGCGTAATCTGTACCCAACCCACTCCCATCTATTAGGTTGGATCTTCCGCCCACGATGGTGCTATAATCTGCATAAGCACCAGAAATTTCATTATCTATTCCGCCACCAATAAGGGCTGCGCCATAGTAAGCAGTTGGCGGCCTAGCTCCAACACCATCTAGGTTTATTTTATTTCCCAAGCCACTATCTTTTCCACCTCCACCAATAAATGAAGATTTGGATGCTGGACCAGATATGTAATTCTCTACACCACTTAGAATTCCAGACTTCTCAGAATTATCAATTTCATTTTTATATCCAGAACCAATAAAAGACTTGATGCTTCCAGCTTTCACCTGGTTAAGTTCGCCGCTAATTATAGAAGAATCATCAGCCGAACTAACGTTATCATGACCACCACCAATATAATTTCTGGAACCAGTGGCTTGATTATTTTCGCCACCAGAAACTGTACTTGATTCACCAGAAGAAAGATTTTCTTTTCCGCCAGTTACAGAAGACTTATCACCAGAAGAAATATTATCCAATCCTACGCCAAAGGAATAAAGGCCCCGATTGGAATCGTCCCATTGTGTTGAGTTTGTTTTACCGCCCCTAACGGCACCTTTTACCTTGTCAAAAATAAACCTAGAACTATATTTTGGATCAGGATCCTTTTCTAATGAAGGTGCCCCAACAACATAGCTATATTCCAGAAACTCAGGGGCTGGTTTAATAATTTCTTCTGTATAATCTACTGCAGCAGGAATTTCGCTTCTTATTTGCGAAAGATCTAAATAATAATAAGTATCACCATCTATCACTTCTGACTCTGGGATTGCAGAATCTTGGTCTAAGAATGGCTGAACATTTCTGACAGTAATCGCATTATCTGCTATGTTGGAATTTTGAATTTGCCCAGTTACATGACTAACCAAATCAATTTTTTGTGCAGAACCATCTTTGTGTAGTCCATCATGCTTATGGCCTGCAACAAGTGGATCTGTTGGTTCATATAGATCACCTTCGGTGCTTCCATATAAACCGCCAAACATAGCGTTGGCAGATTCGGCGGTAAATACGGTTTGTGACTCAACATACTTAGTTAACTTATTGCGAATTTTTCTGGCCATAGAATACTCCTAATCAATCTTCATTAGAAGACAAATCTTTTAATAGTTTTTTAACTACATTACTAGTTTTAAACCTTAAAGATTTATATGATTTTAAAATCATTTCTTCCTGTGTCTTAGGATTTCTAACTGGACGTGGTTCATGCTCATAAAGATAAAATCTTCCGAATCCTACAATAGAGATTTCTTGCCCTGCTTTAAGTTCGTCTACCATAAGCTTAAACAATTCTTCTAAAATAACATCTGCTTCTTTTTGATTAAGAAATGTTCTTTTTGCTAACTTTTTAGACAAAGTTTTTTTATTGATCATTCTTTTCCCTTTTGATAAAGGTAAATTTTAGAAACATGTTCTAAAAACTTCTCCTTATCATTCTTATGTTTTAAAAAATTACAACTAGTGCAACAAGGAACTAGATTGCTTTTAAAGTAGCCTAGAACATTATCTACCCTATCTAAGCTAATTCTATATAACTTGTCACCGCAGTAATGACAGATAGAATCTTTAAAAGAAAAAAATTCTTTCTTGGTTAATTTAAATTCAATATTTCTTTTGGCGGCACTTCTTTTGCATTCTCTGTATAATCTATCAGGATTAGACTTCCAAGAATCATCCCAATTTTTTCTTTTATTATTTCTACAAAGACTACAAATTCTGTGCCGCCCTCTAGAGCCGTTCTTATGAAAATTCTGTATAGCTTTTGTTTGAGAACAAGAATTGCATTTTCTTTCGACTTCTTCATTCATTATTACTCCGTACACGCGCGTGTGCGTGTGCAGTCTAACCAACTATATCATCAGAAAACTTTCCCCTATATTTTTCAGATTCTTTAAGATCATCATCTATATTTTTACCAGAAGAAATATAGGCTTTGCCAAGTCTTTCAAACTCATCATCTTCCATGCTAGAAGTATCTATGCCATAATTTTCATAAAGCCTTTCTAATTTCTTAGAAAATTCGCTTCTTTCTTTTTCTGGCTTAGTATTCTTCATTATTCTAATGGTTTGTTCATTACATTTATTAGTACCCTAACACCATTCTTGGCACCAGAGGCTTTTGAGATAGTACGAAGGGCACTTGCTACACGGCCACCCTTTCCGATTAACTTGCCTACATCATCTTTTGCAACTGTAATCTCATAAAGAACACCCTTCTCGGATTGCTCTTCCGTAATCTTAACATTTTGCACATCATCAACAATGGATTTCACCATTGTTTCAACTAACACCTTGATCTCTTTCATCTTTCCCATCCTTAATTTTAATAGTTAAAAAATCTACTTTTACTTTTTCTGGAATCATAATATGAAGCAATCCATGCCGCATGGTTGCAGAAGATTTAAAGATATCAAATTCTTCACTAATAAAGAGCCTGACACAAAACTTTCTTCTGGCGATTCCACGCGAAATGGTGCCAATATGAATTCTAGGCCGGCTCTCTTTAGAATACTCCTGAAAAGAATCATCAGGCTCTACGTTTGGGGTGCTGGATTGTGAGATACTATCCAAACCATTACCCTTTACAATTAAAACACTGTTTTCAACTTCTACCGAAATATCTTCGGGGGCATAACCTGCAAGAGCAAAAGAAATGTTAAATCCATTTTGATCCCGCCACTCATCTGTCTTGGGAAAGTTAGTAATGGATCCTTTGTTGAGTTTTACAACTTCATTAAAGTAATTATCATTACTAAATAACATTTCAACAACCTTTGCAGGCAAGGAATACCTTTTTTTATCCATCGGTGTCTTCATCCTCTTCTGTCTTCATATTTGATTCAGTTTTCTCTAACTCTTTTGCTTTTAGAGCAATAATCATGTCAAGATAGTCAATAATATAACCAAGCTTATAAGCTAAAAGACTAATAGTGGCACCCGCAACAACTGGGTGAATTCCAAAAATAAAACTTAAAATTAACCCAACCCAAAAGCCAGAACACATCATGCAAGATATTAATTTCCCAAAAAATCCTGATTTCGCAGTAATGAAATTTCTGATTTTGTCAAAAATTGATGCATTGACCACTAAATTCGTTATACCAACACCAGACAATAGAAACAATAAAAAATTGATAATTGTCATAACGATTTACCTCTTTCCATTGAAAAAACTGATTTGACCAAGGTTATCAGCATCAATATATTCTACACAGTCTTCGCCCATAAACTTAATTCTATATCTAGCCATCTTATCAGGATCCTCATCGCTAGGCTTTTCTACAAACTGTCCGTTAATAGAAGGGCTGATTTTAATGTAACCGCCATGACCACCGTTGTGAGTATTTAACTTAATCCACAGATCCTTCTGATCGTATTCTATATCAGAAACCAATTTTAAGACACCCTTACCTGGTGCAATCCTTTTTTCTAAATCCAGTACGTCTGGCTTGTAAGTAATAAAACCAGTTACAACTACACCTACATAGGATGCAAACAAATCTTTAAGTGGCTCCAGCATAAACTGCTGAGGTTCTTCTGGCGGAACAACAATCATAACCTCATTAACTGTCGCTACCTTTTCTGGTGGCGGTGTCATTTCATTTGTAGCCACAGTTTCTTTTGATTCCAAATCCGATAATTCTTCGGATAGAATCTCTTTAATCTCTAAGATATTCTTCCAAAGTTCTTTGCATTTGTTGACTAATCCAGATGTGTTCAGTTTGCGCATGTCGTGAATTCCTTAATGGTAAATAGTTATTGTAGAAATCATCAAGATAGAATGTTACATACATCTCTGTCATTCTACCCTCTGGTAATACAAATCTAGCAAATTCCCTAAACCTTTTATACTCATCGTTAGAAATTAATCCTTCGTCTTTTGCTTTCTTTGCAGATGCCATAGCACCTTCGTACTTTTCAATTATAATGTTAGTAGAGTCTAAATACTCACCCAAGTCCATTCCGATTTTTCTGGCAATTTGGGTGCAATCATCCACAGGCGGAATAACCTCTTGATGAATTGTTTTATACCTTCCAGATACGGCATTGAAGCTGCCTTTTCTGTGGCGCAGGGCTTGAGTGGCGATTGAAAGCGGCATTTTCAGACGCCACGTTGCTCGACTTAATGAACGTTCAGATTCAGGATGCACACTCACCAATTCAACCGACATACCATGATTACCCAAAATATGATCTACAGAAGGTGGGTAATCTTCTTCAAAATAAGTCATATTGGAACACAAGGCGGATAGCTCTGGCCTTGCTTGGCAAAATAACTTCCACGGCTCACGCGCATACAAATTTTGTGTACGTGTGATCTTAACAAAGTTTAAAAGATCCAGAGTACATTTAGCACCACTAACCCTAGACCACTTATTCTCAAAATAGAGAACCCCACCAGTATCAATAATCTCTCTAGAATCTTCGTCATCATATTCTAGAGTAAGAGTTACTGATTCTAGTGGAGAGGTGTGGTGATTATCTATCAGAAACTTAACCACTCGCAACGCGTCTTGATCTGATCTGCTGGCCGCTTTTACTTCTGACATGGTAGAAATCCATGCAGAATTAGCTACGTCACGATAATCACCCGTAATCTTAAGCTTCATTTTTAACTTCCTCGCGACAGATCAAAGTTAGCTTTTGTTCTGGATTAAAATTGCGTCGGGCTGCAAGCAAAATATCTGCCACAGTTACATCCGCAATCTTTTTCTCTAATTCTTCTAAACTTTCTTGACCATAAAATGCTCTGACAGAAGAATCCATAGCAAGTGAACGACTACTTTCTGTCAAGCTGTAAATATGTGTTCTATACTTGTTTTTTGCTCGCTGCAATTCTTCTTCGGTCACTTCTTCTGACTTAATTCTCTCAATCTCCTTATCAATTAGCAATAACATCTCTTCCACATTTTCATCACGAGTAGATGTAACAATAGATGTAAAACCATAATCACGATAAGCACTAGCACCGGCATTAATGCTATAGCATAAACCACGCTTTTCTCGAACCTCTGTAAATAACCTAGAATCCATGCCTTCACCCAAGATGGAGAATAGCACGTCATCTACAACAGTATGCGGTGACTTAATAGACTCACCTGGAAATACTGTCCATACATAAGTATGCTCTAATTCTGGGCGAGTAACTTCTACACGTCGTGTTCCCTTCCACTCTGGATTGTAAGAATCTTCAAGGTGACGCATCTTTCCATTTGCACTTCCAAAGTACTTACGCAACATCTTCTTTGCTTCACGCTTGGAGAAATTGCCACTAAAAGAAACTAGGGCGTCCTTTCGCTTATAGAACTTCTTATAAAATCTTACAAGTTCCTTATGGGTAAATCCAGAAATAGACTCCTGTGTACCAATAATAGGCACCCCATAACGTCCCTGCCACATATCCTTACATAAGGCGTCCCACATAAAACTTTGAATATCATCCTTTGATGACATTTCTTCTTCCTTCACTACCTCTCGTTCCTTCTTAAATTCATCTTCTGGAAGTACAGAATTAAAAACAATATCAGAGAGAATTTCCATAGCCTTCTCTGTGTTTTCATAAGGAACGGAAATGTAAAAAGTTACCTTTTCCATAGAAGTAAAGGCGTTAAAATATCCGCCAAGAAAACCTACTTCCTTTGGGATATCCAAATACGTGCGTGTGGGTGTACCCTTAAAAATCATATGTTCCAACATATGTGCTAGACCGGGTGAGAATTTTTCACCCTCTGCTCGGGCACCTGCATCAAAGGTTACTGTTACGGTTGAAATACGGCTCTGAACCTTGTCAAAAATTTGAATCAACTTTCCTCCAATTTAATCTATTGATAATCATACTATAATTTTGAATGAAAAACAAAAAAGCCTACCCACCGATTTTTCAGCAGGTAGGCTTTTGAAGCTAAAACTACTTATCCTTGATTTCTACCACCACACGCTTACCAAATGGCGGATTTACACTTGCACCTGCTGGACTCAAGGCCCATAGAACACGATTACTGGGACGATAATCAAACGGTGCGCAACCATCAGTAAAGATAACTACACCATCATACTTATGTTCATCAGAGTATTGAAGTAGCGGTGTGAAGTTTGTACCACCACGACCCACAATCTCCATAGTCTTAATCTTCTTCTTGATTTCTACTGGCTCACCCAGAAGTGCGGTATCAAACATAACAACATCACAGTGAACTTTTTCAGCGACCATTCCGTTAATCTCGGACAAGAAAATCTCGATTTCTTGGTCTGTAATTGATCCCGATGTATCAATTCCTACAAGTAACTTCTGTGTATAATTTCGACGTTGCCCTGGCTGAATATACACATTTCGTAGTTCATCTGTACGATTAGAACGAATAGCCTGTTCACGACGATTAATGCGCGTGCGTGTGGTCCTGTGTCCTGCAAGAATCAACTTGTTGATAAACCAACGTAGTTCTCGCTTCCAATTAACCACAGGCTTGTTTGCTTCAATAATTGCCTTAGCCAGACCAGAACCAATATCTGACCAACCCTTCTCTTCCTGAGCCTTGATACACTTGTCAGCAATACTCCGAATCTTTTCCTTGACTACATCACTTTCACACTCACCCCAACGACCGTGACTATCTACAAGCTCACCCTTGCCTTCAGTATATCCATTCACATCCTGCTGATTCTTCTCAGCTTCCTTCTTCAGATTTTCATAGTACCATTCAGCCGCTTCGAACTCTGGCATCTGAAAAGTGCTAGGATAAAAACATCCAGCCGGAAGATTTGAAACGTGACAATTGATTGCCATATCTGCAGCAATATTGTATCCACGCTTGTTGTAATCAAAATGATCAGAACGAGTGATGTGATGAAGAAGAACGTGCAAAGCCTCGTGCTGAAGAACTGCACGCAACTCACCACTAGTAAGTGTCATAATCCACTCAGGGTTGTAGTAAAGGCCAAGATCAACCTGCTTCAAAATACCTACACCCATCGTCGGAAGATCCCGAACCTGTCGCTTATTAAGGAACATAAAGACAGTTCCGAAAATAGGCTTGAAAACAATCAACTTTGAGATTGCCGAATCAAGACGATCTTGAGCTTCTTTGTTATGCCCCAAAATCGCTGGCTGCTCCACCTTCGGTGCTTCCTTGTTTTCTTGAATGGACATTCTTACTCCTAATATTTTAAGGTAAATAAAATGGGGCCGGTATATCCAGCCCCATTAGATCAGCGGCAGTATACGCTACGAATGAATCCTGCAAAGTCCTTATCAGTCTGCCACTTGAGAATAATCTTCTTCATCTTGCTGATTTCAAGAAGATCAGTCCAGAACTGCGAAGCCACATCCTTTGGCAACATCTGCATAAATGCCTTGATGTTATCCTGCTGCTCTTCCTGTAGTGAAGCAGCAGTTCGCTTATCAATAGTCTTGCTTACAGAACGTGAAAGTGCTGCAATACTTTCAATATCATTTGCGGCAGCCTCAACCTTGTGCTTAACTTCAGCAAGATTGTCCAGAATATCGTCTGGCTTGAGTCGGGCAAAGTCGTTCATAAAGAACTTGGGGAAGGTGATTGATACAGTAGAACCTAACCAACCCTTAGTAATCTGAGTAAGGAATCCTTCATCCATATCATCCCAAAGACCAAGTGCCTGCACCGTGTCATTAAACTGAACCCAAGAACGACGGGAAGGATAAACCTTACCTGCTTCCAAATTACCTACAGGTGGATCTAGATGCTCAGGATTCTGTGCAATATAATCTACAACGGCTGGATGCACACCCGCGCTCGTAGCCCAGTTCATCCATTCCTTTGCAGTTGGATCGAAATCAATAAAGAACCAACGATCCAGAAGCGCAGGGTCAAGCTCCACAACGTCGTAATCATCAGAACCGTTGATTGCTGCAACCACTCGCCAACCAGCGGGAAGTGCCTCACCATCCAAACGACGATCCAAACAAATCTCGAAAACTGCCTGAAGAACATCCTTTGAAGCTCGGTTCAACTCATCAAAGAATAGAATCCCGCGAGACTCTGGATCACGAGGCCACCAGTAAGGCTTGAGGAATTCAGTACGGTTAGACTTTTCGTTGAGAAATGGTAGCCCCTTGATATCCCCTACTTCACACTGAGAGAGGCGAACATCGAAGTATCCGATACCCTGCTCCTTAGCAACCTGCTTAACAACCGATGACTTGCCGACACCGTGTTTTGCAACAAGCATAACAGACTTGTCGGTTGGAATGTCACGAAGGATTCGCTTGGTTTGTGATGCGTTCATTTTGGATTCTCCTATTCAGCAGTTACAATTTTGAATTCTTGGTGGAAGATTTTTATTCTTCATACCGCTTTTAGTTACCGGGGGAGGGGTTTCATCCCTCACACCATAGATATAGCAGGATAGATTTTGATATTAAAACTTTTTTGTTAGATAGAACAATAAGGTTTTATGTTTTAAAAACATATAATCTTTGTCCAGCGTCCCAGATCTTGTGCAAACCTAGCTCTTTGGCATGTTCTTTTTCTGAAAGCCCCCTGTTATCCATGTTGGCACGACATTTAAGCCTATTAAAAGTAGTTTTATAATCAGTCCATTCCCAACCTTGTGTTTCTTTATCTAAGACAAAACTATGATTCAATAAAAACTTTCCCGTTCCATATCTTAAATCTACCCAATAATGTATAGAAAGATTTCCAACGAGGTTAGTGATTCCTTTCAATAGTTTTGAAAAAGCACCAACCACATTAGTATTTATTTTGGAGCAAAACCTTTCTACTTTAATAATCTTAGATTCTTGAATTTTATAAGACATTATAGAAATTAGCTCTTCATTTAAGAAAAGTCCAATATGCTTAGCGGGCTTATAGCCTTTAATATGGTGTTGTTCTAAGAATGATTTAGCAAGTGCAGTAGTGACTTCTTTTAAGGTTGTTTTTCTAGCTCCTATTTTGCCTTGAGAATTTCCTATAGCGTTATTGATCATAGATTTTATGATAGGCATTTTAAAGTAAATTTCATCTGCACGAAATTGAAAAAGCCTAAGATTTAGGTCTTCATATTTTTTTCTCATTACAAAATGATAATCAGCAGGTAGCTTTTCTTCTGAATGCCAATATAGCCCATCAGCATTTAAATATATAGTATCAGTAATTTTAAAATCAGGTCGATATGAAAATCCGGCAATAGGTTGCTTGTTCCAAAGTGTTAGGCCTAATGAATTTGAAACAAGGTTTTCAATATCAGAAATCTTATGCACATAATTCTGACAGAATTCTTTGAAGTCTTCTTCTGCAAACTCTTTATTAATCTGTAGCCATTTATAGATTGCCATATCAGAAATATTATATTCTTGCGACCAAAAAGCTGGTGTTTTTCCGCAAACCAACGTTATCTGTCCGTTGTTGGCTTGTGTCTCTTGGATCTTCTTTCTTATTTCTTCAGATTGAAATGGATTTAGAACACCATATCTTTCAAGAAGTGTTGCCTCAGCTTTTGCTTTAATTTCTGGATTTTTAAGAGTGCAATCAGAGCCATATCTTTCTCTTACGGTTTCAGAAAACTTTTGAAGTATGGCTTCACTTTTTAATGGTGAATCTACACCATAATTTTTAATGATGGTTGCCATTTTTTTGTCTTTAACTTCTTGGGATTGGGATGGATTTTCTACACCATATTTAGATAGGTTTGTTTGCTTTATCTTTTCTTTAACTTGACTATTTTGAAATTGGTTTTCTGTGCCATATTTTTGAAGGTTAGTTTGCTTCTTTTTCTCTATGGCAGTTTTACTATGTGCAGCATTAACTACGCCATGATTTTGCAACATAGTTTTTTCTCTGGCTTCTTTAACCTTGTTCGATTCTTTTTTGAAGCCATACATTTTAACCATTTTATTAATAAAGTAGGGGCTGCATCCTGCCAGTTGAGCTAACTCAACCCAGCTTAGATTTTCAACAATATATTTTTGATAAAGCCAATCTTTATCCAAATTTGTTTTTTTCATGCAGCCCCTAATTATTAAGAAGTTAAACCATCAAGAATTAAGCTATAGGCCCCATTGATCTTTTCTAGATTTTTAACCATTCCGGGTAAAGATGGGTGATATTTTTCTCCCACTTGAATTTGGGCAACGGCTTGAATATTGGCTCTGATTTGAGAACCAATATCTTGAAGGATTTGCATTCTACGATCTAATTCTAGAACGGCAGATTCTTCTTTGGCCTTTATGGTTTCTTTTTGTTCTGCAACCTTTCCTTCCATCATATTTAAAGTTGCTTTTAACTGGGAAAGGCGATCCATTAACTCTTGACGCTTTTCCTGGGTAATCAGTTGGCTAACAACTTGCTCTGGTGGTTGTGTAGAATTAACTAGGTTCTGCTGTGACATATTTCTCCTTATTTTTTGGTGCCATAAGCATGTGATTCATTTAGGCTAGACTGGGTAATGACAATGTAGGTATCAAACTTCTGTAACTCTGCAATGGTTCTGGTATTGGTATAAGACATGCCTGACTTAAGACCACCCACAAACCCATCATCACCGTAGAGAACTTCTTTTAAGGATCCTACGTATGGAATATGGGTAGTTACACCTTCGGAACAAGTACCTTCTTTTAGGCCGCCACGAAGATCTTTTTGTACTGATGCTGAGGCCATACCTCGATACATCTTTTTGGGAACTTCGTCAATATAAACTAAACTTGAGGGTGACTCATCTGTTCCAGCAAAAACGCCACCACACATAACAGCATCTGCCCCACCAATAATTGACTTAACAACGTCGGATGGATAACGGATTCCACCGTCTGCAATAATTGATGGATATTTCATGTTGGGATTATTTTTATTATAATATTTGAATTTATGCCTTGCTCTAGCGCAATCGACCACAGAGGATAAAGTCGGGATTCCAACGGAGCTTTGGATGCGTGTTTTGCAGATTGAGTTGTGTAAAAATACACCATTTGAAGAAAATGAGTGTGAATTTTCTACTGTGATATCATAGACCATTCCTGAAAAATGGAATCTCTTAATATTCGACGGCTTGGAGAGTTTGTATTTCTTTAGCATCTTTTAACTCCTGAATTATTTTCAGCAATACGTATGTTTTTTCATAATCTTTAGATTCTGACTCTCTAATTCTATAAATAACAAAGTTATGTTTTTTTGCTAATTCATCTTTGTAGGCATCATTATTTTTTATTTTTAAAATTTTATCCACTGATAATATCGGATGGTTATCTTCTTCTGGGTGCCAAAAATCTCCATCAAATTCGACCAATATTTTATCAAATAAGCAGGCATCATAATAACGGTCACCCAGTCGATATGTTCTTTTTATATTGTTTGGACCAACAAAGTATGATAACATATCAAAATATTCTGTTTCTGGTTTTGAGGCAATTGAATCTTTGAAAATATCTGAGTAATCATTTACTGCAAACTCATTAATTCTTTTTTTCAATACCCACGAAGAGATGTTTAATTGATAAAGATCAATAATTTTTTGATATGAGGTTGTTTTTCCTTCAGACTTTATATAGTCAAGATATTTTATAACGACATCCATTGTCTCCTCAGGGACTTTTATATAGCAACCATTTTTTTCTCCAAGGTTGGAATAAACTAACTGATGCTTTTTCGCATTTGAATCTATAGTTTTCTTAGATGCTATCTTTAATTTAATCCACCAATTCTTAATGGTTCTAAAGTCATGACCAGATATTTCTGATATCTTGTATGCGGGATACTTTGGTGATTGGTATTTTTCCCAGTAATCTTCTAGCGATTCTTTTGTTAATCCAATTTTTGTATAATTATCCTTGAAAGTTTCTAATAATGATTCTGAAATTTGCTTCTTTCTTTCTTTTGGAACTGCACAATATCTAACGTGATCTCCTACATATTTTAGATATTTTCCTTTTTCAAATTTAGTTTCATTTCCACAGCCACAACCACAAGTTGGTTTTACGTCATTATGTGTATATTTTAAAACGTAGCTTTCTAAAGTTATAGAGTGATCTTTTTTAAGATGAAATGAAAATTGAGCATATCTTCTTGAATCTTGATAATGAGAAAAATCCTTGTCACAAAGTAAGCATTTCATGCGACTAGCCCTCCGCATACTATGCTTTTGTATTAGCAGATTTGGCTAGAAAAATTAAAACATGTTATTCATCACCATGGCCCACCAACATGTGATTATCGTTAATTTCTCCTGCTGGAAGCCAAAATGCAAAATTATGAATATTTTCATCTGTAAGCTTATCAATATCCTGCACATTAACAACGTAGTATTTGTGATCTGTTGTGGTTTCTATTCCGTTGATAGAAATAACTTCTTCATTTTTAAGAGAAGTAATTATATCAGTTACAGAATTCCATTCTCCAGAGTGGGTAAGAACTACATCTCCCAACTCAATTTCTGAAATGGGAATGTCACCACGCTTCGTCAAAACGGTGGTTGTAGGCATTAAACAACCGCCTCCTATCCCTACCCGTACCGCATCGACACCTAATTCAATCATAAATTCATAGCCATGAAAAGTAGCAATATTTCCTGCCATGATTGGTAGTCCTGGATAAGTTGCCTTTACCCAGTCTACCATTTCTTTCATTAGAATAGAGTGTCCATTAGCAACATCAATAGATACCATATGGATTGGAATTGCTGCTTCCATTAGAGTGGTGAGTCTTTTTCTTTCAACCTCTCCCACTCCGATTGCCGGCACTACCCATTGATTTTCTTGGGCGACTTTTTGACATTCTTCTACTTGACGTTGAGGATCCATAAACCTATGGATAATGCCTAGACCTCCAAGCCTTCCTAATTCGATAGCCATATTGGATTCTGTAACAGTATCCATAGGCGAAGAAATAAAAGGAATTTTTAGCTCTAGGGGTCCAACTTTTGTAGAGGTATCTGGTTCGGAACGAGAACGAATATCGGAATAAACTGGTGGGATAAGAATATCGTCAAAAGACAAACCTTTGATTCTTTTGTGTTCAATCATATTTCACCTTCTACTTTCTAAGTAATACAGTTCAAATTGTTCAGCAAACAATTCAACTTGATAGTTAAATTGTGTACCCAGGCAAAACCTATCATACCAAAAGTGACCCATTTCGTGAGCAAAGATTTTGTTAGTTTGAAATCCTCGATCTATCAGTATAATTGCTGAGACACCAGACTCTTCATTTCTGGCATCATACAGCCCCACGATATTGGGTATTTGTTGATAATTTGCCTGCCATTGATTAAATAGTTCATGATCATTGAGAACACTATCAGGAACCATAAAGATTTCTAAATTAGAATTATCTTTACATTGAACTAACTTAAAGTTTCTTTCTTCTGCGAATTGAAAAAATAAGTTAGAATCATATCTAATTTGCTCCGCTATAGTTTGTGGTGAGGTATACTCATTAAAGGAGCAATATTGATAAGTTATTTTGTAATTATAGCTAGCATCTGGATAAAAAGAAGACCGATAGCAACTGGACCAAGGATAGTCTTCTAGTGGTTTGTATGTGGTTACTAAGGGGGTATAAGGTCCGGCCCCCAATAGTAACCACAACAAAGCTTTAGTCATCTTTAGTCTTTGGTCTACGCTTCTTATCAAGGCTGTATTCTAGAACTTCTACGTCTAGATTGGAATTGCATTGAATCCAAGAAACATCTTCTTTAGATAGATTCTTGTGAATATCAACTCTTCCACAGACCTTATTGGTGACTTTGACGGTGATATTTTTATCACTCCACTTTTTTGGTGCTTTACTATCCATGATTTCCTCCATTCAAATCCTCCAAGCTTTTAACACTAAATCCTGCGGCGTTTCTATGTCCACCGCCTCCGGGAAACTGCTTTGCAATTTCGGAAACATCTAAGCCTTCATCTGTTGATCTCAAGGAAAAGACGAATTCTTCTCCATCATAATGATACCCGGCAGAAAAAGATTCGCCAACTGCTAAATCACCCAACATTTCAGAACGAAAGAACGGTGTGTTTAAAATAGGAACTTCAAAACCTTTGATCTTGGCACGATATGTATTTTTAATAATTGAGTTTATCAAAGTTTTGTTATATCTAAGGATTGCAGCTCCTTCGTTTAATAATTTTGAGAAACCCTCTGGTGTTTCTATCAGGTTATTTAATTTATCCCAAGTTTCAAAGTTTTTGGGATAAGAATCTATTGCGGTTAGCAATTCTCTTGCATAAGGTAAAATGCAATTTTGTGGACCATGCAAATCACGATCCTCGATATATTGAAGTAATTTTGGTGTCTCGTCATCAGGAAAGCAATAATCCCAGGCCAAGATAGCACCGGAATGATCCATGTCAAAATGGGTAAAGCTTAGATCGCCAAGTAATTTCTGTGCAGATAAGTGGTGATCTAAAATAAGAAACTTTTTAGCAATTTCATTTATAACAATGGAGTCTTCTCGTTCCAAGGAAAAATCTACCATAATAACTTCCCGATCTCTTAAATCTTCGGGATTCAAACCTTTGAAGGGAGCAAGAATATGGGCTAATGGCTGGTAGTCTATTGTGTCACTATATTTCTTCCAAAAGGAAAAAGCCGCACCAAACCCATCAGGACATTCATCATGATAAATTAAGATTGGCTTGTTAGTGGTTGTCATATTGTCTCCGGAGAGAATGAATATTCTATCGCTTTAACTAAATGACTTCTTTCTGATACCTCTTGTGATATAAAATTTGTCATTTGTTTTAAATCTTTAAAATCCTGTAAGGTTTGTTTATAGAATAACTTATAAACCCCTACTTGATCAAGTATATCACATTTACTAATAATTAAATTAGTTGTTCCAGAAATATTAACCGCCTCAATTAAGTAATCCAAATTTAACCAGTTAACAACCCTTCTTCTCCCCGTTGTAACACCATACTCTTGGCCTAAACGACCGATTTCAGATAGAATGGGATCTTCCAACAATGACTTGGGGAACAATGGGTCTTCACCGCTCCTTGTATCATAAATTTTAGCCGCACCATAAATATTTTTAATTTTTTGTGGTGGGAAACCTAAACTACAAGCAGCATAAGGAAGTGTATTACTAGAGGTTACATAAGGATAATTTCCTTGATCTAAGTCAAGCCAGAATCCCTGGGCACCCTCGCATAATATCCTACCTTGAAGGTCACTTTGCCACAATAAATTCTTAGAAAGAACTTCTTTGGCTAAGACACCAGTTCTTGCAGCTTTATCAGCATAAACTGGTGCAATCCCTCTTGAGGTGGTTCCTAATTTGGCAGCTAGATTTTGTTTATCTTGCTCAATATGCTTTTCTTGAATAATATGACAATTAGGATGAACCTTAACCAGCGAGATATCAAATCCATTATCTGACAGATAATCCAATTCTTTGTTAAAGGATTCTGGATGCAAAACACAACCTGGCCCGACTAATGATTGGACGCCATAAAAAACGCCAGAGGGAACTAGGTGTGTTTTGTATTTTTTACCATTAACAAAAACTGTATGTCCCGCATTATTTCCACCGCCCCACCTAGCCACTAATGAATAATCACCTGAGCTTGCTAGTTGGCTTGTAATTTTTCCTTTTGCTTCGTCGCCTGGGGTTTAACCCCAAGCTAAACCAACAACGATATCTACGCTGTCAATCTGCTTGGACATTAAGCACCTCCTTTATTTTAAGGGTTGTGGTTCTAGCTTTAATCTTATACGTAATCTTCTTTCCAAGTAACTTCTTTTGATTCACCCTCTCCACGAGCCAACCTACCTTGGATTTCAACAAAGTTTTTTACTTCTTCAAGAACAGAGGGTGTGGTGGAATTCAAGAATGTGAAAATATAGTTTTCGTTAAAATATTCCATGCTAATTAAATCTTTAAAATGAAACAGGAAGTTATTTACAACATTAGATAATGTCTCCCTATCCATTGAAAAAATTGTCCTTCCGTAAGCATCCTCAACCTCAACTACACTTTTTGAAATTTCTAAGTCAGCTTCCTTCCCAGACTTAATCTTTTTATTCAAGTCTTCTGCTTCATAGAAAATTTGGGTAATTTCTTCGCAAGTGTTTTTGTCAAACTGTAGCTTATATCTCTTGGAATATTTAAATGCCCGTTCGGCAGCCCAAATTTTGCCAATAACAGAAGAATTTCTACGAACATTTCCAAAGGCAAGTAGCCGTTCTTGAAACAATTGTTCGAGTCCGTCCGCGAAATAGAAGCTTCCATTATAGTACGCAGCACAACAATTTAAGATATCAAAAGTATCAAATAAAGTTTGAATATCCTTGATTTTCTTTTTAATTGCTTGGATCGGCTTGCAGAAACCATTTGTTTTTTTAGAACGAAAGGTGTTAGCCCAAGAAGTAGAATTTGAGATAGAGTGAATTGAATCTAAACCAAGAACATCCATCCTATCCTTATAGAATGCTCCTGACTGATAAAAGGTGGGCGCACAACCATAAATTTTATGGTTCTTGGAAGGTGGGTCTACTTCATGATCACCTACCAAGAAATAGAATGAATTGCCTGCATCCCAGATTACATTATCTTCCATAAACCAAAGATCAATATCACCAAACTTAAAAGATTCTGTTTTTTCAATTTGGGTATTTCCAGGCGTAGTAGTGTTGTTAAGAATTTCAAAAATCTTAAAATTATCAAAAGAAGCTTTGTTATCAGAATTTAGAATCTGCTCTAGCTTTTCTTTGACAGCCGGATTTTTAAGGCACATAATATCCTGATAAAGCGAAACAATAAACCCACCTGCAATAACTGGATTTAGCTTGAGGATATTTTCGGGCACAAACATTTTTAGAATTTTTTCTGCATTCTCATGCTTAACAATGTGCATATAAACTCCGGGGCATAGCTCGGCCCACAAAAAGTATAGCGCATTCTAATTTAATATTAAAGCAAATAGCTTGAGGCAAAAATTAAATAAAATAAAAATAGTCTATTTCTTTTTATTTCTGCCTAGATTGCTTATAAAGAATACTAATCAAATCCCTTCTTGATGCTTTCTTGTCTTCAGCATTATTACGGCGCCTTATTCTTCTTCTAGACCTGGATTCATTTGGACTAAATAATCCACTGTCTTGCCTTCTCTCCCTGCCTAACTCTCTTGCTATCCCCCTATCAAGGTCCAGAGCCTTTCTTTCAGCTCTTGTAAGTGGCATGGCAATCCATTTCTTTTCGGCCTCATCGAAAACTACACCATCATACCTCAGATCCGTTGGTAAAGCTAGCTCTATATCTGGACCTTGATCCAATCCATAACTCAAATCTGCGACGCCAACTTTTCTACCTTGTGGGCCTGTCATTTCTTTTATGATAGTAATATTTTGATTGTTATCCCACCTAGAGACTAATCTTCTATATAAGTCTCTTGCTTGGTTTACGGTATTCCCTCTATCAATATAATAATTTATAATTTCATTTCTTTTTTCTTCACGACCTTCCTCTGGAATAATAACAGTTACACTTCCGGTTTCTGCACTATTAGGTGGTGGAACTACTTCTTCATTAGATGGGGTGTAAGGAATTCCAGTAAACTGCTGTTCGTTAGCCATAAACATGGCTGATAGCTCATCAAACGTCATAGGTGTATTTGTATTATCTACACTTGGTGCTTGATTTATGACTGGTTCTGGTGTTGTAAGTGCAGGTGGTGAGGATACTGGAGGTACTGGTGGTACCGGAGGTGTATTACCTGGTTCTGGTGTTGGAACAGTAGGTGGTGAGGATGCTGGTGGCAAAGCAGGTGGTGGAGGCGTTGTGGTTACAGGGTTAGAACCATCCATCCATTCTTTTGTTGCTTCGTTCCAAGTCAAAGAAGGGTCTGGGACTATACCCTTAAGCTTTGTTGGTTCCTTATAAAAGAATGCTACTTTATTTGTTGTACCCCAAGAATTTCTGGTGTTAAACAAACCGCACTTTAAAGCTTTAATAGCTTTTTTCATGTCAGTAACTTTAGTTTCTTTATCATCTTCATCATACGCATATAATGTAGAGCCAACTATCGCATAATACTCAGTGGGTGTACAATACCAATAGCTTGTAGTTTCGCCACCGGGACTTTCCGCATGGATAGATTGTGATAGAATATTGGGTGGTGCATCTGGGAAAAGTATTTCTGGATGCTCGATATAATACTGCAAATACTTTTCTTGATCCCTTGGCGCTTTTTCTATCATCTTTTTAAGGATTTCTTTTCCCTGCTCTTTATCTACAATCCTTGTATCATAGCTTGTAGAAAACCAATACCTATCATTTGCATACAATTCATTATTTTCAATATAATATTCAATGCCATCAATAAATATATCTTCAATAGCATAGTTAGGTGGAGGTGCCACAGCGGCTATTGTGGCGTTATTTTGATCAGCCATTCTAATCAAGAAAGCTATTTTTCTTTGATATTCCTTCTTGTTATGTGACTTAAGGAATCTTTCTAGTTTTAGAAGTTCATTTTTCAAATTTCCACCAGTGATATTAATTGTTATCTGTGGGCTTTCTTATGTATCAAGGCCACCAAATTTCTTCTGGCAGTTCGCCTATCTGATAGATGGTCTGTGGCTGTAGATGTAGATGTAGCTGTAGCTGCCGCTTCGTTTCTACGACTTTCTCTTCTTCTAATTCTTTTTCTGGACCTACCTTCATTAGGTGGTAAAATCCTTCTGCCTCTTCTTCTCTCACGCCTTAGCTCTGCAGCTAATGGTCCAGATTGTAGAGCGCGAATTTCTTTTTTGGATAATCTTCCGGCAACCCAGGCGTTTTGACTTGTATCAAAATAAGCTCCATCATACCTTAGGTCCATAGGAAGGCCAAAACTACCATCTTTATCAAGGTCCATGATGCCAATCTTTCTACCATCGGGACCATCCTTTTCATCTTTGATGATGGTATTGGTTCCAGTTTTCCAAGCTTCAAAGACTTTTGTTGTCTCTTGCTGTGCAGTATTGGAGTCTTTAGAGTTATAATAAGCAAGGATCTCATCAAATTTTTCTTTCATACCTTCTTCTGGAATAAGAACTTGGTTTGGTGCTGTTGTTGTATCTTCTGGACGTGCTGCACCACCAGAAACACCACCTGGCGGTGTTTCAGCTGGTGGTGCTGATGCTGGTGCTGTCTGCCTGCTAGGATCAGGGTGACCTGATCCATAGGCTTCGGTAAGTAGGTAGTCATAAACAGTTTTCACTGCTGCTTCAGTAGAATTTTTACAATACTCTTTTCCTTTGGGGTAGATGTCGCTATCCGTAGTTTTTACCACAAAGCATTCAGTAGTTGTATTATAAATATAACTAAAGGTTACACCTGGGACACCTGGTATGGTAATAGGGCCAGGTGTGGTTTCATCTGATTGTGTTGTCCCACCGCTTGGTGATGGTGGTACTGATGGTGATGGTACTGGTGATGGTGGTGTTTGACCTGGTACTGCCAAACCGGCCCCAGCAGTCTCCATTTGTTCTCTAGTTATGTTCTGGTTTGCAATACTTCCATCTGACCTGCGATATGCTGTAAATGTGGTGCCATTTGGGTCGTTTGGTTTATAGGCATATGTTTCATCACCATTAATAAATATATATCCTGCTGCTGCTCTTTGAATTGGTCCACTAACTGCTGGTGCTGCTCCGCCACCTGATGTTTGTGTTCTGCCACCCATTGGTGGAGATGAATTTTGTTGGGTGTCTGTAGCAGGAGAGGATGGTTGACTACGATAATAAGAAATTACCTTTTGAATGGCGTCTATAACTCCTTGCGTTCCAACATCAGGAGGGTGGATTTTGTATTCCTCAAGCAATAAGTTGGCTTCAAACGCTGCATCTTCTCCAACAACCTTGGTAAAAGAACTTCCTACATCAGGACGGTCATAAACTTCAGGATTGGCATCATTTATTATCACAAGCAATATTTGGCTCTTATTATAGATACGTGTTCCATTAGAAGGCACAAAATTGTCTGTTAATATAGTTTTGCCAGTACCAATGTCTTTTCTTTTTACCCAATAAACTATATTATTATTAGTTAATACTGGATATAATTCATCCTGTTGTGCGTCGGATGTTGCCCCCCTTCCTAGTAGTGAGTTTTTTTCTTCTTGTGTCAAATCAAGAAGATTTAGTAATTCACCAAAGTCGTTTGTACTACTAGGTATATGCAATCCGCCTGACATAAAACTAGGTCCACGATTGTCTGAGTAAACTTTGCTATCGACTATATAGATATCATAACCAAAAGTATAGATCTGATTATTTTTCTCAAGAAAACTAAAAATTCCCCTGGGTATATCCCCATATTCTATATGCTTACTTGGTTTATTTACTTTGTCAGAAGAACTTGGTGGCGTAGTATTTCCCGCAGTTATTGCTAACTTAACCAATTCTGCGAGCCTTAGAGCTTGCTTTTCTTTTCCGGCATACTTTAAATAAGCTTCCAATTTTGCAATTTCAGTCTTCATTTTTCCTTCTCCATTTTTTTTGTTTGCAGGTGGCAACTCATCAAAATTGCCTGTGGCACCATAAAAATCGGCCTCTTCATCATCACCCAGCTCCCTAGCTAAACCCGGATTCTGTTTGGTACCCCTAAAATTAGCAACTTCAAAAGTATCCTCATCACCAAATTCACCTATACCTGTAGGTACATCCAATAATCCCATCCCTATCTTTTTGTTTAAATTTTTTTTAGCACTCTTAACATCTTCTTCCAACAAATCTTCCTCTCTATACTCCGAGATAACTTCATCACTAATATTACTATTTTCTCCAGACCAAACCGTACTAGATACCATATGCTGACCCGAAGCCACATCAGTACCCGTATTCAAAGCTCCAATTGGAATTTCTTGCTTCAATTATCACCTATTTATACTTTGCGTTAGATCTTCCAAATGGTGTCTTTGAACCAAAAATAAAAATTTGTGATAAGTCTTTTTTATTGGCTGCTTTGCCCATAGAATCTTCACCTTTATCAGCGCTGGAAGTTTGCTCTGGAATAACACCCATAGATTCATAAAGTTCTTCTTCGGTAATTTCTCCAGGATGTGAAAAATAACTTGCTTCACCTAAATATTTATTTATCATAGAAACATCTGAACGACTAAAATCTTGTCCATGAATTCTCATTGCTCTTTGCAAATAATTTCTATATTCTTCGCTGTTTTTATCTATCTCTTCAAATCCTTCCCATGGAGCACCTGAACTCGTTGATGTTTTTCCCTCAGTGTCAGAAATAAACAGGTGGCCGTTAGGGTTGAGCCAGAAAAAATAAGCAGGGGTTCCTTCCGGAGCATCATTATGTAGTGGGGCTCCAGCATGAGATTCTACCCAACCCACACCAGTAGTATCACCAACAGGATTTGCTATAAGGCCATGAATCCTTGCTTGTTTTACCAAGGTCTCATATCCGGGCCCACCTGGCTTAATTTGTATGCCAACAAAACTTTCTAAAGCTCTTCCATCTGGTGTCTTTCCACCTTTTCTTTCTTCGACCACGCCCTGAATTTTGAAAGTCTTGGTTGCGGCATCATAATAATAAATGAATGGATCGCCAGCCTCTCCATATAATTCGCCAGAACGACCTGTCCAGCCAGGATTCTTCTTTGTTGAAGCAAGCGGTGCCCTCTGCACATAGACACTCCTCGAAAGATCTGGAGGCACCATAAGTGGAACAGTAATATCTGGACCAGATGGGGTAACTTCTATACCCTCCACCCTTGGCTGTTGAGAAAGCGATGAGCGTTCACCCAAGTTAAAACCAGCAATTTCACGATCATCTGCTTTTTTAATTTGAGCTGCATGTTTTTTAATTATTGCATCCACAACGCCAGCTAATTTTTTATTTTCTGACTTTGCTAGATTTTTTCTTAAATCTTTTAAAATTTGTTCTATTTTAGTATCTTCTGCGCTCATAATTCCTCTCTTATTTTTCTGAATATTATTTAAATTATTAGTAGCTCCCACCTTGCTTTGAACTACTGATTCTTCAACGAAAGGACTCCTTCCTGATTCCAGGTCTTCTTTCTTTACAACTAATTTTGGTTGCCCACCAAAGTGTTCGTATTCATGAACAATAATTTGAGCCAAAGTTTCTAAAGCGTAAGCAGTTTCTTGTGGTGTTAGCCCAAAAATATTGTTGGGTTGAATATTGGAACCCTGTAAGCTTCTTTCAATGACTGGTGCTACCAAGTGGATTTTATCTATTGTATTATTATCATCCATGTCTTCGCCAATAACATATCCTGCCGCATCAGGCTGGTTTTTTAGAGGCGTGGTTTCCCACTTAATATTATCAAGATTGATTCCAGACATCATTGTTCTTAGCTGCTTTATATTGGGATAATTTGCAATATTATTATTTATCTCTGTGGCCAGCAAACCTTGTGGATGCAAAATATTATTATATATCCTTACCTTCTGAGATTCTAAAAATGCTTTTTTATTCATAATAATTCCTATTAAAGCTTTATTTTTTCAGGGTCTTTAACAACGTATTTGGGCTTAAACCAATCATTTCTAATAGTCAGAACATCTATGTAACCATCTCTAAGTGCAGAAACAAAAATAACGCCTCTTGAATCTACTCTTAACTCGCCCAACTCTCTTTTTCCTTTCTTATCTAATCTAGTGTAATGCCTAACACCAGAACCACCTCTGGTAAATTGCCTTCCGATTTCATTACTCAAAGTTTTATTATCCATACCACCATATAGGTCTGGTGCTAATTCCCTATAATATTCGCGAACAGTATGACTTGTTCTAATTTTCCTTCCGCTGGTTGCAGTATCTGCAATTCCAGCTTCGATAAAGCTTGATGACATACTATCCTCTGGTTTAAAATAAAATATTATATGATTTAGAAGAAAATAAAAAACCCCATCCTAAAAAAATAGGATGGGGTCTAGATTTTATTTTTTTAAGTTTCGCTAAGGGGTGTCAGAATTGCCAGCAGTCTAAAAAAATCTTCTTCATTTTTTACCGGAAATTCTCTCGGCATTTTTTTAATGCCATATCGGTAAGCTCTAACTTCTGCGTCTGAAAAGAATTTCTGAACAGCATCCCTCTTCACACCCACAATAGAACCGTCAATAGTTAAAACCAATTGCTCTAAAATGTGAGCACCTTCTTCTGACTCCAAGGAAAGTAAACCTGAAAAACGATTAAGATGAATTGCTTTATCAAGAAAAACTTGGTCGTCCATCAAACCTCCGAAACTTCCATTCGACGTTCCAAAATCTTCAAGGCCATACTATCTTTAATTCCCATTAGGAATGGAACAAGATTCATTGGCATATTCATAGCAATATACCGTGCCACCCACTTATGCTTGGTATCAGCAAACTGTGTTACCAGATCCTGAAACTCTTCTTCCTTGTAAAGATTACGATTTTCAAACAAGCAAGCGAGAACTTCTGCTGAAAGTGAACCGCTAGAATCCGAACGAATTCTTCTTGCAATCTTCACATCCAAAAGCCCTAGCTTAACTAACTGCTTATACAGCTTAGATTTTAGTTCTGATGGATAACTTTTTGTTTCTGTCTTGTAAAGAAGATTCTTTAGATTTTGCGGATCTGATTCAACCAGCCAATCCAGTACCGTTGTAAAACCACCGCATTGAATACCTGTCATAACCATTGCTTGGCTTAGCTGAGATAAAATATCATGCCAAGAAACTTCTTCTCGTAAATCTCGAACACGATTTAGCAAAACATAAAAAGCACTATTATTTGCCAAATAAATTGTATCTTGATTCTTAAAGTTACCTAGAGTCTTTTGAATATAAGACCACCAAGATTCTTCTGTGACCAAGGTGTTAGGATTCTCTGAAAGAACAGCCTCCACTACGCCAGACTGAATCTCCATAGTGAGAAGATGAAGTCTTGGCAAAACTAATTCTGGATAAGTGTTTAGAATTTGTGCTTTAAGTTGTCGGCTGACTGGATCAATACGAGAAATAATCGTATTAAGCCCCTGAACCAAAACAAATTCCATAGGATTCATTGGCTCTGGCTTTGCAGCTTCTACCATAGTTTGGACACTATTTTCTTCAGACATTGCTTGCCTCAATCTTGTTTTTTAGGAAGTTCTCAAAATCTGGCATGTATAACTTAAATACATAAAATTTAATTTTATCATCCAGCATATCCCAACAGGGAAATACCTTGTCAAAGGACTCTGTGATAAACTTATCCAAAAGATCCTTGTCTGGCCCCTTGCTGTAGGTTGCGGTAGAAACCAAGGAATTAAGACCAGCAGCCAAAACCTTATTTAAGACTTTCTGCTTTTCGGTCAATTCATCAACTCTAACAACTGCTTGTGAATCCATCACCGTCCTCCTAGACTAGATATAACCCATGCTAACTAAATATTAAAGCCTTTTATTTTTCTTCTTCATCACAAATTGTAACTTCTGTAGTGAGCAAAGTTCCGCTGGCAGAAGCTGCATGTTCTAAAGAAGATCTAACTACCTTAGTTGGATCTACAATTCCACGTTCCAACATATTAGAAACATATTCTAATCTTAGGGCATCAAATCCTGCAAAAGAACCAGCTTCCAAAACTCTCCTTAGATAATCAGACCTTTCCTCTTCCAATCCTGCGTTTGATAAGATCTGATTAAAAGGTGCCTTGAGGGCGGCCTTCACCACCTCAATACCTACAACCTCTTCTGGTAGTAAGGTGTTTTTATCGAGGGTTTCTAATGCTCTTAGACAATGAATCAAAGCACATCCACCGCCAGGAACTACGCCTTCTGATAGGGCTGATTTAACAGCATTAATAGCATCTTCTACACGGTCCTTCTTCTCACGCATTTCACTTTCTGATGTGGCACCTACCTTAAAGATAGCAACACCACCACTTAATCTTGAAATTCTGGAGCGAATTAAATCCCTTTGCTCATCAAAGATGGTGGACTCTGAGGCTCTATTTTTAAGCAACCCAATAGCCTTTTCTAGCACTTCCTTAGATTGCTTGCCATTAATAATATTTGTATTGGTGGTACTAACGACTACCTTTCTGGCGGAACCTAAGTCTGTAATTTTTGCGTCCTTTAATTCTCTACCGTCTGAATTGGTGAATAATTTAGCGCCGGTAATAATTGCCAAATCTTCCATTAAGGCTCTTCTATGATCCCCAAAGCCAGGTGCCCTAACTACACAGCATCTAATCACTCCCTTCATCTTGTTTAGAACTAGGTGTGTTAATGGCTCAGGATCAATAGACTTAACGATCATTAAGATCTGGCGACCTTCTTGAATTACTTGATTCAAGATTTCTACCAACATATGAACATTCTTTACGTCGGCATCATAAATAAGAATATAAGGATCTTCCATTTCGCAAGTATTTCTTGCGGGGTTGGTAATAAACTCCTCGCTAATCCAGCCTTTCTCCAATTTTAAACCGTCGCTATATTGCACTTCGGTTACATTACCGGCTGCTTCTTCTACTGAAACAATTCCATCATTTCCAACAGCGGAAACTGCTTCTGCAATCATTTTGCCCAAAGTAGGGTTATTGTTAGCAGAGATAGTAGCTACGTGCGCTAAGGTTTCTTCATCAGAAACCTGAATGCTCATCTCTTTAAGTTTTGCGACCACTTTCTCTACGGCCAGATCAATTCCGCGCTTTACTAAGACAGGATTATTTCCATTGGCTACAAATTTAAGACCACGTCCATAGATTTCTTGTGCTAGAACTGTAGCCGTAGTAGTTCCGTCACCAGCCTCCATATTAGCGTCTGCTGCGACTGACTTAATTAATTGGGCACCCATATTTTGGATTGGGTGATCTAGATTAATATATCTTGCTACCGTTACACCGTCTTTAGTGATTAGAGGCGGTCCCATTTTTCTTTCAATAGCTGCGTGCCTGCCTCTTGGACCCAAAGTAGCCTTAACAGCATTGGCTAAAATATCCACACCTTCTTTCATCTGATCTCTGGCGTCTGAACCAATAACAACCTGTTTTCCCACTTTACACTCCTTATGTCTCATAAACGTTTGTATAAACCTCCTTCATTTTGTTCTGTAAGGAGGCGTTATTTAATACAGCAGCCCTCATTGGATTGGAACCGGCAAAGGGATCCGCACAAATTTCATTATTTTCCGCACCTAATAGCAATATATCTTCCCAAATTTGGTAAGGCTTTGGTGAAGTACCTGTTGGGGAATAGTTGATGGATGGAATGGCATCTGAAATAGTAGGTTTTTTATAATTAAAAATATTGCTTCTGGATTTAACATAAACTTTTGGATTACCCTTTGAAGCATAAACAATATACTCTGCTTGGTTTCTCCAGTGATAACCACCACCAAAATGTTGTTTGTCCCAGATTAGAATATTTAAAAATTTAAAACCGGCACCTTCGACAGAGGCCAGGGTATTAAATAATCCATCTCGATTACAAAAGATATAAGCTCGACCACCCTCCACCGTCTTATTATACATCTTCTTGATTACATCATCAATTTTATTCCAAGTAAATCTTTTGTACATTCCATTATATCTTCCCGTACCATTCTGTGAAGAAAATGGATAAGGTGGATCAGTAATCCAAATATCAATATTTTCTTTTAATTGATTAAACCAATCATCAATATCTAGATTGTCAACATGAATCATTTAAATCTCCAATGGCTTTTCAATTTTTGCAGGACCATCCATCTTAGACTCTTTAGTCTTAGCCTTGGCTCGCTCTTGCTGGTCTCGAATTGCCCTACGCTTTCCAATAACTGTATTTGTGGCCAAATCAACTTGCTCTCGGTCTAAGCCCATTGCAAAAAACCAAAAGGCTGCTCTCTTACCTTCTGATAGACCTTCTTCTAATTTTTCGATTTGTTCCTTCATGTTTTGAATAGCAATCATATCTCGCAGTAAGCCTTCTGCTACTGAAAGCAATTCTTCATCCTTAATATCATTAATTAAATCCTGAAATTCCGTTAGAGAACTCATCGTGCCTCCTTTTCGACTAATATTTTGTTTTTCTGTAGTTAGGGGTATTTCATGAAATATTTAAACAACAATTATGAAATTGAAGATTATTTTTATAAAAATTTTTATAAAAAGGCATCGCAAGATACCGCAGCATGGGAAAACTTACAGGAAAAAATAAGCAACATACCTGTCAATAAAAACGTTTCCGCCCTAGCAAAACAATCCGCGGAACAAGCTCAGGTTTTAAAAAGCAGTCTGTCTAAAGCTGATGAGGGCGGGCTTATGGAGTTGGGTAGTGAATTTATATCAGACTCCATTAGCTTTATCATTAAGTATACCGGTATTGATGTTGGATTACAATCTACTTGGGAATCTATAAAATCTACAGTAATGGGTTTTATTGAATATATAAAAGAAGTTATTGAGAGATATACACCCATAAAGATGGGTAATCAATATATTTTTCCAGATGAGGCTTTGATTAAGGAAGCAAGCACCTATAGCTTTTTCTCTGATCTAGGGAAACTTTTTACTAAGTACGGTGGGAAAAGATTACTAACTGCAATCCCCTATCTTGGTTATGTTTTCCAAGCTTTTTTTGCCTTCAGAAGCTTGTATGCCATATATGCCGCTTATAAGGCCGCACTACCTTATATAGAAGAATTAGGAATTCCTTGGATGGATACTTTGCAGCCAACTGCAACCACCTTAAACAATAAATTTGAAGAATATAAAGACGATCCGGTTAAGTTAGAAAAACTACTTACAATATGTGAGACTGCCAGAATTTTCATAACAGAAGGATTCTTCTTAGCTGCCGTTACACTAGATACCATAAAGGATTTGGTTTTTGACTTTATTATTCAGCCCGGTTCAGCCTTATCTGGATTCTTCTTAGTTGTTGTACTTGGTGCTGCAATTGCAATTAATATGGCAATAGCTTTAGCAATTTATGTTGCACTTGCAGAAGCAGGCGATGCTTATGCAGCAGGTGTTGTTGGAGTTAGAGAAAAAATAATACAACGCACTAAGGAAATTTTAGAACCTCCTGCACCAGAAGCACCAGAAGCATCGGCTGGAGGTACCGAAACTAGAAATTATGATCCAAGCAACCCTGATGATATTGAAGCTTATTTTCGTGATAATGCACCTAAGCCACTACCAAGCTCTGATAGTAATGATCTGTTACTTCAGGATATTACAGAAGATTCTATTGCTAATTATTTTGGCGTAAGATAAAGGATTGTTATAGGCCGTATTTTTACACACGGCCTATATTAGATTAATTAATTTCCTTAATCTTATTAACTCGATGCCACCAATCTAGCCATGATCGCTCCCAATCTTGTTGAGAAACCATGATCTGACGACCATTGTGATACAAAAAATAAAATACTTGATTTTCCATTTTCACTCCTTTAAATTAAGGCATAACATTTCTTGTTATCCATATAAACTTTCTTAGCATTATAAAATGGCGTTCCTGAATTGTCTACAAAGGTGGAGCTTTTATAAGGATTATAATGTAATTCCACCCAGGTATTTGGAACTAAAAAGTCTAGCTTATCATGGATGATTAAACTTTTACATCTAACAAAAGCGTGTACATTCTTTCTCTTTGTTTCGAGAACCCTCCTTCTTCCGCCTGGTTGAACTACTAACTGACAATCTTCTGCCAGAATCTTTAGAGGATGTAAAATCACCCTGCCTTTGTCTTTAACACTCCAGCAACCCAGGTGCAGATTCCAATAAATATCTAATTTTGAACCTTTGGAACCCAATGTGTTGTCCTCCCATCCTCTGTTTCTTCACGAATTACCTTATTACCTAGAGGATCTGTTTCTTGACCATAAACCATAAATCGACTCGTAAAATTGCCGACCTCACCATTGAAATCCTGATAGGTTCGGAAGGTGGAGCCACCAGTTCTATAACTCTCCCGAATTATACATGAAACTGCTTTATTTAGTGTGTTGATTTCCAAGTCTGATAGACTAGACATTTTTCTATGTGGTGATATCTTGGCTAGATATAATGCCTCTGCTTTAATATAATTGCCTACCCCAGATAAAATAGACTGATCCATTAAAAACTCTGGAAGGGTTTTCTTTCCATGTTTTTTAACCTTGGATCTAAAATCCAAATCTGAAACATCTTCTACTAACACATCTGGCCCTAGTGATTTAAGCTTTGCATTTAATTCTTTTTTAGAATTAACAAACTTAATAGTTCCAAAGTTTCTAATGTCTTTAAAGTGAACTGTATAACCATCATCGAAAGTTAATGAAAGCCTAAGATGTGTAGCATCCGGGTCTGTAACAGCTGATTCTTTTTTTAGCCAAGAACCCGACATACCTAGCGTATTCCAAATGTTCCATTCGCTATCTGTAAGAAAATAAATAAACTTACCCTTGCATTTAATCTCTTCTATCTTTAGGGGTAAGGCTTTTTCAAAGTTAGCTAAGCCTTCTGGCGGTTTTTTAAGATATCGACCGCTCAGAACTTGAATCTGAGTTAAGGTTTTCCCCACCAGAACCTTCGACATTTGATCCACAATCTTCTTTACTTCCGGTCCCTCTGGCATCTTTACCTCCAACCCAACTCGGCATTTCAAAGTTTTTGAAGATTTTCCAACTATCTCTTACTTTAACAGCAGTTATTTCCGTACATTCCTGCTTGTCATAAAAAGCATATACAATTTTTGTAAACCCTGCCTCAGAAACCTTTGCTTCTATAAGATTAATGGTGCCAATACCCCGATAGAAACCAACCGGCAGTTCTTCTAAAGAAATAACATCCCAGCCTTTTTGTGGATGTGGCACCAAAACATTATTTTTATCTAAGCATAGAATGTGTTTATGACTCACATAGTTTTGTCCTGGCTTCCAACAGAAAATAGTTTCGCCAGGATTAGGCTTAGAATATTCCATCAGGGAATGACAATTCCAAAACGATATGTTAGTGGTGTGTCTAGATTCCAGTTGTCTGCTGCCGCAACCTTAAGGATTGCAGTAACACGCTCTGCGGATCTTTGAACTAGAGGATTTGGATAAGCTTTTAGCCAAGAATATCTAGCATTCAGAAATGCTTTTGCCCAAGCCTTCTCTTCACCGCCAGTAGCAGGGGGACGCTCTGGAAATACTTTTCTGAGTGAATCAATACGACCGGGTCCAGAGTGAATAGAAGTATCATACAAAGCCAGATAGGTAAATGGCAAAGTTAACTTCATGGCAGTCCCTCTCTGAAGAACAGGAACCCAATATAACTCTTCAAAAACCTGGTCTTGTGCTTGTTGCATTAAAGGATCTTTTCCAGCCAAAGATAGAAGCTGCATTAATTCTTTAACTTCTGCAGGAGGATTTTTCGGGTCCACCTTGGAAGAGAAATTGGCAGTTAACTTTGGCAGAAACTTATCAAACTTATCAGAATGTGCCCCGCCAAGATCTAAATAGCGCATTACAATAGCATCTAAGGAGCCGCTTCTGTCAGTAGACTGATGTTTGCCATAAGAAATTCCTGCACCATCTGCTAGAACTGTAACAGTGGAATAAGCAGTAGGCGAAGGAAGCTTGCCAGTCTCGTTAATAGATAAGACGGAATCAATAACCCTTTTTTGTGTGGCACTAAGTTGCATTAAAAACTCCTTATTTTCCAGCAGAATTAGATGTATAGGTAATTCTTGCGCCATATAATTTTGTGTTTCCAACCGAGTCATCTGTGATCGATACTTGGATCACATAACTGTAATCTTCATAGTCTATCGTTACATTTGTTCCCAAGACAATCTCTGCATATTCAACCGTTCCTACTATATTGAAAACACCACCACCACCAACGGAAGTAAAGGCACCAGTTGTATTATTAATCTTTCCAATGGCTACGCTAAACACATCGCCGGTATCTGACCTCTCATAAGTAAGTCCTACAGTAGAAATAACAGAGCCATCTGGAAGATCTGTAATCGGTGCCCAAACCTTTCTAGTTGTAGTGGAACGAATTTGTAAGTAAGGTGGATCTTCGATCCTAAATGAAGTGGCACCATATTCTGGCACAAAAGCAACAGCAGGATAGCTTTTATATCTAGTAACTGCATCGCCAGGTGAAATAACCGTAGGAATTCTTTCAAAGTTAAGCGCCTGTCCTCCGATCAAAACACCTTGTGCTTCGATGGTGATTGCACTATAAGCTAGAATATCTATCTCACCACTAGGGTTGACAGCATTAATTTCTAAAGTAGAATCTGTGCTAATTAACTCAGTCTTAACTTCAGGTGAGGTGACCAAATCAGAAACTGATAAATTATCTTTAATATTTACAGTTTTAGTATCACCTACCACCTCTAGCGTGTGATCATCTGAATATCTATCCTTTGCCATTCATTCTCCTGGGATTAAAAAATCTCTCCTTTATATTTAATATTAGCATTATATCCCTCAGGAAAGATTTTAACTGACAAGTTGTTTCCCCAACATTGTCTTGCATCAAAGATCACTTGCGCAATCTTTTGATAAGAACCGCCAAGATTCCTAACCCACTCTACGCCATTAAAAAGATCTGCTGTCCAAAGACAGCTGTTTTTAGGATCCAAGCTAACACAAATCCAGTTCTTCATTTTAACTCCTATTTGCATATTGACGGCAATATTCATTAACAAAGGCAGTTCCAGTCTGACTTGTATTTAGACAAAAGCCTAAACCCCACATCGGGATATGAATCTTGTCAGAATTCAAAAGAATCTCTGTTGGAACACCAGACGTCTCGTTTCCTAATACAATACAATTATGGGTTTGAAAATCAAAACTATAATCGTAAAGACTTACCGAACCTTCTGTTAGCTCAGCAGAAACCAACTGCCAATTAGATAGTTTAGCTAAAGCTAAAAAATCTGAAGGTTTGTTGTACTGCCTAAGTTCAACAAAGTCAACCAAACTACCTGAGGAATTAAACAAGGCTTTTCTAGAAGGAATTGAACCAATAACATGAATTGTACGAATACCATAACATGCTGCAGTTCTAATCAAAAAAGCTAAGTTTTCATCCAGTTGAAAGTTTACAGTAACTAGTGAGGCTGGTAAAGTTACTGCTTCTTTTTGCTTACCTAAGTATCTCTCAATTCTTGTCTCTGACCGCTTCAGCCTGCTCGCTTGCAACATTTACAACCTCATAGCTAAACTCACCCTTTTTAAAGTGGTGAGAAAATCCTTTGCCCTCTTGGATTAATGAAGCTAATTTAATCATAAACTCATGAGTACCCTCTTCCGCCTTAGGTTGGTTAGAATACCAATATAAGCTAAGCTCTCTTGGTGAAGGCAACCATCGCTTTAAAAACTGCTCTGGTGTCATTGAGGCTAAGCTTGTAAAGTATCTTTTATAATCAGATAATAAAGTAACATTATCAAATTCAGAATTGCCCATCTGCCTAGCAACAACCAAAGGTTTTGTATAATCAATCAAATCGGAAGGAATCCATCCATATTCAACCACACCCTTTTCTTTGACAACCTGATGATACACATACGATTTACTTACACCAAGCTTGCTTTTGTAACCTTCCGACATTTACATCCACCTTGCATAAAAGAAATTGCTCCATGCTGTATGAAACTGTTTAACCAAAACCTCGGCTAAGGTGGTAACAAAATTAGAACTAAGCTTGTCTACAAAGCCCCTCTTTTCGCCCAAGTATTTAATCTTAACAATCTCATATTTACTAATGTTCTCTAAAATATATTCATCAGAAGTCTTTAACTCATCCACAAGCTTTAGCCTAAAGGCATCTAATCCATTCCAATGCTCACCAGTAGCAATCTCGCTAATATGCTCTGTTAAACAAGGTCGATTATGAATGATATGTTGACAAAAAGCTTGATATACGCCTAACAAATTTTCTTTAAACTTTGCTTCGCCTTCTTGCGTCAAAGGACCAAGTGGTGAAACAGTTCTTTTAAAGGCACCTGCGGTATATTGCTTATATTCCACACCTAAATTTTGCAATAGCTGAAAAAAGTTAGGAAATTCAGAAACCACACCAACCGAACCAATAATGGCCCAAGGTGAAGCTAAAATCTTGTCGGAAACACAAGCCATTAAGTATCCGCCAGATGCAGCGATTTTATCAACAGCGATAACCAACGGAATCTTGGCATTTTTAATTCTAGCAAGCTGAGCGGCAGCATAACCATAAGTATGTGCTGCACCACCGGGAGAATTTAATCTAACAAGAACCTGATCCCCATCTTTAGCATTACAGATTACTGCTGTGATCTCGGAGGCTAGTGCAGAAGCCTGACTAGCTAGTGTATCACCCTCAAAGTCTAATACAAAGATCCTGTTAGCTTTATATTTACGACGCAAGAACTTAGGTTCTTCCCCAAGAGCTAAGCTTACATCATTAACAGTAGAAGCATAAATATCATTTAGACTAGTTACAGAGATAAAGTTCTTTTTATATTTTCCCCAATTAAACATAACCTATCTCCTGTTAGAATTATAGCCGTGCCAAATTTTTTTCTCAAATATTTTTTACATTTTTTTTCAAAAATAAAATTGTTCAAGAAAAAACTGGAAAATTAAACGGCTAAATTTATTTTAAAAATTTTGCTTGCAAAAATGTTGCGGTGCTAGTACTAAGCAGACACCAGTAATCCCCGACTGGTGAAAAGGCCAGGGATGATAGTTTTCCCCACCATCCCTGGCCTTAAAAAGCGAATCACTAAGTATATCAAAGTTGGATGGACCTGGCTGAGATTATCCTAGTAGTCGCAGAACTATTTGTTCTATTTTTTTATAGGGTTTTTGTTGTATTGGTGCCCGAGTTTAACCACCAAAATCACGGGCGGTGGGTTTCAGAATCAGCCTAGATTGTTGTTTAGGAAGTTCTGAAGTGCGCGGGCTTGACGAAGGGTTAGCCGAACCTCTACATCGGAGCGATCACCGGGAACGCGGACGACTAGGCAGTTTGATAGCATCTGCTTACGTTTTGACCCTGTGGTTAGCGCAACTTCTAGACCAGAATAATTCTTTGACTTCTCACTTGATGTTTTTGATGATGTCATCATTTACCTCCTAGGTTAAATGGGTTGATTGAATTTGAAAAATTCTTCTTTTTAGTTTGTTTTGGTAGTTCTTTGCACAGATCTAATTCTGGCTTTTGCATTACTGGTCGGGGAGGGCTTAAAAAAACGTCAACTGGTGTTCCCTCTGCGATTGCTTTTTCTCTCAGGGTTGGGTGTAATAAGACTGCTACCGGAAGTCCATCTTGCCCTACCCAGGTTACTATCTCGCCCATCTTTTTATAGTGATAAACCTTTGTGCCATTTTTAACTGATGCTAAAACTTGCGAAATGCTCAATCCGCCCTCCGATGCTAGTAGTATAACACTTGCAATTTTTTTATTAAAACAAATTCTGTATATAAGTTGGTAAATTATGTTTTTGTTTTTTTGAATTTTTTCTCAAGTTCGTTTGCTAAACTTGTGAAGTCCATTTTTAAATTGTCATTATGAACTATCAGAAATGCTGTGATGCTGCTACACTCTGAATCGGAAATGCCAGCCCATTCCCTTACCTTTTGGGGTAGGTAGTTCACTTGGTTTAGATAAACCATTTTGTTGGAATAAGGATCTTGTTCCCAACTTCCCAACTCAGAAATATCGCATAGAACTCCCAAAGCACAGTAGCAATCACCGACCCGTAAAGCACCTCTTACTTTTTTATACTTTTGTGAACGTAAGGCTTCTAGCCATTTTTCAAGGCAGGATTTTTTCATGGATGACTCTAAGAATTATATTTATATCATAACTAATGGTGAAGATTATAAAGTTGGATTTAGCAAGAATCCTAACAAAAGATTAAAGCAATTACAGACTGGCAATTCTAAAAAACTAAAATTGATAAACGTATATCAAGTGCCAGATCGATTAGTTAGGATTATAGAAAAAGAAGCACATCGAGAAATTCGCATCAGATATGAAAAACGTGGCGAATGGTTCAAGGGTGCTTCTGAATTTTATGTTAAGCTTTTGGTAGATATGGTCTGTGAAAAATACTATCCACAGACCTAGTGCATTATCTACAATAAAAACGTTGGGGTTTAGGCAGCCGAAATGTTTTCAATTTGCGGAAGTGACTTAACCTTTTCAATCGTATCTTTTGGAATCTTAATCTTGATTGTAGGTTGAAACATTCTATATTCAGAGTCTAGGGTGTATTTATCTAAACAAAAACTTCCGCCTAGATCCACTACCGCATTAAGTACCTTAAAGAAGTCAGTTTCATAAATCTTCTTTAATTCTTCGGTTCTTTTTTGACGAAGCTTGTAGTCTGAGCTGTAATTATAGGGGACTTGCTCCTGCTTGATTCTAATGGTGCAGTAGACGTACTTCTGCTCAATTTCTTGTGTCATTGTTTAATCACTCCTAGTACTAGTGGGTGTGCCAGAACAACATCAGTTTCTTCGTTAGTTAGCTTGGCGTAAAAAAATGGGGCGATGAAAATATTTAGTTCCCAAGAATCAAGCCAGGCGGTTCCACCAATTGCTACAATTGAATTTGTAATATTTAAAATTGTATTCAATCTATTATCTAAAAATTCTTCATAGTTTGGGGTTAGCTTTGATTCTTCTAAAATTTGGATGATATAGCAATTGCGTTCAACCATCCCGCCCCCCATGCAATAGGTATAGCAACATGGAAATAAAAATTAAAGCATTTTATCACCATGCTTCATTAAGCAAGAATGGGCCAGATTTGCTGACCCATTCTTTTTTAGGATTAAAAACTAAGAGATTTTAATCTGTCTTGGTCTTGGCGATTCTTGTGGCTTTAGCTTTGGGATGGTTAAATACAACATTCCATCCTCAAATTTGGCCGAAATATTGGTAGCGTCTAATGTTTCAGTTAGGGTCCAAGACCTTCTAAAAGAAGACCTCTTTAATTCCCGATACAAATAGGAAGCACCACCTTTGGCCTGATCACCACCTCGCTTTTCGCCAGAGATAGTAAGTACACCTTCATGCACATCAACCGAAATATCTTCTTTCGACATTCCGGGTACTGCTGCTTCAATTACCAAAGATTCTTTGGTTTCTAAAATATCTACCTTGGGGTAGGCACCTTTTTCAAAGAAGTCTGCTCCAAATTTAGTTTGAAGACCGGGAAACTTTGATCTTACAAACTCATCAAAGATTCTATCAAACGGCATCATAAATTCAACAAACAGATCATCTCTTTTGGTATTGTTTAGTTTATTTTGACCTCTTTGAATATCATTTCTTACTGACATTTTTACTCCTAATTACCTCTTTTGAGTGTAATTTAGCTACACCATCACTATGATTGGTTCGCTATTTTCGTGCCATAATGGTCACGAAAGTTTAATGCTAGTCTTGGACTTCTACCACCTCAGATTGCTCTAATAGCGGTTCTGGGACGACTGGATCATCTGGGGTTCCATCACCCCAAGCATCCCATCCCTCAGCCCTCTGCCTAGCAAATAATTCAATCCTGGGCAGATCCCCAAACAGCTTGGTTATCCGCTCCCTTGTAATAGGTGGCTTAACGCTATGTCCACGTCTTGGCTCCATCATAATCTGTGGAATGGTTTTATCCACCGCTTTAATATGCCCCCTCATTCCAAGCAAACAAATCTCTATATTGGATTTGGTATAGCTGCCCATTCCATTTAAGGGTTGACCATCCTTTTTAACCTTGACCCAAGTAAAGGCACAAGTCTTATATTTAAAGCCCCAAGACTTCATAACCTCAATAGAATCTGGTAAGGTTGGCATTGTTGCCCATAAAAATAAGGCGCAGTTTTTATCCCTTAAATCTTTGATGGGTAAATTGCAAATCTGCTGCGTAGTCATGGTATTATAATGTCTTTCTGGTGCAAAGTTTCCACCATCCTTTCCGGTTCCCCATAGGTAAGACCAAGGTGGATCTGCATAGATAATGCTATATTTGTTAGTTATTTTGCTTAGATCTTTATATCTTTTTCCTGACATTTTACACCATCTTTTTTATCTTTATTAATAAATTACTATCGCCTGATATGATACGATGCCAAGTTAATTTATTAATAAAGATTTCTTCACCTTGAATAAGTAATCTTGGAACTTGGTTGTCAAACTGAATTTTCCATCCACCTGGCTCCACAATAGTAATCAGCCTGTCTTCAAAGTCAACATGCCACTCTAATTCTTGTTCTTGATTACCAGGAAGAAACAACCTAAAACTTCCATATTCTATATATGGCTCAGTCTCGCTTGGAGTGACTATCCCTAATTGGTTTTCTTCCCTTTCCTTCACTTTTTCTTTTCCTTTGTTTTCTTCTTTTTTGTGATATTGCAGACTTCTTCTCTTTGGCCGTCATTTCTTTGGTAGTCTGTGGTGTTTTCTTATTAACTCTTTTAGAGGGCCTACACTTAGGATACTTGCCAGGTTTAGCATCAGATCGACCACAGGGAGCATATTTACCAGATTTATCCTTTCTAGAAATATCAACCCACTTTTCTTTAAACCAGCGGCCTAATCCACTATCCTTATAAACTGCAGTTTTTAAGAAATCATCTGATAGATATTCGCTCCATCTTTCTAAGAAGTAATCTATTGGGTTGTGAATCTTTGATGCTTTCTTGTGATGGTGACCATGATTCATATAATCTAGAACGTGACCAATATCACTTACCATATCAGATATTAATGATTCTACCCACTCTGGAACTTCTTCTTCTTTGAGGGCATTCATTATATCTAATAGCATTCCAGAAGATTCTATAAGTTCTGAAAGTTGTGATAGATACATTTCATCGTTAGATTCATTTCTATGCTTCATGTAGTCAATCACATGAGACATATCTCTAGCCACTTGTGAAATAAGCGACTCTACCCATTCTGGTATTTCATTTTCGCTAAGTGTTTCTAGGTTATCATAAAGCTCTTCAGAAGACTGTTGCAAATTAGATAACTGTCCTAAAAACATTCTATCTTCTGCTTTGTTACGCTTCTTTTTAACCTTTGATTTTCGCCATTTACCGCCTCTTTCCTTATACCATCGGCTTGCCCACGCATTGCTGTTGCCAGTGATTGTTACAGTATGCCCTTGCTTCATAACCCAAGTACCATATTCAGTCTCTGGGCACCAAACATCTCTAAGTCCTTCCACCTCACTCTTCTCTAATTTACTACATAAAATAATCCTTCTAGATTTTATGTGGAGAGGCTTACAACTACTGCCCTTAATAATATCGCCCTCAGAAACCATATGTCCAGTTAAAAATCCAGCAAGCCTAACCGCTTCTAGGTTTGATAAATCTTTTTGACTAAATCCATAACTACAAGAATATTCTGAGTCGTTAGTTTGCCAACCATCACACATTATTGCGGAATATAAAAATGATTCAAGCTGGCTGTAAGACATAGATAGGACCATCTTTACAGGATCTGTTTTGTATTTTATATATCTATCCAAAGATGAATTTTCATATTTTTCATCAAGCTTCGCAGATACAAC